GGTGCGCCAGATGCTCGGGAGCCAAGTCGGCGACCTTGACCTTCTTATCGTTACCGACCTGATGGGCAGGCACCGCAATACCGGACGCCTTGGATACCGCCCTCGCGACAGCCGGGCTCATCGTGACGGTGTGGCCCCCGGCATGCGCATCCATGAGAGCGGAGACAGCGTGCTTCTCGTTGGACGGCGAGTTCAGCGGGCTCATCACCGCGCTGGCGGTGATGGCCTGGTCGGGGGTGTAGGCCGGGCCGCTCTTGGTCTTCGGAACGGACTTCAGGATGGCCGCGTGGTGATTGAAGTACCAACCGGCGCCCTTCGGTGCACCTGGTCCTTCTTGCGAATGAACCGCCCGGTCGTAGAGGTCCGAGCGGGATTCAGAGGCAGATCGCAGCGTAATGGGCTTGCTCTTCACCAACGGGGCAACCTTGCTCAAGGCTCCGACGCGCCGCTCGGCCTTCTTGTTCGTGGTCGAGCCGGAGAGCCTGGTGATCTCCCCGGCGACCCGCCCAGGAAGGTCGACACCCTGCTGGCGAACGTGCTCACTGAGCACGGCCTGCCCAGACCTCGGGATGTCGGAGTACTGCAGCGCTCGCCCCTCGGGGGCCGCGACTACCTTCTTGGCCTTCGGCTTGGCGAGGGGCACGACGTCCTACTTCCAGTTCGGGGAGAGGCTGCGGAGATCCTCCCGTACGAGGGGGTTGACGGCCAGACCGGCCGCACCGCGGGGCAGCATGCCGCCCTCGATCTGCTCGCGTGCGGTCATCAACGGCGCTGCGCGTAGGCCGGTCCGTGCCTGCCGCGCGATGCCGGACATCGGGTCCAGCTCCGGGGGCCAGAGGTAGTCGGCCGGGTCGACCTTCTCGCCCTTGTGCACGCCGCGCTGGTAGCTGCGCTGGTTCAGTCGGTTCTTCAGGCTGTTCAGCAACCGGTCCTCACGGCGGGACTGGATCACGCCCAAGTAGCCATCTGGATACTCAGCAGTGGGGACGAACCCCATCTGCGCCCTGCGCGCATCCAGAGGATCCCTGAAGCTGATCACCTGCCCGCCACCGCCGGACTGGACCGGGGCTGCAGCGTTGCCAGCTAGCTGCGTCCCGTACTGCCAGTTGCTCACATCGGGCCGTACGTCAGGCCGCCGCTGCGGAAGTTGTTGTTGCTCCCCACGGCGCTAGGCATGATGCGCCCGTTCGCCTGCGTCGGGGCCTGCTCGTCCGCCTGGGTGGCCGCCGTGCGGAACGCGGTGATGCGATGCGCAGCGCCAGCGGCCGAGTACGGGATGCCGGTGCGGCGCATCGCGGTCGCGGGCTCGACGCCGCCAACGGTGCTCTTCTTCGGCACGACCATGCCCTCACGCATGTCGCCGGTACGGGGCGCGCCGCTGCTGTAGGCCTCGTTGCCGACCTTCGGGAACTTGTTCGTGTACTTGCCCGCCATGGCTGCACTCCTTGCGCGTAGGACCGTCTAGGCCCTATTCAACCTTGACGATGAAGAGCATCGCGGAGAGTTCGTCGCCGTGCTTGCCCTCTACCTCGGTGAAGCCCGGCCGGACCACGAGGTCGAGCCCGCGCTGCGCAACGTAGCCGCGGGCGATGGCACAGCCCTTCATCGCCTGGTTGACCGAGCCCGCACCGATGGCGCGCAGGATGACCTTCTGGTTGTCGTACAACGCGTGGCTGATCGCTGACGCCAGGGATTGTGCTGGCGACGCAGCCCCCACCCTGAGGACGGCCTCGGGATTACGCCCGACATGCTCCGAGGCCAGCCCGTCGTTAGTCGTATCTGCCACGGTCATCCGTGCCTACCGTTCCGTGTATTGGCGCAGGTCTTTCATGACGTCTAGCTGGTAGCCCAAGAGGTTGCTGTCGTCCGGCCAGACTAGGGCCGCAGCCATCTTCGCGAGGCCATAGGCGTCAGCTTCGTTATCGTCGGCGAACGAGACCCCCCACTGCTTGTAGACGTTGAGCTTCATGTCGCTCTTCGCGCTGCCCGACCCAGAGCCCTTGCCGGAGACGAACTTCTTCAGCTTCGTGGTGGCCACGATCGTCGGGTAGCAAACCGGGCTGGCCAGGTTCGGGTGCAGCCGCAGCGCCACCTTGACCACCGCGCCCAACTCCCCCGCGATCTCGCGGCCGAACTTGCTGTTGGGTGCGTAGCCCTCCATGCACACATGCACGACAGGGCCAGGGTGCTCCAGGATCTCCGTCACCCACGATGCGATCGTCACCAGCCGATCGACGCCGGTCCCGAACTTCTTCGGCTCGAAGCCGCGCCGGTAGACCTCGTACTTGCCGACCCGATCCATACCGCAGATCGCGAAGCCGCTGTAGGACTGGTCGATCCCGAACACCACGCCGCCGGATGCGGTAACCGCGGGCGCAGCACGTAGGCGGCGCTTGATCGTGGTCACGCTGTCTCCAATACGCCGAGCACGCCTGCGCGCACCGCAGCCTCGTAGTAGGCCTTGGAAGGCTTCCAACATGCAGGAATGGCGTGTAGGTACACGCCTACCTGCGGGTCGAAGGACCAACCCTTCACCGATGAGCAGGTGCAGTACGGCCGGTCCGTGCCAGGGCGCTCGCTGTGCAGGTATGCATCCAGCGCACGCTTGGCCGCCTCAGGATCCACGCCGAACGTGCCGGGCACCTCAGCAGCCGCCACCGCGTCCTGCATGCGGATCGGCTTCTTCGGACCGGTCGGCTCCGGCTCTTCCTTCTTCGGCCGTCGCTTGATGACGGTCACGACTTCTCCCCCGCGGTGCTGTCGGTCTCCCACGATCCGACAGGCTTGGTCCGCTCGACGACCAGGATCTCGAACTCCTCGGTGACGTCGAACTTCTCCAAGGCCTCGATCATCCCGTTGCCCAGGTCGCGGTACCGGGTGACGACATAGACGCGATTGCTCAGGCCACCGCGCATCAAGTGAGGAGGCTGTTTCTTACTGCCCATCAGATCTCACCTCAGTGATCCAGGAGATACGGTCGGCCCGCTCAGCCAGAACGATGAACGGCACGGTGTGCATCGGACCCTTGCAGAACACGACGAAGCCAGGCTCGAACATGACGTAGTCGGCCTCGATCTGCGTGTTGTCCCCAGCATGGCTTCGGTACAAGAACGTCCTCACAGCTTCTCCTTCGCCCGCAGCACGGCGCACACCGCGTCAGCCTCGTCGATCGACTCGTAGCCGTCGGCCTTCGTACCCCTGGCCCAGGTGCGCGTGTGGTGGTCGATCACCGTGTAGTAGTACCGCTTCTCGACCTGGCACCACGATGACTGCACGGTGTACCGCGGCAGCGCGGCCTTGGTGCGCCGACGAATCGTGGTCATGAGCCGCCCGCCCAACGGTTGCTGCGACGCTCCGGCGCCTCCCGATCGACGCGGCGGGTCAGCTCACGGGAGACGACGGCCGCGTCTCGCACGAACGCCTCATGCCGAGCCTCCAGCAGCTTGCGGTAGGCGTAGGCGTCGAGCTGCTCCTGCCGGTACGCAACTACGTCCTCGTCCTCCTCCATGCGGGCCTTGGCCAGGGTGACGCGGTCCTCCTTGCCGCCGGTCCACCCCTTCACTACCGCAATGGCCTTGGCCTTGTCGTAGAGCGTCTCAGCCGCGCGCTCGTCGATCGCCGCCATCGCCAACTGAGCCCCGGAGTAGTCCGCCCAGCGAGTGAGGAGCACTAGCAGGCTCATCAGCTCGCTGTCGTCCAGATCGGTTGGGTCGGCGGGCAATTCGGGTTCGTCGCTCGGTCTCTTGGGCAACGTCAACGACCGCTGCGCGGCGCGTGCTCGTGCGCGCTCCGTTTCCTCTGCGTGCTTCAACCGTGGGTTCCGAGGCATTGTGATCCTTGTCGTCGAAGCTCTTGCACTTGACGCACAGCTTGTTGCGCCCGTTCTTGCACGACGGCGCCTCACCGGTCTCCAGTGCGTAGACGACGTCCTTGCAGGTCTCCAATACCTCCGCGATCCACTCCTTGTCCGGCCCGATCGAGAACTCCTTGACCGCCTGCGTCGGCTTGTACTCGTAGATGAACACGATCTTGTTCACCTCGGGCCAGTCGTACAGCTCGGTCATGCGCTGCCGAAGGTACAGGTAGATGACACCCTGGCGCAGGTGCGCCGGGAACGGGCGACGCAGGTCCCGGAAGAGCGCCTTGTGATCCAGGAACTTGTACGCCTTGCCCTCGGCGTCGGTGACCTCGCGCGTGTAGTCGCGCATCGTCTTCGGGGACTCGATGCGCACCGTGCCCTCGCCGATGCTCTTGACCTCCAGCAGGACGGCCGGTGCGCCATCGCGACGGATCTCGCCGTCGGCGTGACCCATAATCAGATTCGACTCGTCCTCCAACACCACCTCGTCGTACCGCAACGCTGCACGAGGGGCACTGCACAGATTGCACAGCTTGGGCGAGGTGGTCCACCACTCGTTCTGGCAGACCGTGCAGTAGAACTTCCCCCACAACGTCCCGATATCCCAGAACCACATCTGCCACTTGGCGTGGATCTGGTTGCCCTCCTCGTAGACGTTGTCCAGCGAGAAGTGCGGCGTCTCCTCGGTGAAGCTCTTGCCAGCACGGACCGCGGAGATGCGCAGGTACGCCGCGCGAGGGCAGAAGTCGCTCTTGGCCAGCTCGCTAACGTGCAGCAGGTGATGATGGCGGTCGACGCCCTGCGGCTGGCTGAGCAGGTGCTGCTGCACCATCGGGAGCAACGTCTGCTGCGCCTTCTTGGTCTCCGCGAACCGGCCGAGCATGCCGACCGCCTTGCGCGGCGCTGGCGCAGCGGCCGTCTTGCGCGCGGCTGCCGTCTTCTTGGCGTAGCGCTCCACCTTGGCGGTCACGGGCTTCTCCTGTTGACGTGTCCTGATGTTGATCACCGGGGCAAGCGAGGCCTCGTACTCCTCCTTGCGGCGCTTCTTCTCCTTGTAGCGGTCCCGCTCGCTCATCCCGCCCCAAACGCCGAAGCGTTCGCCGCGCATCAGTGCGTACTCCAAGCATTGCGCACGCCACCGACAAACCTCGTGCTTGCCGTCCTCGCCGTTGCAGACCTTCTTCGCCTGGCGAGCCGTGATCTGAGCGGTCCCCTTCTCCGGATAGAACCCGTCACCCGGCAGATCGCTGCAGTTGGCCCCTTCCCACTCGACCGGGCTGGTCATCTTCATGATCGTCACATGCCCCGGCTGGCGAGGTAGTCCTCCCGCAGGAGGAGCACCCAATGCCGTCCATTGATGTCGATCCCGACCACCGGCTCGCGGCCCTCGGACTGTGCCTCCTTGCGGATCTTGTCCAACCACGCACCTTTGAGCGACAAGGAGTCGTTGTCGGTGCGCTTGTTCTCGATCAGCAGGTCGTCCGTGCGGACGTCACCCTTGCGGAACGCGCCGTTGCCGGAGCCGGGTGTGACCCGGCCTCCGTAGTCCTTGGCGTCACGCTTCTCCTGCTCGCGGCTCCGGCGCAGGTTGCGGTCAACCATGAAAGACCAGCTTCGTCAGTTCCATGTTGGCCAGACCCACCGCGGTCAGCGCGGTATCCAGCCAGCTCTGTACTTCCTCGGCTGCATCGGCATCCATGAAGCCGCCGACCTGCCGGTGGTCGTTCTCGTACTGCATGTAGAGCCCGACGTGGTCCGACCCCTCCGGCTGGTGCAGGTAGAGAGCCGTACCGGCGACCGCCCAACCCTTCCACTGATGCTGCGTCACGTCCGCCGCCGGATCTTCTTACGTGCAGGCTCCGGCGGTGCAATCGACTCCACGGTGTCGCCGCGGGCCGCATCCAACACCTCCTTGCGCACACGCGCAAACAGCTCCTCGTCCTCGCGGATAGCGCTGTAAAAGCCGACCTTGCCGCCGGGGTAGCGCACGTCCTCGTAGCGGTTGCCGTTCCCGCTGCGCTCCACGATGTCGTAGGCGAGCGAGAGGTTCAGCGTCTCCTTGTAGATGTCGTACGTGCCCGCCTCGATGTCGGCCACGTCGGCGAAGTAGAAGTCGACCACCGCGGGCTGGCCGGGCCGGGCGCCCTTCATCTTGATCGTCGAGATCTTGATGGCCTGGCCGACCTTCTCCTTCTCGGCGCCGACACCGTCGTACAGCCACTCGTCGCGCCGGACCTCGACACGGCAGTACATCCAGAAGTTCTTGGCCTTCCCGCCGGGCGTCGTGCGGGGATCGCCATGCATGACGCCGATCTTCTCGCGCCACTGGTTGATCAGAATGCCAACGATCGGCCGGTCGTCGTCCACGAGCGAGCGCTTGGTCGCCTTCGTGGCCTTGCGCATGAACTGGTTGGTGCGCCGTGCACCTGCGCCGGGCGACCACTCGTCCATGGCCTTGTTGTCCTCGTCCGCAGGCACCAGGGCGGGCAGGGAGTCGATGACCACCATGTCGCACGCACGGTTGCCAACGAACTCCAGGACGGCCTCGTAGGCCACCTCCATGACGTTCTCTTCAATCAAGAACACGCGCGTGTTGTCGACGCCGAGCATCGCGGCGTACTCCTCGTCGTAGCTCTCGGCCGCGACCCACACGACGCTGAAGCTCGGGTCGGCCTTCTGCGCCGCCGCGATCGTCTTCAGGGTGATGGTGGTCTTGCCGCTGCCCTCGTTGCCGACGATCTCGCTCCACTGGTTGACCGGCCAGCCGCCGCCAAGCGCGACGTCCAGCGCGAGCGAGCCGGTGGACAGCCGCGGGGGCTTCATGCGCGCCGAGCTGGCCACGACGACGGTACCCGCGCCGTGCTTCTTGTTGATCGCCGTCAGGATCGCCTGGGCGTTCTTGCGCGCTTCTTCTGTTGCCACCGTGGTGCTCCTGGTCCGTGTCTGGGTGGTCGGTTACTTCCGTGCGTCGAAGGTGTGCGTGCGCCCCCCATCCACGACGGTGACCCGGTGACCCTTGCCGAGCTGGCGCGCCTTAGTAGCCGTGCCGTCGGCACGCGCCGCGGTGGCGCCGCCATGCGAGCTACCGGCCTGGATGAGCGGGTACCCGCAGTCGAAGCAGCGGGCCGCCGCCTCGATACGCAAGGGCATCCCGTTCTCGGTCCGGCGCTGGGCGAAGAAGTTCCCGCTGCCGCACTCGGGGCACGTCCCCGAGTCCTCCTTGACCTTCTTACTGCCCCCCGTGGACAGCGCCGCGTTCACCAGGGCCGTCATGACCCCGTCGTCGGCGATCGGCTGGCCGGTGTTGGCGTCGTAGCTCGTTGGCACGCTCTGCGGGGGTGGGGCCTGCTGCTGCGGGGGCTCCCGGTGCATCCCCGGCATGATCACGGAGGCCTGCTGACGCTGCGTCGGGGCAGAGTTGCCGCCGAGCTTGCGCGCCCACCAGTCGCTACCACCCATGTCGTGTTCCCACCTGGTCCGTGTAATGCCCGGTCTAACCCTTAGCCTCGCTCCACCGCTGCACCACCTTGATGTCCGCCTCCAACGGCACCGGATGGATCAACTTCGCAATCTCCCAGCCGGTCATTGCCTCTTTGACGACATCAACCCCCTCCTTGATGAGGTCGTCCCTCACCGAGGTGACCAGCTCGTCGTGAACCGTGAAGTTCATGACCATTCCCGGCCGCAATAGTGCATCCTCGCGCACGATGGCCAATTTCATCAAGTCCGCCGCCGAACCCTGAATCACTGCATTGACAGCCTGGCGCTCGGCGGCCATCCTCCTACCGAAACTGGAGCTGTTGATGTCCGGCAGCCGCCGCTTGCGGCCGAGCAACGTCTGCACGTATGCCGGACGGCGGCTGCGGCACCTCCGCACCACCGAGTCGCAGAACGCATACATGCCCGGCAGCATCTTTCGATGCGCACGCAGGAACTCCTCCGCGTGCTTCACGGTGACCCCGGACATGGACGCCACCTTCTCCACGCCAGCCCCGTAGGCCACGGCGAAGTTGGTGTTCTTCGAGACCGTGCGCTCGACCTTGGTGACGTCGTCCATGGACTTCTGGAGCAGCAACGAGGCGACGTACTGGTGGAAGTCCAGGCCCTCCTCGAACGCCGCCACGAGCCGCTTATCGCCGGAGTAGTAGGCCAGGATGCGGTACTCAACCTGGCTCCAGTCGGCCACGATCAGGGAGTGGCCAGGCTCGGCCACGAACAGCCCACGGATCCGCTGGCCCAGCTCTGTGTCCGGCCGCGGGATGTTCTGCACGTTGGGCTCGGAGCTGCTCATGCGCCCGGTGACCGCGCCGGTCTGCTTGAAGTTCGTGTGAATCCTGCCCGTGTCCGGGTTGTACGGCGGGGCATTGTTCCTGCTCTTGTCGGTCTTCTTGCGCTCGTTGTTGCCCAGGTAGCTCTTCACGTACGTGCTGGAGATCTTGTTGACCTCCTGGTACTCCATGAAGGTGTCGATCAGCGGATTCCCGATGTGGTGCTCCAACGCCTCCTTGTCGCAGCTCGGCGCACCGGTACCGGTGAACTTCTTCGGCCGGAGGCCCTGGCCACCGTCCCGCTTCTTGCCGTAGAAAACCTCGACCTTCTGCGGGTTGCTGTTGAAGTTCCACTGGCGGCCGACGACGCGGTAGAGGCGGCCGGTGATCTCGGTGAGCTGCTCGTCCAGGTCACGGTCCAGCTCACGCAGCGCGTCGATGTCGACGAGCGGCGAGCCCGCGGCCTCCATGCGGCACAGCGCGCCGAGCAAGTCCATCTCCAGCTCGAAGAGCTGCCAGAGCCCGCCACGGTGGAGCTGCGGCACGTACTTGTTCTTCAGCAGGTGCGTGTACTTGGCGTCCAGGAAGCCGTAGTTGGCCGCGACCTTGAACGGGTACCTCTCAACCTCCTTGCCGACGCTCTTGTCGTACACGAAGCCGAAGTCCCGCTTCACGACGTCGCCGAGCCGGTAGGTGTGGAAGTTCTCGTTGCACAAGTACGCCGCGACCATCGTGTCCCCGTACGGCGGGAGCGGGAAGTCGCCGTCGTAGTACTTGGCGACGCTCTCCAGGTCGAACTTCAGGTTGTGGCCCCAGAGCCGCTGGTCCTCATCGCGCTCGAAGAACAACGGTTCCAGGATCTCGAACACGTCGCCGGGGTAGAGCTGCTCCGGCGCGGCATTGTAGAGCGGGATCTTAAACATCCGCGTCTTGCCGTCCTGGCCGACGCGTGGTTCCTTGCCGATGCCGATCTGACGCCCAATCGGATGCCCGAACGGAATGACATCCGCGCGTCCCTGCGCAGCCAGGCTGAGCCAGAACACCTGGTTGCGCCGGGGGTCCAGCCGGTACTCGCCCTTGGTCTCGGTGTCGTAGGTGATGTCCGGCTGGTCCAGGTAGAACTTGACGGCCTCGCGCAGCGTGCGCTTGTCCAGGATCGGCTTGGTCACAGACTGAGCCCAAGCTGCACCTGGGCCGTGACCACAATGACCTCCACGCTGTGCTGGCCGAACGGGGTGTCCAGGACGACGCGGTGCATGACTAGCGCCTCGCCTTCGGCCAGCTCTGATGTCGTCGGCTCGTTGTCGTCCGCCTCGGCGGTGCTGATGAAGATCGGACCGACCGGCATGTGCCCGCCCATGTGCGCGCGGCGCAGGCACTCGTCCCAGACCATCTGCTCGAACTCCGGGTGCAGGAGAAGCTGCTTGGCCGCGCGGAACCGCAACGTGAATGTTCCGTTCTCGACGATCTCCTCGTACTGAGGGTCCATCTGACGCTCCATCATGGAGTCCGCGGACAGCAGGGACCTTCGGCGTAGGGTCACCTGCTGCCCGCGGGGTCTTGGGGGACTACTTAATCGTCGTCATCCATGGCTGTGCGTGCAACGGCGTTCAGCTCCGCACGCGGCACGTACCGCACGTACTTGTCCTCGGTCACCATCTTGGAGTCGAACGCGTCCAGCTCGTGGTCCTTGAGCGGGGGGATCCCCCACTCCTCCTTCAGGTCACGCGTGCGCACTACGTCGATGTCGTAGGTGGTCGCGCCCTTGCCACCCTTCGGCTTGGTCTTGGAAACCGCGTAGTACTCCTTGCTCAGCGGGCCAGTCTTGGCGGCGGCCTTCTTCTCCAGGATCTGCGCGATACCCGGACCGCACGCCCACACGAAGAGCTGGGGGTCGGCGTCCTCCTCCAGCAGCAACACGTTGAACGCACCCACCGCCCGCGGAGAGTCGCCCAGCTTGTCGCACAGCGGGCACTTGGACTCCAGGCAGGTGTAGCTACGCAACCCCTTGGGCGTCATGATCCAGTGCTGCCCGAAACTCGCGAACGGCTCGTCGTCCAGGAACTTGATCAGGATCTGGTCGTCGTCCGGCACCTTGAGGTCATTGCTGAAGCTGCCCATGGTCTTTCGCTTCTTGTTGTACGTGTTCCAACCGGCCGAGGACTTCCGCTTGCGGGGCTCGTCGTCCTCGTCGTCCTCGTCTTCATCCTCGTCGTCTTCGTCATCCTCGTCGTCGTCCCGTGCACGGCGAGCCGGGCGCTTGGGCTCTGCACGACCCCGAGAGCGGCTACGTGCCGGGGGCTCGTCCTCTTCGTCATCCTCGTCTTCATCGTCCTCGTCGGCGGCGGCACGGCCGCGACGGCGAGGGGGGTCCTCGTCCTCGTCGTCGTCCTTGGCGCGAGCACGCCGGGAGGACGCAGGAGCGGGCTCCGCGTCGCGCTCACGACGTCGCCGGGCCCGCGGGGTCTCCTCCTCGTCGTCGTCATCGTCCTCGACCGCTGGCTTGCGGTAACGGTCGGCGCTGGGTGCCGGACGATCGTCGCGGCTGCGGCGACGTGCGGGGGATGCCATCAAGTTCTCCTCTTCCTGGTCCGTGAACGATGCTCCGTGAAGCTGTCCAACAGGACCGTCTGGTCTGCGGTGGTCAACTCGCGTGCTTCCTTGATCTCTCCGGCGAGCTGGCGGTCCAGGATCTCCATCACCTTGTCAGTGAGTTCCTGCACCAACTCGTCCACCGGGATGTCGTGCGCCTCCTCATCGGTGTACCCGAGGTCGCCGTGCTCCAGGGTGACCGTGCACCCGAACTGGAAGTGCTCATATTGGGACATATTCACCTTGAACTGTCGCGTTCGGCTAATCCGCAAGGCGCACCCCCTTCGTCAACAGCGCGGTCACCCAGGTCTTGCTCACGCCGTACATGCGTGCTAGCTCAGCCTTCTGGCCCCGGACCCCGGTGTACGCAGCACGAATCTGCGCTACCTGCTCGTCCGTCAGCTTGTGCCTACCGTGCGCCTCGTTAGTCAGCCGAGGTACGTAATGGCGCTCCGGGTGCCGCGCCATCATGTCGGCGAAGTTGTCCGCGTGCGTGCCGAGAAGTAGGTGCGTCGACTCCCGGCAGGGCGGGTTGTCGCAGGTGTGCCGAACAAGCATGCCGTCTGGGACAGGCATCCCGTTCGCCTCCTCCCAAGCCATGACGTGCGCGCCGCGCACCTTCTTCTGCGCCGGATCCCACTGCTGGCCGTGACCGGTCTTCTTGCTGCAGAACCCGGTCCAGGGCAGGCATGGAGCGTCGGTGCGGCTGATCCTCACAGGCGGCCCTCCTTCTTCAACTGGCGGAACAGCTCGGTGACACGCTCACTGAACTGGGTGGCACCGACATTTCTGCCGTCGAAGAGGCCCTCCTCCCGCGCGATGCGCCGCATGCCCTCCACCTGCGCCCGCGTCCAGAGCCTCCGGGAGCCCTTGATGGACACCGCATTGATGCGAAACCGCGCCTGCGGGATGGTGCCGTACTCGATCCAGCGCCGGATGGTGTTCGACGACCGGCCGAGCGCCTGCGCCACCGCGCCCACGAAGAAGAACTCGACCAGCTCCCCGTCCACCTTCTGCATGTACGGCGAGGAGTCCCAGCGATCCTCCTCCGGCGGCGCCTCCGCGGCCTTGGCGGCCACTGCCTTGCGCTTGCGCGTGCTGCCGGGATAGTTGTCCCCCGCCAGCTCCGCGAACGCCGCCTCGACGCTGCTGGCTACTTCACCTCGCGGGGGACGAACGCCCACGACACCTCCTCGGCGAACATGGCGTCGATGTCATCGGCGGTGAGAGTCGGCTCGGGGGAGTCCTTCTCGCTGAAGTACAGCGCCATGATCTTGTCGTCCGACAGGCGCTCGGTGACGGTGACTACCTCGTCGTAGATACGCGCCTTCTTCAGCACCGCGATCACCAACGGCATCTTGTCGGCGTCGATCGTGATGTCGACATCCGTGCACGCCTCCAGGACGCCCTTGGCCTCCAGGATCTCGGTGGCCCTGTCAGGATCCAACAACACCTTTGCGCGCCGCTGCCTGCAGACCGCCGTGAAGCCGCCGATCGGCTCGTCGAACTCCAGCCACAGGGAGCCCTTGTCGTCCGGCTTCCCGGCCCGCTCCAGGATCCCCATCAGCTTCTTCTTCAACTCGCCGCTGCGCGACTGGATCGTCTTGATCATCGCGCGGTGACCGCCGAACTCCGTCAACAGCGGCGCCAACTCCGCAAGGGGGTCAGCCTTGGAACGCCTGGCAACGCGGGTCATCTGGGGTCCTCCGTGGTCCGTGCACTGGTCCGATCGGGTTACCTAACCACAGAGCACCGACAGTTTCGATGAGACACGCCAGACCGATTTCTGCTAGTTGCTCCCGCGGCCGATCAGTGCCAGGGTTGTACGGCACCCTCCCGTCGAGCCCAGAGACACCCGCTCGGCGAAGCACGGACCAGGTCACCAGTCGGGGTCAAGATCCCGCCCCGACGAAGTGGGCACCGAACATGGCTGAGGGCCAGCGCGACGAACGCTGACCCTCATGACGCCGTGAAACGAGACGAGTGGATTCTATGGCATCACCAACGGGCGAGCGCAACACCATCCTCGTGTCGATCAAGAACGACTACCGGTTCGCCATGGTGCCGGACGCCCTGCTGGTCGACGGCGTATCCGACCGAGCCGTGCGCCTCTGGGCACTCCTCGCGCGAGCTGCCAGGGCCAATGCGTCCCCGACTCGTGCAGTCCTGGCCGAGAAGCTGGGTTGCTCTGTGGAGTCCATCGACCGCGCCGTAAAGGAGCTGGAGGCCCGTAGATGGCTGCAGCGCGTCCAACGCGGGCTCAACCGCGCGAACGAATACGTGCTCGACCCCACCCCCATACATGCGTCTGACGCCCCATCAATCGACTGGACGCCTCACGCGGGAGTCGTCACCCGTGACGACACCGGAGTCGTCACAGGTGCGGTCTCGGAGTCGTCACCCGTGACGACTCCCTCCTCTATAGAGAGAGGTTTAGAGAGAACTACTGCACCGGCCAAGAACAGGCCGGTGCGGCAACGCACGAGCTGGGCCGAGAAGGAACCCGACGACAACGGCGAAGACGGCGGCGTTGCGCCGATCTCCGGCCGGACGAAGTCCAAGCCCCGGCGCAGGATCGGCGGACCGGACTCGGCCTCCGGCCTGGCGAAGACGTTCGAGGTGCTGGCTCGGGAGAGGTTCACCCGCAAGCAGCTCGCATTCGCGCAGTTCAACCAGGACGGCACGACCGGCGCGATCAACGCCTGGCTAGACGACGGCGTCTCCCCGGACACCGTGCGTGCAATGATCAAGGTGTTCCTGACCGAGCCGTTCCCCGAACGTGCACCGCTCTGGAAGACGTTCCTGGCCGCACGACACCGCCTCGCCGATCAGGCCCTGCAGGTCTCCAACGCTCAGCGCGACCCCGTGGAACGCTACAAGCGCAAGCCGACACCATCTGGATCACTGGACTACCGGGAGCGATTCCGCAATGGATGAGTCGTACAACCTCACGGACTACGAACGGGCGCTGATCCGTGCCGAGGCTCGCTGGCCGCGTGCGAAGCGGCTGGAGCACACTGGCATCCCGCGCCGGTTCTGGGACAAGACCTGGGACGACTACGAGAAGCTCCCCGAGACTGCACGTATGCGCGCAGCGCTGATCGCGTACACGGACGGATTCATGGACAGCGATCCGCGCATGCATGGCGGACGCGGGTTCCTGCTGCAGGGTGTCCCCGGCCTCGGCAAGACGCTGGCTGCAGCAATCGTCGGCGTGACACTGTCCGACCAAGGCTTCCTGGTCCGGTTCACCACGATGGCCGGGTACATGGATCTCGTCACCCGCCAGTTCACCCTGCAGCAATCGTGGGCGAAGTACGAGAACATCGACGCCCACGAGGAGTGGATGACCAACGACGACGCGCTGCGCGTCATGCGCAAGACCGCGCACCTGCTGATCATCGACGACGTCGGCAAGGAGCATCACACCGCCAGCAAGTTCGCCGTCGACTCCTTCGACTCCCTGGTGCGGCACCGCTACGACCTCGGTCGTCCCGTCGCGATGACCACCAACGTCGCGCCCGACGACTGGCTGTTCAAGTACTCCGAGGCGATGGAGTCGTTCATCAAAGAGTCCTGCTACGTCTACGAGGCCGAGAACACCGATGGCGACTGACACCAAGACGAAGGTGCAGGAGACCGCTCGCTACATCTGCGGGTTCTGCGCCACCGACAACTGTGGCTCCTGCCGCGGGGAGTACCGCAACGCCCGGCCGGGTGGCCAGTCCGCAATCTGCGTGCACGAACACACCAAGAAGGAGAGCGCATTGTCTGAGGACGCGTCAGAAAACGAACCGGGTCATGGCGTCCTGGTCACCAACGGCTACGCATATATACACGGGGACAGCGCACGCTTCCAGGCGCTCAACCTCGCGCTGGAGCACCACCGTCGCAAGGGCCAGTCCGAGAAGCCCGAGGACGTCGTGGCGACCGCCAAGATCTTCGAGGACTACCTGAGCGGTGCGGGCCAATGACCGACGCGATCATCCGCACCGACATGACGGTGGACCTGGTGAAGTGCTCGGCGGACGACCTCGACGTCGTACAGGCCGCGCGGGTGTCCACCGGCAAGGATCTGGAAGAGGACGACGGCGGCTCGACCACCGGGTTGATCGGCTTCCTGATGAAGAACCGGCACGGCACGCCGTTCGAGCACAACTTTTTCAAGTTCCGCATCGAGGCGCCGATCTTCGTGTGGCGCGAGTTCATGCGGCACCGCATCGGCTGGTCGTACAACGAGACCTCTGGGCGCTATCGCCAGCTCGACCCGGTGTTCTACGTGCCCGCGCTGGACAGGCCCCTGGTGCAGCAGGGCAAGCCCGGCCACTACACCTTCGTCCAGGGCACCTACGAGCAGGTCGTGGAGACCAACAAGCTGTTGTGCGAGTCCTACATGGTCTCCTGGGACACGTACTGCAAGCTGCTGGACAACGGCGTGGCCAAGGAGATCGCTCGGGCCTGCCTGCCGGTCGCCATCTACAGCTCGGCGTACGTGTCCTGCAACGCCCGCTCGCTGATGGCGTTCCTGTCCCTGCGCACCAAGCGCGAGGGTTCGCTGTTCCCCTCGTTCCCACAACGGGAAATCGAGATGGTCGCGGAGCGGATCGAGTTCCACTTCGCGAACGCCATGCCCATCACCTACGCAGCATTCAACGAGTACAGGAGAGTCAGTCCGTGAGCGATTCGGTCCCCGTCAAGATCCCCGCCGCGAGCCCACAGGTGCCCAGCATCGGCAGGGTCGTCCACTACGTCAGCTACGGCACGCCTGGCGGGGAGTTCCCCTCCACCTGTCGTGCGGCCATCATCACCGCGGTCGGTCGCAAGAAGAAGGGCGTCGCGCAGGTCTCGCTATTCGTGATGAACCCCGAGGGCGTGTTCCTCAACCAGAACGTGCCGTACAGCGAGGACGCGTCCGTCGGCGGCTCGTGGCATTGGCCAGAGCGCGTCTGATGCCCCGGTTCCGCAAGCGCCCCGTGGAGATCGAGGCCGTGCAGCTCACCTGGGCCAACTGGCAGGACATCTGCTCCCTCACCGAGAAGTCCGTCAGCAAGGCGTGGGGGGTCACGCTCAACGACGACGGTAAGCCTCAGGACAAGATCGAGATCGGCCCGGATGAGCGCATCGGCTTGATGATCGAGACTCTGGAGGGCACCATGGTCGGCCGAGAGAACGACTGGATCATCCTCGGCGTCCAAGGCGAGCTGTACCCCTGCAAGCCCGACATCTTCGAGGCCACCTACGAGGCCGTCACGGTCGAGGAGACGACGAGGTCGCGAGCGATGCGCGGCGGCTACCCCGGCTGATGCAGGGTGGTGACATCGACAACCGGTTGCCCCCTCGTTGGCTCGTGGTCTTCGAGGGGGTGATCGGGCAACACCCGGAGCCCACCGATCGCGCAGCATTCGATTTCTTCCTGCGGGCACACGCCTACAAGCGTGCGGTCCGTTCGTTCAAGCCCAACGCGCACTCGATCAAGGTGCTCTGGGATCTGACCTGGCGTCAGGATTACAAGTTCGACGTCGCCACGTTCCTACCGGAGCGATGCGCCAACCACGTCACCGCCTGGCTGGAGCACCGCAACGTCCCGTGCGCCAACGTTCGCCACTACCCGAGCCCTGCACACCTGGGCCGGGAACTGGCCTTCATGCCCGACGTGTACGCCGTAGTGCACGCCGAGCCGAGCAACCGCTTCACCTACGGCAACCGGGGAATGCTCGTAAGCGAGGGATGGAACACCTGACGTGGCCGTGAACATCGAGAAGTGCCTGATCTCCGCGGTCATCCACGACGGCGAGATCAACGACGTACTCGATGCCAAGATCACCCTGGACTTCTTCGAGGACGAGGAGCACACCCAGGTCTGGACCTGGCTGCTGAAGCACTGGACCGAGCACTCCAAGGTGCCGGACGAGTCCACGCTGAAGCGCAACTACCCGAACTACAAGCTGACCGCCACGCCGGAGCCGATCGGCTACTACATCGGCGAGATCCAGGCACGGCGCAAGTACACGATCATCATGGAGGCCATCCTCGCGGCCACCGAGCAGATGGAGGACGCGAACGACGTAGAAGCCGCCCTAGACACCATCTCCCTTGGCGTCGCCGAGGCGCACGCGCAGGTCTCCTCGCTGAAGAACGACATCCTGACCCAGGACACCGACAAGTGGGCCGACCTCTACGACGAGCTGGCCGCCCATCCTGGCCGACTACGCGGCCTGTCCACCGGCTACCGGGCGATCGACCGTGCCACCCGCGGAGTCCAGCCGGAGCAGTACATCGTCATCGCCGGGCCGCCTAAGTCCGCGAAGTCCACGGTGCTGATGGACATCGGCATCACCATGAACGAGGAGCACAACGCGCGGGTCCTGCTGGTGTCGTTCGAGATGAGCCGCGAAGAACAGGCATCCCGGCACTACGCCATGCGTGCGAGGGTCGATTTCAACAAGCTGATGGAAGGCAGGCTGAGCAAGAAGGACATGCGCAAGCTGCACAACGCCCTGGACGACGTGAAAGAGTTCGAGGACTTCATCCTGTCCACCGACATCTCCGCAATGACCACGGTGTCCGGCGTGCGCTCGCAGGTCGAACAGGTCAAGCCCGACATCCTCTTGCTCGACGGTATCTACCTGATGCAGGACGAGCACGGCGAGCGGCCCGGCTCGCCGCAGGCGCTCACCAACATCTCGCGCGGGCTCAAGCGCATGGCACAGGCCACGAAGATCCCGCTCATCGCCACCACGCAAGCGCTGGAGTCGAAGATCTCCAAGGCCCGCGGGATGGAGTCGTCCTCGGTCGGCTACAGCTCCGCGTTCGGGCAGGACTGCGACGTGCTGCTCGGCGTGGAGCGGGACGCGATCGACCCCGCCCTGTCCAACCTGCGCGTGCTGCTCTCCCGATCCGGCCCGACGGCCAAGACGCAACTCATGATCGACTGGACGACGAGCACGATCACCGAGCAGGAATGGGTCGACGACACCGAAGGCGGTGACGATGGCAAGGACTCGGACAACGCGCCAAAGACGTACTAGCGCTCGCGGTCCGGCCGACGTCGAGGCCGCCTGCATCGCGCTCGGCCTGGAGATCCAGAAAGTCGACGACACGGAGGTGCACTGCGTCTGCCCCAAGCACCTGGAGCGGACCGGCAAGGAGGATCGGCACCCCAGCTTCAGTGTGAACCGGACCACCGGCCTGATGGGCTGCTGGAGCTGCCAGTACGGCGGGACGTTCATGAAGCTGGTCATGGACCTGAAGTACCCGAACAACGCCTTCGCCGCCGCACGGTGGATCCGCCAGTTCGGGGTCGATCTGCAGGGCAAGGTCGAGAACCTCAAGCCCTGGGACCAGCGCAACCAGACCAACGTCCAGCACGACGACGATGACATCGACATCCCAGGCCTGTATGCGATGTACACCGACCCACCCACCAAGGCGTTGGCGCTGCGCCAGATCTCGCACGAGGCCGCGCGGCACTACGGCATCCGCTGGGACGATCGCAAGCGTGCATGGATCACCCCGATTCACAGCCCCGAAGGAACGCTGCTCGGCTGGCAGGCGAAGGCCGCCGACGGCCGGTTCTTCCGCAACTTCCCGCAGGGGATCAAGAAGGGGGAGACGCTGTTCGGTCTCGCCCAGTTCCCCGCAGGCGAGCCAGCGATCCTGCTGGAGTCCCCACTGGACGTCGCACGGCTCTACACCGCGGGTTTCGAGGGCGGGCTGTCCAGCTACGGCGTGCACTTCACCGACGCACAGATGCGAATTCTGTCGGAGGTGACCGACAGGCTGATCGCAGCGTTCGACAACGACAAGGACGGCAGGCTGGCGAACAGACTGCTCCTCTACGGTGACCGCAAGGCAGGTCGCAAGGCGTGGGCCAGGACGATCAACACCTGGTTCCTGAACTACAACGGGATCACGGCCAAGGACATCGGGGAAATGACTGACGATCAGATCGAGTGGGCGATGACGCACGCACTGCACTGGGGCAAAATCGTGACGGCAGGGCTGTGAGCTTCCACGGCGAGCTTCGTCCCTACCAGGCCGAGGCGGTCACGCGCTGCGTCGAACGCGGACGCATGCTCATCGCGCTCGTACCTGGCGCGGGCAAAACCCCGCTCACCATCGCCATCATCGAACAGCTCAACGCCGACTTCGACGACACCCTGTCCGGGCTGGTGTTCGCGTCCTCCGCGCTGCGCTACCAGTGGGCCGACGAGATCGCCAAGTTCACCGGAGGGCAGGTCGACAAGGACGGCAACTGGACCGGCGGCGCAAGCGTGCTCGTCATCGACGGAGACCTGACGGCTCGCAAGAAGCTCTACCGACGCGCAGAGAAGGAGCAGCCGCAGTACATCCTCCTCGGCTACGAGCAGGCAGTCAGCGACTACGCGTTGGTCCGTGCGCTGCCGCGGGACTTCATGATCATGGACGAGATCTCCTGCTGCAAGAGTCCGGCCAGCCAGCGCAGCCAAGCGATCAAGTCGCTGGACTCCCCGTTCAAGTACGGGCTCACCGGCACACCCATGGAGAACGGGAAGCCGGACGAGCTGTTCTCGATCATGGAGTGCATCGACCCGTCAGTGCTCGGCGATGCGCGCGTGTTCGAGCGCACCTTCGTCACCCGCAACGCGCACGGCTGGATCGTGGGCTACAAGAACCTCCCACTGCTGCACAAGACCCTGAAGGAGGCGATGATCCGCATCAGCCGCGACAACCCTGCGGTGGCCGCCTACATGCCCAAGCAGCACCCTCCGCGGGTGCACCACTCCAAGCTGGACGCCGACAGCGCCGACGTCTACCGGGTGATGTCGATCGACCTGCAGGAGGAGCTGGCAATGGCCGTGCAGGCCCGCTCCAGCTTCGACGTGTTCGCGCTCTACTCCGGTGCGGGCAACCAGGGCGACGCCGTGCAGGGCCGGATCAGCTCCAAGATCACCGCCATGCGGATGCTGCTGACGCACCCGGCGATCCTGCGCAAGTCGGCCGAGCAGTACGCATCCCCGGCGTCACGGTCCGGCTCGGCGTACGCGCACGAGCTGCTGAAGGACGGCGTCCTGGACGACCTGCCGAACAACGGCGCCAAGTTCGACGACGTCGTGGATCGCATCGACGACGTGCTCAACGAGGACGACGGCAACAAGGTCGTGGTGTTCTCGTTCTTCAAAGGTGCACTGGCCGAGCTGTCCGGCAGCTACGGCGACGAGTCGGTGCAGTTCCACGGCGGCATGAATGCCAAGGCGAAGGCAGCCGCGAAGCGCCGGTTCCAGTACGACCCATCCGTGCGCCTGTTCCTGTCGTCCGACGCGGGCGGGTACGGTGTCGACCTACCGCAGGCGAACTACCTGATCAACGTCGACCTCCCGTACAGCAAGGGCAAGAGTGAACAGCGCAACTCCCGCCACGACCGCACGTCATCCCTGCACGAGATCATCCACACCGAAACGTTCCTGGTGGCCGGGAGCCTGGAGGAGTTCTACGCCGAGAAGCTGCGCGGCAAGGGCAACGTCGCGCGGGCCATCGTGGACGGCATCGGGCACGACCGCAAAGGACGCATGGAGCTGGGTGCACACACATTGCTGGAATTCCTGCAGAACAACGACGTCTAGCGTCTATCCCATAGGTGCACGCTTCACCCGGTAGGTTGACCCGCGGCGCACCATCCGGCACACCACACGGACCACGGAATGAGGGACATGTGAGCATCCTTGTCGCGGCGTTAGCTGCAGGGATCGGCACCACCCGGATCGTGGAGACGATCAAAGAGGCCCTTCCGATCATCCCACCACCCGTCGCCAAGAGCACATTCGCAAGCGCCATTGCTGCAGCAGCCGGGGCGTCGTTGACGTCCGGTGATTGGCGTACACGCACACTGACGGGGCTGGGAGCCGCTGGAGTCGCCATGCTGGCGCACGAGGCTGCATCCCTGCTCCGCATGGTCACAGACCGCCAGAAGATCGTCGTCATGCGCGCTGCCGGTCAGCGCTAGAAGAAGGAGCACACACATGCCCAGGACGAAGTCCAAGCCCGCGCTGATCACCATTGGGGTGTTCGGTCTCGGCGAGGCCGCACCCAAGACCATTGCCGCCCTGCTGGAGGACTACTGCGGGGACGGCGAGGTGAAGTTCATCGTTCCCGCCACAGCCGACCACTACTCCGGCTCCATCGCCGCCGTGGTGGAGTACCTGGAGGACGAGAACATCTCCTACGACGTCGTCACCGACTCGACGACGGCCAAGGCGCGCAGCCTGCGCAACGTGGTCAAGAACGCCGACACCGAGCACAAGGCCTCCGACGTCGGCGCGGCGATCGTGAACCTGCTGAAGGACGCCGAGGACGGGCGCCTGCTCGTGTTCTGGGACGGCGAGCTGGGCGACGAGGAGGACGGCGGGGCCTACGACGCCGTCGAGTACGCGGACGAGCACGACATCCCCGCGTTCGACCTCTGCGACGGGCTCGCACCGATCGACCTGGACGCCGACGATGAGGACGACCAGGACGAGCCGGAGCCCGAGAAGGCCGCCCCCAAGGGCCGCGCCAAGCCCGCGGACGACGATCCCGACGACGAGCCCGCTCCGGCCGCCCGGCGCCGCGGGAGGGCCGCTGCGGAGCCCGAGGAGGACGACGCCGACGAGCCCGCGGGGACGACACGCGGGAAGGCCGACAAGAGCCTGCCGGAGTACGAGGCCGCGCTGAAGGAGGGCGTCCGCGCGCTCCGCACCCTCGCCCGCGACCTGGAGCTGGCCCCGCACCGCAAGATCGGCTCGATGGACAAGCCCACCGTGCTGGACCTGCTCTACCCGCTCGACGGTGCCGCCCCCGCGGCGGCGCCGGACGATGACGAGGAGCCCGAGGAGGCCCCCGCCCCGCGGCGCCGGTCCACGCGGGCCAAGCAGGCCGAGCTGCCCTTCGAGGACGGCTCCGGCGACGGGCTGCAGGCCGAGGTGGCGGCGGCCGGACGCAAGGCCACGGCCGCGCACGTCGCGCTGCCGGTGGAGCTGAACGGCGACGCCGCGGTGGTGCTCGGCCAGTTCATCCACCTGCTGGCCAAGGAGGTCGCGACCTTGGTCGTCGTGGCTCTTGAGGATCAGGCGAAGTAACGCTTAGGATCAAGCGCGTCTGGTAGGTAGGTGTCGGTTCGTCGCGTCCCACCCCTCCATGGCGAACCCCCGGTGCTCCGGCAACCGGGGGTTCGTCATCTCTGTACCCGCTCAGGGATGCAGGCTCACCCGCACGCCGTACTCCACCTGCCAGGCCGCGGATCCGTCCACCACCACATGGACCGACGCGTGCCCGAGGTGCTCGATCTGCCGGTCCCAATCCGCCAGCGCGGTGCGCTGCAGCAACGGCGAGTAGGTGTGCAGGTACTTCTCCACCAGCTCGCGGGCCTCCTGGACGGTGTCGACATCCTGGACCTCTCGATCCACCGCAGCGAACCGGCCGCCGACCACGCTGTCCCGGTCCTCGCGCCAGACCGTGTTGCTGAACGTGAGCTTCACGCCCGAACCCTTTCAAGAGAAGCGCCAGGGCCCCGGTCGTACCCAGGACCCCGGCTGCTGGGGGGAGACTAGCTGACCAGCGCGGCCTCACGGGCGAGCTTCTCGGCCACCCGCTTCATGGGCTCAACGCTCAGGACGCAGCGGGAGAACTTCGACTCCGCGGTGCGCGAGCTGCGGCCGTGGTCGCTGTACTCGATCGCCGCCTGCACCAGGCCGTAGGCGGTGTTCGAGATGCCCTCGCAGGTGACGGAGTTCAGGTAGCCGAAAACCTGAGCGCGGGCCCGGTCGATGTTGTTCTGGACGCGGGGGGTGATGATCTCGGCGACCGGGGTCGGGATGAACATCTCCACGAACGCCCGCTGGCCTTTCTCGGTGACCTTCAGCGAGAGGAGGTCGGCGGCCCAGTTCTGCGCGGCCTGCTGGTCGGCGGACATGCCCGCGAGCACCTGCTTGGCGAACTCGACCCGCGCACCGATGGACTGAGTGTGGCGGAAGACGAACTGCAGGCCGTGACGCTCGGACTCCAGGTCGGCGGCGTGCGAGGTGTTGGCGCACACGATGCGGGTGCGCAGGCGCTGGGCGCGGAGGGCGCCGGAGCCGTCGTGGCTGTTCTGGATTGCGACGTAGGGGAGGACGTCGCCGCGAGGGTCACCGGGGATCTTGAAGGGCTCGGCGGCGCGGATGAGCGCCCAGACCTTGCGGCCCTCGTCCAGGCTGCCAGCGGTCTCGTACTCGTAGCGGCCACCGGCCTGCTGGAGCACGGCCTCCACGAGCGGGCCGAGGTCGGCGTTCGGGAAGATGGTGTAGGAGTCCTTCGGCACCGCGAGGCAGACGCCGTTGTCGCTGCGCTCGATCAGCTTGTGGCCGGGGATCTCCTCGTAGCGGACGTCGAGGGTGCCGTCCTCGTTGATGACCGGGACGCGGCGGTAGGTCGGGGCCTCGATGGGCTCCCAGTCGAGACCGGCGAGCTTGCGCGCCTCGTCCCAGTTGGCCGGGTACTCGTCCAGGATGGTGCCCAGACCGTGCCAGGGCATCTCACGGACGGAGAACATTGAATCGAGGAGGTGCGACATGGCGGTGAGTCCTTTGAGTCCGAAGGTGATGTTCCGAAGTCTTGCTGACAGGTACGACAATACAGGAGGGTGTAGGGACACGCAAGCCGTTCTGCATATCTCCTAGAGGGTGCCGCGCCACGCGTTGCTGCGCTGCTTGGGGGCCTTCTCCTGCTTGGGGAGTCCGAGGCCGAGGTAGTAGGCGACGATCGCTCCCAGGATGAACATGAGGCTCATGGTGTGCTCCTTCGAGTCCGTGTGGTTGACCTTGTAAGAGAAGCGTACCCCCACGAGAACCCTTCGCGCAGCGTTTCTGCAGAACTACTTGTCTCGGTCTAGACGGAACACATGCCCACACCGGTCCGGCCCGTACGCCGAGCGCGGATCCACAGGAGTTCCCCTGCACTCGTAGTCGGCGCTGGCGTAGGACGAGCACAGATGAACGCTGGGCTTCCCGCAGCGCACACACTCGACCACCTTCGGCCAGCCAAGCAGAGTGAACGCCGGGTCGCTGCCAAACGGCTCACCGAACTTCATGCGGCGCTCCAGTAGTTGACCAGCGCGAGCGCCGGGGAACGCTGCAGGTTCCGACGACCACGGTCGTATCTCATGGTCATTTTCGGATCCCCGTGTCCGGCGAAGTCCTGAACGTCGCGGGTAGCTGCGCCCGCGTCGAGTGCGGCGGTGATGGCGGCGTGTCTGAGCGAGTGCGGGGTAATCCGATCGGCCTGCTCGATGCCCGCAGCGACCGCCAGGCGCTGCACGAGCCGGAAGGCGGTGCTCTGGGCCATCGGGAACAGCAGGCCCTCGGTGACGCCCAGGGCGTCGATCGCGGCGGCGTCGGCCAGCGGGATGACGCGGACCTTGCCGCCCTTGCCGTGGATGCGCACGACGCGCATGCCCAGGTCGATCTCGATGTCCTCGGCGCGCAGGGCGAGCGCCTCGCCGACGCGACACGCGGTGTGCAACATGAGCGAGATCAGCGCGTAGGAGCGGGTGCCGTCGGCCTTGGCCGCCGCGAGCAGCGCCCGCGCCTCGTCCTGCGAGAGGCCGAGCGTCTGGCTGTCCTGGGAGACCTTGGGACGACGGACGTGCTCGGCCGGGTTGCGCTCCAGCATGTCCTCGGCCTGCGCGTAGGCGTAGAGGCCGGAGACCGCGGACAGGCGGCGGGCGATCGTGCTCGCGCTCAGCTCGCGGGCCTCCATGTCGCGCACGTAGGCGTTGATGTCGGAGCGGGTGGCGGTGAGCACGTCGGCAGTGAAGAAGGCCTGGAAGTCGGCCAAGTCCCGGCGGTACGCCTTCGCGGTGTTGCCCGCGTACCCGGCGAGGTAGTCGGCGACGATGTTCATGGAGTGCTCCGAATGCTTGGTCCGTGTTCCTGGGTCCATCGTAGCAGGGTGTCCCCCCACCCGCAGGGTTTCCAGCCCGGCCACCATGCGCGCCGCAGGATTCCTGGCCGTCTCGTACGTTGACAGGCAAGAACCGTGCAGCGCCATGGTGGCCGGGACGGTGCTAGAGCTTCATCTTTCGGCCCGTGAACACGTCCACGATCTCCGCGCCCTCGCCGAACGCGGCGGTCATCTCGGCGCGCTCCTCGGCGCTGTAGCCGTGCTCCTGGCGGTAGGCGACGTACTCGCGGATCGCAGCGGCGGACTCCAGCTCGCGAGCTTGGATCGTGTTCGACAGGATCGTGTAGCCGATCCGACCCGCCTCGTGCCAGGACTCCAGCATGTCCGGGAACGGGCACCGGTCGTTGCTCTTCCAGCGAGCGACGAACCCGGCGTCGATGTACGCCTCCTTGAACATCTCGATGTTGCGGGCCTGCTCGCGCTGCTTCCAGTCCATGATCTCTGCTCCGATGTGTGTGTCGTGGTCCGGGGTGGGAAGTTGAGTCAGCCGTTCGGGTACATGCTGGAATGCGGCTCGAAGTCCTCGGTCAACCGCTCCGGCATGTACTTGGCGATCCATGCGATCAGCTCGGCCTTTGTGGCCTGCGAGCGGGCGGGCATCCCATGGGCGAGGATGCGCAGGGTCTTCACGGGCAGGGTATTCGGGTCGATATTCGCCATGGTCTGCTCCGAGTGCGTGGTCTGGCTTCCTGATTCCATTGTGCACCCACGCGCGGCCTGTGTCAGCGGAACTGCAGAACTACTTTTGTAAGCGAGGGAGGCGGTACTTGACCCGCTCGACAGCGTAGGCCTCGCGCAGGGCGCGGGCGGCATCGGCTCCAAGCCAGCGACGCACAAGGAGCATGTAGTAGTAGGCGAAGATCCGACCGTGCCCGTTCTCCGTCGTGCTGTGGGCGTGGTTGTGGCAGGTGGCCATGATGTGCGCCAGTTCGTGCAAGATAACCCACGGCTGCTTCATCGGGACGGCCCAGTCGGGCGCGTGGGCGAGCACGATCTCCGAAGAGCCCAGATGGATGTGGGGAGCACGATCGCGATAGCCGGGCTTCCTGCGGACGGTCCCCACGTTCGCGTGCGCGCCATGTCCGCGCTTGGCGAAGACCCAGACACGCTTCGGTGGCTGCGGGGAGACCAAGAATTGCTTGCCCTCTTTCTGCCAGGCGGGATCGCCCATCCACGACGGCGGACAGGTGCGTGCCCACCAGGAGCTGCGGGTGATGCGGTCGACGTAAATCTGCGCGGCCTTCTCGGTGCCGTCCAGCAACTCCACGGGGCACGCCTTGCGTGCGGCATCTTCGGCTGCGTACACGCGGTTGCCATAGCCGCGCTCCGTCAGTGTCTTGCGAGGGGAGTTCGTCTCCATCTGGTGCTCCGATTCGTGGTCCGTGTCACCCCCCGGCAGTGGGGGCTTGTACATCCAGTATCCCAGATGTGTCAAGCCCCCCTGCAGATGCGGTGTTACTGACGTCCCGTCAGCTTCTCCCGCACCTCGTCCTCCCGAACGCTGAGCCAGACCTGCACTCCGGTTCCGTCGGTCTTGCGGAACGCGTTGCCGAGAGTCGCTGCGTTCTTGTCGTCGCGGACGTAGAACTCCTTCGCGCCGACGATGCGGGCGACGCGCATGGCGAGCTGGAAGTAGTCGGCCGGGTAGCCCTCGGCCTGCTCCAGCTTGTCGAGGCCCTTGGCCATCTTGCGCAGGTGCTTGACCATCGCCTCGGCCTGCGCCAGCTCGACGGAGTGCACGTTGCTGTAGCGGTGCGACGGCCCCCAGAGCACGGGGTAATCGATGGCGCTGCTCTCGTGGCCGAGCCAGGCGCGCACGGTGTAGTCGGCCAGCTCGTAGCCGGTGCCGCTCCAGCGGTCGGTGGCGCTGAAATTGAGCAGCGTGCCCTTGTCATCGACGTGGCAGAAGTACGCCACGATCTCGGTGGTGAACGTGTTGCGCTCGACCTGGAACATCATCACCGGGGTGCGCTTGGCGGGACTGGTCATGGCGGTTCTCCTTGTGATCCGAGAGTTGTGGTCCGAGATGGGTCAGGACAGTTGGTCGAGCAGGTCTTCGACGGCCGCACGCGCCTGGCGCAGGGCGTCCAATGCAGTAGAACTGTGCGTCTCAGCAATCAGATCGAGCGGGATGAGCTGGAGGTGGTGCAGGGCGATAGCCGCCTCACGGTAGGACCGAACGGGGGGCTTGGTGTGCTCGGGGAGCTTCACGTCGGCGAGCAGGGCGCTAGCAGCAGCACCCTTACGCTCGGTGAGGACACGGTCAATGGCGTCCATGCGCTCGTGGTGCGCGGCGACCTCGGCGGCCAACACCTCAGCCTTGCGGATCGCGACCAGCGTGTCGTAGCCCTTGGGGGTGATGGTCGCGTAGTACCCGGTCCCCATCTGGGTGGCCAGCGTCACGAGGCGACGACGGGCGAGCGCCCTGTAGGTCGGGTAATCCCGGCCGCACTCAACGGTGTTGCCCTGGCTGATGTAGTTGAGGAGCCTGTGCTGGCGGTCGTTGAGCTTGTCCATGATGTCCTCCGAGCGGTGTGGTCCGGTCCCCTTAGTGTGGGGGTACACCGCTCGGTGCGCAAGCAGAACTGCAAGATTGCTACAGACGACGTCCGCGACCACGTACGACGTCGGCGATGACCAGGATGATGCCGACGATCAGCCCGAGCCACAGCAGCTTGAACGCGAAGCCAAGCCCGAGGCAAAGGACGATCAGAAGGATCGCAAGGATCAGCAGCGGGGACATCAGTGCAGGTTGCCGGTCACAGCGAGCACGATGACGACCGCAGCCACTGCGACCAGGGCGGCGATCATGATCTGCTGGAAAACGGTCATGGCGTTGCTCCTCGTTAGACGACGATTGCTGCTGAAAGTACCCCGGCGTTGGAGATTGATACTGCCCACCGGGAGCCGTTGGGGCTGAGCAGGTAGAACGACGTCGCGCCCGCGGCCGGGTACGGGGACGGCACCACGATGTCGATGTTGTCGATCGGCAGCTCGCCCTGGCCGGGCAGCGTGATCCCGAGCTTCACCCGGCGCGGGTAGTCCAAGTAAATGTCGATCACCCCGCCGCTCGGTACGAACGGGTTGGCGTAGACGGTGCTGCCGGTGTCGCTGGTGTAGATCGGGGTCGGCGAACCGCCGTCATTGATCAGCGTGGTCGTGCCCGGCTCCAGCAGACGCACCGTCGGGGACTGGATGTCCCCCGACGCGTTGACCACCGGCAGGTAGAGATGTGCTCTCAACGTCAAGCTCCGTTCACGGTGTTCCAGTCGGGATAGCTTGCAAGCACGGAGGCCCACGTAGCCGGTGCTGTAGCCAGTGTCCCCCAGGTCTGGCTGGAACGAGCCCAGTCGATCTCAACGCTGCTACCGACCACCACGAGCGGCGACGGCGCCGGGTAGATGTCGTAGTTGATCAGCGCCCACTGAGGAATGAAGACGGGCTGCGCCGGGGCCGCAGTGACGAACGCCAGGGACTCCACGGTCTCCTCGTCCAGCCAATGCGTCTGCGGGTGCGGGAGGAACTGCGGGGCCAGCTCCAGGAGCCGCTGCTCCTTGATCCCACGACGGCTGTAGTAGTGCGACCGGGATGCGTTCGGCGTGCCCTCCCAGAGATACTCCACGCTGGTCGACGCGCTGTCGCCGGAGAAGTAGAACACCTCGTCGAACCGCCCCTTGATCAGCGCGACATGGCGGAACCGCACGGCGTCGAACGTGCTTGTAGCGGGCAGCGGGGGCATCGTCGGCGCGGGCGAGAACGGAGGCTGGTTGATGTACAGCACGCCACTACCCCCGAAGCTCGCAGCATTCGGGCCAGAGACCGGCAGCAGATCCGGCTGCGGGAGACGGGTCACCGCCAGAGTGCCCGTACCGCCGAGCACGCAGGAGTTGGCCGTCACCGGCTGAGTAGCGCGCAGCGGACCGATCGTGGCCTGGCGCAGGCGAGTGATGGCCACCGCGCCCTCGATGGCGGTCACCGAGCCGTCGGCGGGGACCGTGTACTGGAGCACGACGTCCTGCCAGGCCGCAGTGCCGACGTTGCCCTGGCTCACCGTGTCCGTGAGCCGGATGAGATCGGTGTCCTCGTAGTGGTACGGGTTCCCACCCACGCTGCCGGAGAACTGCCGCAGGTGCCAGACGACGTCCAACTCCACCGAGAACGGTGCGTCGAAGGGAACGCCGTCCTCGGCAATCGAGGCTGCGCGCATCTGCGCGAACAGCGTCACGGTCTCGCCAGGCTCTACCGGCACGCGCGGCGTCGTAGCTACGTAGCGGCGATCCCCCGCGCTCACCTGGTCACCGGAGGACCAGTGCAGCAGCAGACCATCGGTGCCCGCGCTCAGCCCCGCAGTGGCGCCGCGCCAATTCTGGATGCCGCCGATGCCGTTGGGGTTGTAGACCTCGTTGATCAGCTCGGCGAGCAGGGCGATGAGAGCCTGGCGCGCGGGCTTGTACGGACCGGGTACGCCGAACGGCGCCACCTCCTCGAACTGTGCCCCATTCAGCAGCAGCATGGCGGTAGGCGTCACCGCAGCGGTCACCGTGCCGGTCCCGCCCGTGGGCGCAGGAAGCAACGGCGAGGCGTCGCGGCCCGCCAGCGCGCCGATGAAGCTGACCGTCCACGGGCCGTTGTTCGGCTGTGGCAAAGGCGCGGTCACCTGGACGTTGCCGACCCCGATGCTCGGCAGACCTTCCAGCGCGCTCTGGACCTGCGCCGCGGTGGAGGAGGCCGCGATCGAGACGGTGGTGTCCGGCCCGTAGGTGAGGGTGAAGCTGGTCAGTCCTGAACCACCCTCAGTGATGAGCGTGGTCTCGTTGGAGACGACGCGCAGGGCCGCGTAACGTGCTCCCGGAGGAGCGATCGAGACGTTGGCCATTCGCAGCCAGCCGCCACCCGCCAGCGAGGTAGCCGAACCTGCGGAGGTGGCCACCAGCTCACCGGCAATGCCGTACCAGTCGATGTGCACCTGCGCGGTGTTGCCGCCGTAGACGTACAGCGAGGCGGCATAGGTGCGCCCCTGGATGATGGGGATGGAATGCAGCCGTCCGGTGCGCCCATCCTTCGAGGTGGACAGCGAGAACGGGACCAGCGGGTCTGCAGGGATGACGGCGACGTAGCCACGCCCGTACGGCGCAGAGAGCGCCGTAGTGTTGTTACGCACCTCCAGCGTGCAGCGATCGAGCATAGTGTCCCAGCGGCCGAAGGACAGGTCGGTGAGCGCATCCAGGTTGTCGAGCATCTTGTTCGGCCCGATCGTCACCGATGCATCCCAGTCGGTCAGGATGTTGGTGAGGTTCTCCAGCGCGAGCCGTTTGCCCTTGTCCTTGTACAGCTCCACTGCGCCAAGCGCGAGCTGGCGACGAGCACGAGGGTTCAGCTCGGGCTCGGAGGTGAACCCGAGCTGGTTGAGCAGCGCGGGCAGCAGGATCTCCGGCACGCTTCCGGCGTCCAGGTGCAACAGCTCGTCCAGCTCAGCGCGCGTCTGGTCCAGCTCGAACCCGAACAGCGTGAGGAACCGGTAAAGCGGGTTGGTCGGATTCGGAGTACCCGTCAGATTTTGAAAGCTGTCGAGCTTATACAGGTTGGGCAGTCGGTCCCACAGGGCGTCGACATAGCCGTGGTCCTTGGCCACGAGTACATCGGTGGACCCGGCATTGACCCATCCGTCATCGACGTCGACCGCGTTGAAGAAGAGCCCGTAGTAGTAGCGCTTCCCCGGCGTTACCACGGAGTCGGTGTAGGTGTTGAGCGAGGTGAAGGAGGAGAGCACCACCACGCCGTCGTCCACCGAGATCGGTGCACCGTTGGAATTGCGGACCAGCCGAAGCTCGGTCCAGCCCGCGGTGATCCCCGCCCAGGAGAGCGCGACGACTCCGTAGTCGACGCAGACCGCTTGTGGGTCTGCGAAGTAGAGGGACGTTGGTGCCATTCCGAGCCTCCGCTACAGGGCGCACACGTTGGGCGTAGCGAGGTACGGACCGTAGGCGGGACCGACATTCCCGTTGTAGGCCTGCACACGCATGGACAAGGTGACGGCATCGTCGTTGTTCGGGATGTCGAACTGGAAGTCGGAGAAGATCGTGGTGGGGCCGACAACCGTGCTGCCGACGAAGTTCCCGACAGTGTCCAGGTAGCGCACCTCCACATACCACTTCGTGTTGTCCGAGCCCGGCGACCAGGCGAGACCGATGCGCATCGAGGTCGGGTCACAGCGGAACAGCGTCAACGTGGGAATCGTCGTGGAGCCAGGCTGAGTGTCGGTGCTGGCCGACATACCCGCGGGGTCACCCGCAACGATGCCGCCGACTGCGTTGACCGCCAGCAGCGTTCCTGGCTGAGGGATCTCATTCGCCGACAGGAAGATGTCGGCGACGCCCCCCTCGCCACGACGAGAGAGCTGCGTCAGTGACGCGGCGTCAACGCCCGCGGTCAGGACGATCGCGGAGTAGATCTCCCCAACGGTGACCAGCTTGCCGAAGTCAACGTTGTCGAAGGCCAGGTACGAGGTGATCGCCGCCGCGACGTCGCTCTGTACCTGCGCCCTGGTGTACGCGGCGTTGACCGTGACGGTGACCGTGACGTCGATGTCGACGTAGGTCGGGCTGGCGGCCACCACATCCACGCCGACGAACTTGCGGGAGGCCATGTAACTGACGACGTCGTTGAGCAGCCGCTGGCTGGGCTGGCCGCCGCCGAACGGCGCGACGAAGATCGAGACGTTGCTGTAGACGAGCGCCTCGGAGTTGGCCTTCGCCACCTCGGGTACCTGCAACGCCAACGAGGCGTAGTCCTCCAGGGTGACCGCACGGTTGAGGGAGGTCAGCGAGCGCGGGGCGTTGGCCCGCACGGCATCAGTGCTCTCCGCGCTGGTGCCGCCGGTCGCCGCGTCGGGATTGGTGAGGGAGAGGACGCCGACGATAGGGCTGGCCATCTCCACGATCGTGTTGGCCGCGACGTTGCCGATCGCGCCGCCGCCAACGCGGTAGCTGGCGTAGATGGCCGCCGACAGCGGCGGGATCTTCCCGTTGACGCCATCGCCAAAGGTGACCGTGACGACCCCGTTGGCGTCGATGGTGGTCGTGTAAACGCTGTCCGTCGGCCGGGCATCGACGAGGTTGGTGACGAAGCTCCAGGTCGACAGCGCTGTGACCGGCGACTCCTTGATCTGGATCTGAATGCTGGACTCGACGACCGGGATCTGTAGCAGCACGAAGGTCTGATCGACGTCGCCGGTAGCGATGCCGATCAGCTCCTGCAGCACCGCCTGACCCTGCGTCACGGACACCGATCCGGTAGCAGCGCCCGCGGGGATGTTCAGCGCGGTGTCGGTGGTGAAGATGACCGGCGTACTGCCGTTGGAGGTACTGGACCGGAGCACCGTCCCCGCGGGGATCGTGACCGCCGCGCCGATCGTGGTGGTGAAGGTGACGCTGGTCGTGGAAGCGGCCGTGCCACGCGGCCGGTAGTTCAGCCCAGCAGCGATCTTCAGCACGCTGTCCCGCTGCGTCGCAGTGCCCAGGAACGCCTCGTTGGCCACGCGGTCGGTGTAGTAACCGAGGATGTCGCCCATCGTGGCGAACAGCTCGATCAGCACGATGCCGAAGTCCTGCGGACTCCGCGAGGTCCACTCCGGAAGCCGCACGTCAATAGAGTCGATCATCTGCTGCCGGATCGCGGCGTAGTCCCGCGAGGTGTACTTAATCGCCGGGTAGGGCTGGTCCATCAGGGTCATCCTCCGTCGGCAACAGTAGTGCTGATCGAGTCCTCGCTGGTGTCGAGACGCGTTGGTGCTGGCCGGTAGACCACCCGTACGTTGGTCTGGCCGTCGTTGTTGGCGTCCCGGCTCATCTCCACATCCGAGATCTCGATCTCGGGCGCGTACCGGACAGCCGCGTCCAGGATGTCGTTGGTGATGGTCTGGCCGAGCAGCGCGTCGTTGTTCTCGAACAGCAGCTCGCGGGTGCCGACCCCGTAGTCCGGCCGCATGGCGCGCTCGCCCGGCTGGGTACCGACCAGGGTGATCAGGTTCATCCGGTCGATCTCCACGATGTCCGACGAGAAAGCAATGCCACCCGTGCTGTCCACCCCGAACGGGATCCGTAGCTGGAGGTTCGGGGTCAGGACCGAGGTCGGCTGAGGAGCGGCTGCAGTAGGCGCAGGAGGCGCAGGAACGACCGGCGCAGCACCGTACAACGCAGTGTCGTAACGGCTCCCTGCGTCGTCGTAGAGCCCTGTCGTGCCCGGCATTACGCGGACACCACCGCGGCGATGTAGCTACCGATCTTGAGGATCGTGCCCGTGGCGCTGGACGTGCCCTGCGCAAAGCGGAGCTGAAGCGTGCCCCCCGACGCACCGCCCGTGGCGATGAACTCCTCGTAGACCGCGGACTCATTCGTACCGTCCGTGCCGTACGTGACCTCGGTGGCGATCGGGTGTCGGCTAGTACGGATCGGTCCGGCAGTGCTGGCCGCCACGTTGCCTTGGGTGACGTCGGTGGTGTTCACGCTGGGACCGATGCAGAGACGCGACGTGGAGGCCGTCACGGTTCCGGTCACCGCCCACACGGTGCGGGCATCGCCAGCCTGCGCACCAGTGAACCCCAGGTTGGCCTTCACGATGTAGGTACGGTTGGCCAGCAGCGTGACCACCAGGCTGGTGGCATTCGTGACCGTCACCGAGCTGGTCACCATCTGGTCGGCACCAGAGATCCCACTCGGCGAAACAGGGATGTCGATGGTGGGGTTGCCCGCCACGCCGTCGCCGTTGGTAACCGTGAGCCGAGTCGACCCCGCCGTCAGCGTGCGGGTAGCGAACGCCGTGGCAGAGATCCGAGCGGCCATACCGTTGGGGGTGAGCGAAGCCAGCGCCGACGGCGGGATGTTGGTCGCGGTGTTGCCGGTCGGCGCGGCGGCGGCGTAGTCCATCGACTTGCCGGTGACGGTCTGCGCGTTGGTCGTCCCCATTACCGCACCGGTCGCACCGTGCACCGCAGTGCCAGCGATGTGTCCGGCGATCGTGGAGCTGTTGATGGCCACCTTGTAGTCGAGCGAGGAGGTGACGGCCGAAGAGGTGGTACCGACCTTCGCCTGTAGCGCCTCGATGGCATCGAAGGCGTTGCCGATACGCGCCGAGTCCACGACGTCGTTGGGAGCAGGGTTGGTGAAGTTGTCCAGCCCCGCTGGGAAGGTGGTTGCCATGCGCTTCTCCTACACTGCCGGTAAGTCTGACGGTACGTCAGTCAATCGTGAATATGACGTTGTTCAAGCTGACGAACCCACTGCTGGCAGTCGAGTCAGGCATGTTGACGTCCCCGTTGGTACTGACGTCTATACGGACGCCTGTGTTGGTACGCGGGGACGTGTGCGTGTGTGCCGTGCCTGCGCTCGGCGTAGAGGTCGTGGGAGTGCTGCTGCTCGATATGCAGACGAACATCTGGAGCGCGGTAGGTCTGAACCCCACCGGGAGGTTGAACATCACCGCCGTTGCCGGTGCCCCGTTATTGATCAAGCCCTTGCACATGACCGTGTTGCCGATCTTCCGGTAGGCCGCAGTGGCCCACCCGCTCCCGTAGTTCCCCCAGGTGTTCGTGAGCGTAGACGCGATCCATCCGGTGTCGACGATCTCGTTGCCCGTGACCCGAGACTCCACCCCCGCGGAGTTGCGCATGTAGAGATGCCCGTCGTCCCGAACGTAGACCAGTCCCTTGGTGGCAACAGCCGTCGGCGATGCCGACAGCACATCGAAGATGCCGATTCCCCCTACCCGCGTGGACATCAGGCCTCCGCTACGAATCGAGCGGTGTCCAGATTGAAGTGGATCGGCGAGGTCACGCTGTCCTGCTCGTAGTAGACGTTGCCGGTGGAGAGGATGGTCAACCGCGCGGTCTGGCCGTTGTCCTGATCGGCGTGAACGTGGCTGACCCCACCGCTAGGAGTAGTTGGGTTCGTATTCTGGTAGATGCTCCCAACAGCAACGGCGAACATGATGTGCTCGGCCGGTCGGAAGCCAACAGGAAGGGTGAAGAGCAGAACCGGAGCGCCCACAAAAGTGCCAGCGGCGATGAGCCCGCGAAGCAGCACGATGCCATTCTGCTTGCGGTACCCCGCGGTCACCCAGCCGCTGCCGTAGTTGGTCCATCCGTTCTGCAAGGAGGGCGCGATCCAACCCGTATCCGTGCGGTCGTTCCCGGTACACCGGAACTCGCTCCCAGCCTCGTTCCTGAGGTAGAGATGCCCGTTGCTCTTGGCGTACACCTGGCCGACATGGAAACCGGTAGGTGGAGCGGATGGCGAGACAGTGATCTCGTCCAGGATCATGATGCCACCGATGCGCATGCTCATCCGAGCACCACTACCTTGATGTTCATCGTGACGTCGCACTTGATCGAGACGGTGTTAACGTCCACGTACTTCTCCGTTGCCCCGTAGTACTTCTCGTTCGTCGTGGTGTCCCACACCTGGACCACCGGGTAGGCCGTGTTGTAGTTGTGCGGGATGTTGTAGGTGACGCCCGCGCTCGCAGTGAACGACGGGACGAACGCCTTGCCGACAGCGTTCAGCGAGGTACGTGCCGAGAACGGCGTAGTCCCACCGGTTCCGCCCTGGGAGATCGGCAGGACATAGGTGGGGTTGATGTCGACCACCCCACCGACCACCGTGATCCGATCCGTACCTCGCATGGAAGAGCCGAACCACACCGGGCGATTCAGGTCACCGTCGGTAAAGGACGCGAGGATGGCGTCCCCCACTGCTGGAAGCGCGCCAGGCGTCGCCGGAGCAGCCCATTCGCTCTCCAGCAGCCCGAGCACCAGCGGGCAGAGGAACCGGATCCTCAGCTTGTTCTGAGGGTCCGTCACGTTGGTGACGACAGCATTCATGATTCCCGCACGGTCAGGCATAGCTCACCGCCGCGGGCACCGGAGGAGTACGCAGTGGCGGGTCCAGGTACCGGGATGCCGGAGCCTGGGCACGCCAGCTCGCCGTGATTGTGGACCAGTACGTATCCGGCGCGGTCTGACGCAGGCTGGCCGGATTGGGCGCTACCTGCAGACCGTTGTTCACCACGACGCGAGGAGTCTCGGTCACCACGGACGGAGCCACACTGTGGTCGCCCAAACTGTCGCGGCCGAGTGTGAGTCCTACCTGGTACAGCGCCTGGGTGACGTGGTGCTCGGCCTTCTCGACGAACCAGTAGCCGCTGTAGTCCTGCCCGATACCCCGCAGCCGCACGGCGCGGCCTGCGTGCACCCGGACGTCACCGCTGACAGTCGCGTTGGCGCTGATGTAGTGCCGGTTCAGCTCCTGCTCGCCGACCAGCAGAGCGTCCGCCTCGGAGACAGAGCGGGCCGCGAGCTTGCGGTACTCGGGGAGCTTGGCCGAGATCGCCCTAGGGCCGGACAGCGCAGCCTGCTGGCCCGTGGCGGTGGTGAACAGCACGCCCGCCGTGTCGACCCCCTGCAGGACGCGCGTACGCTTCTTGGCGCCGTCAGCGAGCGTCTCGCCATGCACGACGGAGAAGGTGAGCACCGCAGCTCGGGCCAGGTCCGCGCTCGCCGGACCGAAATCGGTGAAGGTCAGCGCACCAGAGAAGCGGATCGCCCGGCTGTGGCAACGCACGTCGGTCGCGCTGGGGTACAGCGTCCACCCTGCGCGGCGTGCAGAGGACACCAGGAAGGCCCAGGCAGATTGGTTGAGCTGCTGCAGCAACGGCCAGGCGTAGGGATGCATCTCCAGCAGCGAGGAGAGCCCTGCTCGCCCGGCCAGGTCGCCCACCAGAGCGTCGATGCGGGTGTCCCGGTACTGGCCAGAACCAGGAGCGTTGAGGACGTCGGTGGGGCCGATGCAGACGACCTGCATGAGCCGCGTGGTACCCGCGCTCGCAGGCTGCTGCTCGACCGCGACGTGGTGCACCGTGCCGTAGTAGGTACCGCGGTTCGGATTGAGTCCGTAGTCGATCCGCACCGCGGTACCACGGGTGCACTGGGCGCGCAGCGTCTCGTCATAGACGTAGGTGATGACCGCGACCTCATGCGCCCACTCGGCCTGCAGGATGCGCAGATCCAGAGCGTCCTGGGAAGGCTGTGGCGCACCGGCTCGCAGGAAAGGAAAGTAGACCTCGGCACAGAGCAGCGTCACGGGATCCTCAACACGGTTCCGGGCGGGATCGCATCCGGGTAAAGGATCTGAGGGTTGGCGTCGGCCAGGATCCACCACTTCTCGGCGTCGTTGTAGTACTTGTCCGCAAGATGCTGCAGGGTGTCGCCCTCCCGCGCGTGGATCTCACCCCTGGGTGTGGGAGTGCTGATCACCGGCCGGAACACCGTGGGAACCCAGCTCCTGTCGGCCTTCTGGACGGACACGACCGGCTCACCCTCGTACCGGCTGCCCTGGTAGATCGTCATGAGACTGCCGTCGCATCGGTCGCAGGAGTGGGGTTCGCCAGACTCTTGTCCTCGAACTTCCCGCTCGCGTACTTGGCCAACTGGGAGAAGGTGATGGACGCAGTGGCGCGCATCGGAGTCATATTGGACCCGAAGTGCGTGTAGTCCACGCCCATGCCCGCGATGAACCCGAACCAGGCCAACGGTTTGGCCAGCAGCACCCCTGACGTCCCGAACACCAGGTTCATCGGGATGCGCAGCATCGGACCCTGCCCACCGAGCGACGAGCCGGTGGTCCGGTAGATGCCGACGCAGCGTTCCAGCGCGGCGATGTCGGCGTAAACGCCTTGTGACAACGCTTTTGAGTCGCTACCCGTCAGCGAGAACACCTCGTAGGTGCGGTCGAACAGGAGGGAGAAGGTGACCGCCTGCATGCTGGAGATCAGGGCCTGCGCTTCCTTCTGACCCGTGGTCTGGGCCTCACTCGGGAGCACGTTGAGGTTGCTCTCGTAGGAGACCGAGATGACGCTGGGGTTGTAGAGGAAGTTGCACCGGTAAGGCTTCGCCTGCCCGGTCCCCTTCCAATAGCTCTTGTCCTGTTCCAAGTAGCCCCGGTACAACGGCCCGGACAGGCCGGTGTTGTTCCAGCTCATGATCCTGGCGTCGAAGGCGGGGTTCTCGTAGCCGAACTCCTTGCCGTCCGCGGCGGCCTTCATCTTGGCCGTAGTGCTGGACTTCTGATCGGCCAGATTCTGCGCCGTAGCTACCGGCCCAATAATGGTCTTTTTCTTAGAGGCAGCGATCTTTTTCGCCTGCGTAGTAGTGGGGTCGAACGGGTTCCCTGCCATCAGTCGCCACCCATCACTGCGGCGATGCGTGCATCGCTCTCCAACCTGCTGGCCACTGCCCCGACAAGCCGTTGCGCGTCGGCCACCGAACCGGATGCCATCTGGATCGGCATACTCAGGTGCACGACGATGGAGCGAGCGCCCTGCACAGGCGCGGGAGTACCGCTCGTACCCTCCTTGCCGCGCCGCACGTAGTCGCGCATGCGCTTCGCCGACGCAGCAGGAACGACCATCTCGCCGTGGTGGATCATCGCGAGCTGGTCGCCCTGGATGTTCCAGGCGCCTTCCTTGTACCAGTGCGGGCTCCGCGCCTGCCACTTGTTCCACGCGATGGCGGGCGTACCGTAGCGGCTCTTGATGTACTTCATGCCCGCGTCGATCTGGATGTGCGGGTCGGCCGACTTCTTGTAGCCGTAGTCCTTCCACGTCGAGTTGAGGAACTGCGCGATGCCGTACGCCGTCGATACCGGGTTCTGCGCGGTGGACTTCCAACCGCTCTCGTGCTGCCACAGGGTGTCCAGCGAGGCCCACTGGTTGGCGCCCCAGCCGTAGGCCGCCATCCGCCCCTTCGCGTACGCACGCGGGTCACCGGACTGCGGGGTACTCCCCGCCTTGGCCGAGGAGACGCCAGCGGGGCTGGAGCCAAAGCTGCGAGGAGCGCTGCCGAGTGAAGGGCTGTACACGTCGACATCGTTGATGTCCTCCGACCACCCCTGGTAGGGCTTCCCCCATCGCCGGGTGATGTCGGAGATGCTCGCCTTGTCGATCCGGCCGTCGCGAACGAAGTCGTTCGTCCACACGTATCCACCGCCCGCGCTGAGCGCGACGTGGCCCTGCCCGCCGGTCCACCACACCGGAACGCCGGGCGGCGGGGTACCAGAGTGGCGCTTCCTCGTATGCGCCCAACCGATCGCAGCGGTCCCGTACTTGGACGGCACGCCCAACGCCATGCGTACGTCCATGAGGCACTTGTTGTGCCAGTTGGACGCGCCACTGCGGGATTGCCGCTGCATCCACGAGAGCGCGGCTGCACCTCGACCCGTAGCCGACCCACTGTTCGAGCCCGTCAGCTTCCCCAGGGCACTGACGACCGCACTCCCGGAATTCCCTACGGCACCGACCTTTCCTACCTTCGACCCGGACCCCCCGCCCGGCGCCGCCATGTCGCCTACGCCGCCAAGAATGTCCTGCAGAGCGCTGTTTCCAGGGTCGCCAGGCGTGTTCGGTGTAGCGACCCGGTCCAAGCCCGCGGTTACCGCGTCGATCTCCTCCACCGATCCCGTGCCACCGCCACCACCGGGACCGCCGTGCTCACCACCGAAGAATCCAAGAGCGCCGCCTACCAAGGCGCCGACGCCGCCGCCGATCGCGGTACCGATCCCAGGAGCGATCATCGTGCCGATCATTGCCCCCGTACCGCCCATCTGGGCAGCACCAGTGACTACTCCACCGACCTTGTTCCTCGTCGCACTGCTGCCATCACCTGAGATCAGGCCGCCAGCAAGCGAACCGCCGAGGGCCGCCGCCGCGCCGATGCCAACGCCCTTCACCCGCGGAGACATCCCTATACGTGGGCGCGGCCCACCACCAGGTCCCCCGCCCGCGCCTCCTGCTCGGCCACCCATGATCCGGTTCATCGCGTACATGCCCGCGATACCGCCACCAAAGTTGCTCGCAGCACTCACTGCGCCCATGAGCGGTCCGGCCGCAGCCGCACCTGTGCCCATCACGCCGCCGAGGATCCCGCCCCCCGCGCCGAGCGCGGTGTTGAGGTTCCGGAACGCCGAGGCGGCTGCGTCGACCTGCCGTCGGAGCTGAGGGAGCGCGCTGTCGGCCAGCTCCTGCTCAACCCCTGCCTTTGCCTGCGCCTTGCGCCGATCGGCGTCGAATACCGTGTCTCCGATCTGGCTCGCGCCCCCGCCTGTCTTGGACAGGGTGCTCGTCATCTTGCTCGAACTCGCACCACCCATCTTGCTGGCGGTCTCCCCGTAGCTGTAGATGAACTCCTGCGTGGATGCGTCGAGCCCGAGACTGCTCATCGTTGCGCGCATGTTGGAGCCCTCAGCGCGGCCCTCGTTCAACGCCTGAGCCGACGGCATCTTCCCGCCGTAGATCTTCTTCAGGAGCTGCTCGGCGATCTGCTCAGGAGTCTGCTTCACCCCCCCACTGCCGATCGTCTTGATGCCCATTGGCATCAGGTTGTAGTAGGCCTGCGGTGAGTAGAACCCGGTAGCCGCCGCTGCGCCCTGCTCATAGCTGCCGAGCAGGTTGCCAGCTCGTCCAGCGGATGCCTGCAGTTGCTGCGAAGCGCCGCTCATGCTAAGTCCCTGGCGCTCCCGAATGGTCTGCAGGCCAGCGAACGCGTCGGCCGAGCTGGTGTAGCCGGTCAGCCCACCCTGGCCAGGACCGCCGAACCAGGAGTGACGCGCCTGGCCCATGACCTGGTTGACGTTCCCCGAGCTGCCCCACGCGGTGAGCTGCGAGAGACGCTCGGCGTTGACCCAGTTGTCGCGCTTGCTGTTGCCGTACGCAGCCAGCCCGCCGGTAACCGCCCCCGCCACCGCCCACTTCTGCCCCGTGCTCAACGAGAACCGAGAGTTGCCGCCGTTTGGAAGCGGCCCGCCGTCGTTGTCGCCGCCCGAGCCGCCTTGACCGCCACCGGTCATACCCGAACGACGTGCAGGTGCGGTGGCTGGCCGCGTGGAGAACGTCGAGTCCCCGCCATTCGCGCTGCCCCCGCCACCCGACCGACGGCCGCCGCCCATGCCCCCGCCGAGCGCGTCGAGCTTCGTGCCGTCGATCTTCTTCAGCTCAGCGTTGAACTCTTTGACGTTCTTAACGAGCCGTTCCCATTGCTTGTTGAGGTTGTCCAGCGACTTCGTGTCGACCTTGAACCCAGCCGTCACCGTGCCAGCGCGGCCACCGCTGCTGCCCGCGCCGCGCCCTAGACCTGGCTGGTTCTCGGCCACTACGACTCCCTCTTCGTCATCCCTAGACGCTTAGCCACTACCTCGGTCCAGTACCGACGCTCCCGCACCGTCATCTTCCGAAGCTCCGTCAGATTCCATCCGCTGAAGTACTGCCCGATGTGTCCGTAGTCGATGAAGACCTGCTGGTAACTGCTAGAAACCGCGAAACATGGTCGCCACGTCGATGACGAGCGGGAACTCGCGGTCGCACTCTGGGCACGCCTGCTTCACCTCATCCCACAGCGGTCCGGGCTGAGAGTCGGTCAGGAACTGCAGGAGTGCCTGCCGGTCGGCGGTACCCATCGACCGGATCGCCGCCATCGGCACAGGGTCGCCGTCGATGGTGAGGATGCAGCGCTTCAGCAGCATGGTGTTGATCTCTGCTGCAGTGCGCTGCGAGTTCTCCGCGGTGTACACCGATCGCTGAGTGCCACCGTTGATCAAGTTGATCTCGACACTGCCGCCCTTGCGCAGCGGGACGAAGTAGGTGTGCCGCGCCGCGTCCAACGTGATGACGTCCCGGCCGTCCCGCAGCTTGACCACGAGCCCGTCGAGCTGGCGGACCTTGACGTCCTTGGTGAAGCTGTAGTCGACCTGGAACTCGTGCTTGCAGTCCAGCCTAGGGCAGGTCAGGTCGAGCCGCATGACGTCGCCGTAGGTGGCGATCCGAATCCCCTGCAACAGCATGTCCCGGTCACCGATGAGCAGATCGTCGAGCATCTCCTGCGTGCACGGATGATCCCCGATCCGCTCGACGCACCGCACCAGCAGGGTGTTGATGAACTTGGTGAAGTCCCGCGTGACCGCGGGCCGCGACAGCTCCTCCTCATCCTCCCCGCACAGCTCGCGCACGCGGGCCTCCTTGATGACCCCCCCTTCGCTCAGGTACCCACCCGGCAACGTGACGGTGCCGTCGGGTGGGGCACTGATGAGGATCGGCTTGTCGTCCTCGTCCTCTCCTACGCCCATCGCCAGATTCCCGAGCATGTTCGCCATCTCGGGGTTGGTGCCAGGGTCGATCTCTATGCCGGTTACTAGCCCCTCAAGCTGATCCGCCGTCACTTCTGCTCCTAGTGCTCGTGTCGAGTGTTACTTGATCGTCGGTGCGTCTGAGGTGTACGGGTCGGCCGCGTAGCTCGGCTTCCATCCCTCGTGCTGGATGACCATCTGTTCCATGAGGATGCCGTTGCCACCGGCATCGAGGTCGCTAAAGCTGATGCTGCCCGGCCAGGCGTTGTAGACCTTGAACCGCAGCTTCACCGGCACCTTGTTGTTCAGGGTGTACGGGTGGGCGAGCACCGAGATGTCGATGTTCGACCGGAAGTCCTTGCCCTTCTTGGGCGCGTACGAGCCACCGCCCTGGATGACCGAGAAGATCTCGCGCACCCACTCGTACGCATGCGGGGTGTTCACCATGACGCCGCGGGACAGCGTGATCGGCGTGAACTCCGACTGCCCCGGCATCTTCTGGGGCGTCAGGTTGTAGCCACCCTGGCGATACGCGATGACCTGCGTCTCGACGTTCAGTCCGGCACAATTCATGAAGCCCAGCTCAATGAGCTTCCTGTTGCCACCGGCAGTGACGTGGTTGATGTTGACTATGAAGCGGAAGTTGCGCAGCGGATCGGTCGCGATCGAAGACCGCGAGTCCTTGACTGTCTCTGGCATTAGACCTCCTCGTTGACGGTGGAGCCGGACTCGAACTGACCGATCTTCAAGACGATGAACTCGGCGGGAGTCTCCAGAGCCACGCCGACCTCGATGTGCACCTCGCCGTTGTTCACAGCGTTCTGCGCGTTGGTGTCCTCGTCGCACTTGACGTAGAACGCCTCCTCCGCAGTAGTTCCACGAAGAGCGCCGTCCTGCCACAGCTCCAGCAGAACGCGCGAGCAGACATCCTCCAACGAAGCCCAAAGCTGCTCGTCGTTGGACTCGAACGCTGCGAATCGCGTGGCGTTGGTGAGCGCCATGCGCAGCGCGATCAGCGTGCGCCGAACGCTGACGTACTTGTCGATCTGATTGAGCTTTAGCGTGCGCGCACCAAAGATGCAGAGCCCGTTGCCGGGGACCGACTTGATGACGTTGACCTTGCCCATGTTGAGGGAGTCCATCTCAGACTCCAACGCCCGGTACTCTAGGGCCACGACGCCGTTGAGGCGGTTGTTGATCCCCGCCGGAGCCTTGTGCGTCCCGCGCTGGGTATCCGTGGCGACGTACTGCCCGACGACCGCGCCGCCAGGCGGGATGAGTCGCGTGCTGCCCGGCACCGTGTTGCTCGGGTCGCTGATCGCGAGCTGCGGGTAGTACACCGCTGCGTAGCTGCTGCTTGTGTACGCCGCCGCGGTGGTGATGAGCTGTGCAGGAGTCTGTGCAACGGCGCAGTCGACGACCAGGAAGCAGGTCCCGCGCGTCTCGCAGAAGGTGATCATTGCGTTGACCGTGGCCGTGTCGACAACGCCGGGGATATTGATCGTGAGGAAGTCGTCCACGAGCGCCAGCGTGGCCGCCGCGTTGTACAGCTCGCTACCGGCTCCGACGGTCGGGGCCGCACCATCCGCACCGGAGGTGAGCACCTCACCGCCAGCCGGGGACACCGCGGGGACGATCGTGCCCGCAACGTAGGTGGCGGAACTCAGGTTGGTCAGCCTGATGTACACGCTACCGGTGGTGGGGGAGTTCAACAGCGCGGGCGCATACCGCCCATCGGTCGGGTCCATCGACAGGTCGGTCCAACGCTCAACGATGAACTGGTCGCCGGAGCCACCCAGACGCACCGTCAGATTGAACCGGCCGGGGAGGCTCGACCCCACGTCGGAGATCTCGGTGTAGATCACGTTGCCCCAGGCACCAGGGTTCAGCGCATCGACCCGCAACAGCGGCGCCGGGGTGCCCGCACGGTCGTTGTAGGTGCGCGTCGCCACGACCGCACCGGCACCGACTGCACGCACGATGTAGGCGGCTTGCCCGCCGTTGTTGTAGTACTGGAACACCGCGTGCGCCAGTGCCTGGTTGGCTCCGGCGAACCCGCCGTAGAGCTTCACGAACTGGCCCCACGAATTGATCAGCGTCGGCAGGCCGAGGATCGTGCCCGGCTGCACCGGTCCGCGGGTGGATACACCGACGAACGCGGCGACGGTGATCGCAGGGAAGGAATCGGGCGTGGTCTGGAGGAGGGACTCCTCCACATACACGCCTGGGCGCTTGTATGTCGCCATCGGGTAGGTCTCCTAAATCGCGAGGATGAGAACGTGGAGACCGAGTAGTAATCCGAGTGATTGTCCGTCAGCTAGAACCCGTGCACCACCAAGGAGCCACTCCCTCGGAACTTCACGACGTTCGGGAGTTCGAGCAGGAAATCGAAGATCTCGATCGCGATGTCCGAGGTCGCAATGAAGCGGGACAGCTCGGCCGGGAAGTACTCCGACGACATCTGCACCGTCCACGCCTTGCGGAAGATGCGCTTGTTCGGGTCGCCGGGATCCGGCTGATCGGCCGACTGCGGACCGTTGATGAGATCGAGCCGACGGACGGAGTGGTCATCGCCTACCTCGTTCGTGCCCACCATGGGGACCGCGCCGAAGCGTTCCACCAACCTGGTGGTCATCATCGACGCCATGATCTGGCGGTCGTGCTGGACGAAGCGAGCAAAGCTCGTGATCTGGTAGGTGAACAGCAGCGGGATCGGCCACTCGGTCACGGCTCGGTCGTGCAGCACCCGTGTCGGCGGCATGTACTCCTCGCCAGCCCTGAAGCGGTAGCTGCCGCGGGTCTCCCGCTCGGGGTCGCGGGCGATGTTGAGCAGGTCGATCGTGATGTAGGGGTACTCCCGGCGCTGCGCCTCCTGCTCCGGCAGCCGGAAGTAGACCTTGACCTCGCGCCCGACTGCGCCGGAGCTGCCGTCGCGCACCGTCATTCCCTGCAGGTACGACTTCAGCGCCGCGTCCTCACGAAGGATCAGGCCGTCGTTGGCGCTCACAATGCCCCCCAGATACGACGCGCGAGCGCGGCGCTGAACTCCTCGTTGTAGTGCTTCTGGTTGCGGGCCAGGGTGGCGCGCATCCAGCCCTTGGGAGCGCCTACCAGGGTGCCCCACTCCAGGTCGTACGCCTCGCGAGCGCTGAGCCCGGTGAGCACACCGACCACTGCCTCGCCGCGATCCAGGTACAGCCCGATGTCCGAGCGCGTCTCGTCGCTCATCCCCGCGGCCTTGGCCGCCGCGTCCAGGTCGGCCAGCAGCGATCCGTGCGCGGCCTCGCCTGCGGCGTCCCAGATGAGCTTGCCGAGATCCACCTTGCGCTTCGCGAACGCCTGCAGCTCCGGCGAGCTGATGGAGAACCCCATGGCTCGGCAGACCTCCTTGCAAGCGTGCGGCGAAGTGGTGCGGCGTGACATCGACCCGGCGTGTGCGATCGACGTCAAAGCCACGCTAGCCCGTGCGCACAGCTCCGCGCGAGAGAGGTTCTACGCGAGCTTGTATGTACGCGGGGGCCCGGCTACCCCCAAGTCCGGAGGTAAAATCTCAGGCGCGCTTGCGCGGGTACGCGCGGACGACGGGCTCGCCCTTACGCCAGGCAGCTTCCTTATGCAAGCCAGGCTGCTGACTCGCGAGCTTGCCAACGGCGGCCCTGGCGTCGGGGGACATGTCGTCACGGTGATGCAGGAAGGGCATGCCGGTCTCCTTGTGCACGCCCTCGTAGAGCGCGGCGGCCACACCCTGACGCCGATGCTCGGGATCCACGGCAACGTACTCCACGCCGACGTGACCTTTCTGCTCGGGAGTCATGAACCTCTGGCTGCGGTCGAACCGCATCGTGCCGATAACGTCACCGGTCTCCGGGTGCCGAGCCGTGGCCAGCTCACCGCCCCAGGGGTGCGGGCCCTCCATCGCGACCTGCCACTGCCTACCAAGGTTGTCGGAAGCGCTCACTTCCAGCCGAGCTTCCCGGTGAGGAACTCCATGCCGTGCTTCTTGGCCGCCGTCATCGTCTTGAACGGCGGGGGCGTGTACCGGATCTCCTTCGCGGTACCGTCCGGGCCCTGGTACCTGCCGATCATGTGGAACTCTCCTGGACCCTTACGCGCGACGGACACCTCGTGCGACTTGGGATCCCAGCCATTCGGACCCAGCCGCCGGTCGGCCCACTCCGGGCTGTCCTTGCCCCACATCGGCTCTTCCTGACGCCAATCGGTGATCTTCGGCTGGAACTGCTCGCCCAGGTGCTCGTCCGCGCTCACGGCGTGCTCGGGCTCTCAATCGCCCGCACGGGCGTCTTGGCCAGGCTGCGCTGGTACAGGACCATGCTGCGGTTGGCCTTGTACACGTCCGGGCCGAACTGCTGAGGCTGGAGGTTGTCCGCTGCTGCCATGCCGCTCAGCGTAACGGCGCGAAGGCCTGCGGTGGGAGAGTCCCGGCGTTACCCTGCAGGCACCGGACCACTACGACACGGAGCACCCCATGAGCCACTACTGCGATGGCAGCTGCACGCACGAGAGCGAGCGCTTCTATAGAGACGCCAACCGCGGGCTGAACAGCATCGGCATGCTGCTATGGATCGCCTTCGGACTGTTCTGCTTATGGACGGCATGCGTCACAGGGTCGATGCTCATCGCGCCCGAGCCGGGCGTCAACCCGATCAGCTCGCTCATCATCACGCTGTTCTTCGCGTGCATGACCTGGGGCTCATTCCGTGTGGTACTCCGCAGGCGCTGAGTCCTCTACTCGCGCCTTCCCATTCGGCTGCCACGTTGCTGGCGGCTCGTTTCCATTCGCCTCGTTAGGGGCGGTGTCCGGCTCCGGGTGCACGATTGCCAAATCCTCTTCAGTGATCCTGACCTCGTCCATCAATACGCTCCTTAGACAGCCTCTACGAGAATCTGACGAGCCGTCAATGTACCAATAGTGGTGGTCGCGGTCAGGTCGATGTAGAACAACGCCGTGGTGGGAATCGAGCCGACCACCTCGGCTGCCGGTGCCTTGGAGTAGATGACCGCGGAGGTACCAGCCGTAGCCACTGCCTGACTCGTGACCTGCCCATGCGCCACCAACGTCGAGCTGGCACCCAACGCCACTACCTGCACGACGGCGTCCACGTAATAGATCTGGTTGGCCACCGCTGCTGCTGAGACGTTGGAGGCCCACAGCAGCGTCGTGTCACCGCCTACGGTTCCCGCGGTACCCGCACGGATGCCCACGATGACGGTGCCGGTAGACGACGCCTGCAGCTCTGCCTTGATCAGGAACGTCTGGCCCACCACCACCGAGTTGGCCGGGATCCGAACAACGGCCATGATCGTCTCGGACGTACCCGAGGTGACCGCACCACGCCCTGCGATGACCGCCGAGCCCGTGGACCCGAGTAGCTGCAGAATCCCGGTGCCGGACATGAGCCCCGAGTTCTGGCTGATCCGCTTGCTCACCCCCACCACAGCCGCGGAAGCGTCAGCCAGCGGGGCCACGCTCGCGCCGTCCATCTGGTTATCCCCGACGGAGAGCGCACCAAGGCCAGAGGTGCCTGCCTGGATGTCGACGTGCGTCGCGTTGGTGACCGTCAGGTTGCTGTTCGGACCGAAGATGCAACCATTGATGCGCACCTTGGTCTGATTGCTGGCCGAAGGAATGATCCGAACGCCAGCGCCACCAACCCCGTTGAACCCGGTGACTCGGCAGGCCTGGATGTTCACGTCCTGCGCGCCGTTGACCAGGATGCCCGCACCGGTCCCGGTTCCTGCCGCGTTGTAGATGTCGCAATCGACCAGGGAGATACCCGCAGGAAGCGCGGTAGCTGTACCCACCCCCCCTGCGCCAGTGCCGTTGATCTCTACCGAGTGGTTGGCGCCCGTAGCAGCGATGCCGCACTGCGTGAACTTGATCCGGTTGGAGGTGAACCCTCCCGTGATCTTGATGACCGAACCCTGAGGCTGGTCGAAGAAGCAGTTGGTGAAATAGCACGCCTGTGCGCCGAGCGCGGAAGCCGCGTTGAACCAGACGACGTTAGTGCCCTGAATCCAGTCGCAGTTGGTGACCTGTACCGCACCACTTGCCTGGATCTCACAGCATGCGCTGGTCGTTGCCGCGCCTGCGTTGATGGTCGCGTTGTGGATCATTACATTGATGGTCGCGCCGTTGATGAAGATCCCGCGGCCACCATTGGGGACGCTGCTGATGTCGAGGTCAGACCACACGCTGAGGTTCGCGCTCTGGTTGCCGGTGGCGTTGATGGCCTGGAACATCCCGGAGAACGCGCACCGGTAGACGTTCATCCCTACGTTGTTGCCGACCGGGATGTTGATCGCGGCTCCGGCGGTCTTGGTGACCGACGTCTGGAAGCCGATGTCTGTCCACATGTCGTACCAGCCCGCGACGCTCTTGGTGAACGTGTGCTGGGTGGCGTTGGTCGTCTTGATGATCGAGGCGTAGCGGTTGACGCCCTTGAAGGTGTAGCGCCGGTCGACGTTGATGTCGATGGCGGCAGAGATCCGGTAGGTACCCGCAGGGATGAACAGCACCGCGCCCGCAGGCATCGTCGAGATCGCATTGGCGAACTGCGTGTCGTTCAGGGTGCTGTCGTTCCCAACGCCCCCGAAATCAGCTACGAAGTCGTAGTGCAGGTTGTCTATCAGGCGCTTGTCCAGAGCGGACATCAAGCCCTGCAGGCTCTGCGTGGACGCAGGCAACATCGCGGCTACCTGAGTAGGCGTCAGATCAGCAACCGTTGCCGCGCCGCCAGTGTTGTTGCCCCGCAGCGTGTTCGCTGCCGCGTTCACCTGCATCGCCAACGTGACGTACCCGCCAGGGATGTCCTGCCAGACGGTGTTGTAGTTCGTCGAGTCAATCTTGCGAAGGAACTGCCCAGCCGTACCGCCAGCCACTACCCCTGCGCCTGCGGAGCCGGGTGCACCAGCGGTACCCTGCGCGCCCTGCAGGCTCACCAACGCGGACCAGGTACTCACACCGGTCTTGACCTGGTAGCCCTTGTTCGTCGAGTCGAAGTAGACGTCTCCGATCACGCCGAGGGAGTTCGACGGCGCGCCTGCGCCATTGAAGATCGTGTTCTGCTGCCAGGGCAGGGAATTCCAGGCCGTGACGCCGTCGCCGACCTTGAAGCGCAGAGACGTGGTGGCGAAACCCATCTCGGCCGCGAGCAGCACCGGGTTGTCCGACGTCCAGTTGGCGTCGGTGGCGTTACGCATCTGGAACTGAACCAGGACGGCCATCTAGCTGGATCCTCCGCAGTTGATGCGCGGGGTGTTGTTCGTGTAGACGGTGTTCGAGGTACCGCCGGTCCAAATCTGGGTCGTAGCCGTGCTGGCCACGATGGGGACGACCTGACCGTCGGACTGGCGCACCTTCATCACCCCGCCCTCGGCGTACAAGTACGCACCGTCAGATGGGTTGGCTGTAGGGGCAACCATGTTCCTGAACCAATGCCAGGTGGCGATCGGTTTCATCAGCCACCAGCCACGGAGATCTGGATCGCCGCCGCGCTGTAGGCAATGTCCGAGGTGACCCCGATCGTGTTGGCGTCGATGGTGCGCACGCCGATGTCCGTCTTGGTGCCATCCGCCACGACCTTAAAGGACTCGATCGTGTTCGTGGTGTTGAGGTTGTGCACGACGTTCAGCTCTACGCCAGCGGAAAGCGCGCCAAGCGCCGCGGTGTAGAAGCCGGGCGTGCCGAGGTTGGTACGGGCGGCGGCGGCCGTGGTAGCACCTGTACCGCCGTACAGAACGCCTACCGCTGTGGCATTCCAGGTCCCGACGGTGACCGTACCCAGCGTGGTGAGAGAGGTCTGACCGACGTAGTTGGACGCGATGTCGATCACGCCAGCGGTGACCGTTACCCGGTTGGTAGTGCCGGTGTAGGTCTGACCCTGCCCCCACTGGGTGATCGAGAGGCTGGTGGTGTCCAGGGTGATCGGGTCGGGAGTCGCGACCTTCCACTGCGTCCCGGCCAGCGTGCCTTCGGTGATCAACCAGAACGCGCCGGAGGTGAGCGTCTCGTTGGGCGGCCGGTTCCACGCGCCAGAGTGGATGATCCACGGCCCGTTCTGCGATCCAGTGGTCTGGCCGAGCAGGATCACTCGGTCGCCGTCGGTGCGTGCGCTGCCGTCCACGGTGAGGCCGGTCAACGACGCACGGTTGGCCGTCTCCCCGAATCGCACCGAGGGCTTGTTGTCGATGCCCGCCTGGGCGGTCTGAATGTCCACCAACCGCGCCGCGGAGTTCGGCCCGAGCGGCGCGCCGAGGTTGGTCAGCTCCTGGCTGTTCATGGTCACCGCGGCGGTGGGTGCCGCGATCTGGTCTAGCCGCGTTGTGCCAGCGAGCGCGTTGGCCGCCCCAAAACCAAGCTGGCGCAGGGATTCGACACCGGCAGCCTGACTGAGCAGGGAGGCCGCGATGTTGGCCAGGGTGATGGTGCCTGCGGCAATCTTGACCCCCGCGCCCGCAGTACCGCCGGTCACGCTCGCGTCGGTGGGGATACGCGTGTCGCTCAGACGGCTGTCGTTGCCCGCGGCGGCCTGTGCCGCGCCCGTGCCCAACGTGCGCAGCGACGCGGTGCCCGCGGCGCCGTCCTTGTTCGCAGCGGCAATCTGAACGTCGGTGATCGTGGCGTTGACGATGTTCGCAGCGGTGATGGTGTTCGCCGCGATCTTGACACCGGCCCCGGCCGTGCCGCCGGTTACCGAGCCGTCGGTCGGTACGCGGGTATCGGTGAACCGTGCATCGTTTCCCAGCGGCACCGTGATGGAGGTCTGCCCGGTAGGAATCTGCGCGATCGGGATGTGGGTAGTGCCGTCAAGAGTTGCGACGCCCGAAGCCACACCGAGCTGAGAAGCCAGCACGGTGCCCGTCTGAGACAGGAGCACCCAGGCGCCGTTCTCGCGGGTGTACGACCTCAGGGCAACGGTATCGTAGTACTGCTGCCCGTTGACCGGCGATGTGGGCGCGCTGGACTTGTTCTCAACGACCATCCCAATCTGCGGGATCTTCTGGAAGTCGTACTGGACCGAGATCTTCTTTGCTGCCACGACGTGCGCCTTCCTTAGTAGAGAATCTCCAGCACGCCGGACTCGGCGTAGTACCAATCAGCTCGGACGGTGTTCGCATCGACGTGAACGACGAGCCCCTCCTTCTCGGTGATGCCGTCGGACTCGTACAGGTTCACCTCCAGCGGTCGGGCGCCCAGGTTGTGCGTCGCGACCCACGAGGTGGCGGCCGACGCGAAATTGAAGGCCATGCTCTGCAGCGTTCCGCCTGGCGCGCCAGGAGCCCCCGGAGTGCCAGGTGTGCCGGGCGATCCAGGTGCACCTGGTGGGCCAGGAGGACCGATCAGACCGTGACCGGAATGTACGACGACACGCTCTCCGGGAGTGGAGACCACCTCCCGCGCTACCTCGTTGACCGCTACCTGCGAGGACACCAACGGCGTCGTGATGATCTCGCGCCGGACGACATTGGTCGTCACGTCCTCATTGGTGTCACGCCGTTGCACACCCATCAGGGGACCTGCGGATCCACGCAGGCGAGACCCTTGACCAGCCGCACAACGTCGGTGGGATCGACGAGGTTGGTCAGCTTTAAGTCCCAGACCAGGTCCGTCCCGAAGTAAGGCTGGAATACGGGGGTGAGCGTCGCAGGAATGCGTACGTCAATGTCCCTACTGACCGCGAGCGTGATGCTCGGGTCGTTCGGCGGTACGCCGTTAGAAGTGATCGTCATGATCGCCGGATCAACGTAGTTGACCCCGATGCGCATCACCGCGTAGTAGACGCCGAGCAGCGGGACGTTGACGCCGTTGGCGTCAGTCCAGGACAGCGGCAGATCGAACGTCGCACCCGGCTGGATAACGATGTTCATCTGCGCGGTCACTGTAGATTCCTCACTGCTGGCGCTGTAGCGGGAGAAGTCAGGATCGTTGACCATCTCGTCCGGCCGGAGCATGACGCCGAGCACGCGCATCATCGTGTCGTGTCCGGAGGGCTCGAACTGGCCGGTGACGCTGATGTCGCGGATGCCCCAGACGATGTTGTCGTAGACGAAGCGGTCGCGAACGTGCAGCTCATTGTTGTGCGACATCTCGGGGAGCAGTCCTGCGCGCCTCGCCTGTTCATAACTCATTCGCACGTCAATGGTGTCGAGCACGTACTGCCCGTCATCGGTGGTCGACTTTTGGCCCTCGCGCCGATTGGCCGATAGCACCGGAATTGGAACCGGGCCGCGCCAACGTCGACCGGTACCCGCAAGATCCTGCCCCTCGCCATAGACGTCGTCGAAGGTGGAGTTGACCGGGTCGAAGAAGTACCACTCGATGTACGTGCCGAACGCCCGCTGATGCTGCTCGATGTCGCGGTCGATGCGCCGAGAGTCGTACTTGGGCGAGAAGAACCGCGAGCGGATCTGCGCCATCTACGCCTCCTCCCAGCGCCCGTTGCGAATCCAGCCATGATGCTGATGAGTGCCGGTGATGAGCTGGATCGAAGGGTGCAGGGTCAGCGGGTCCTCCTGCAGAACGTCCCACTCCTCCTCGCCCACGCCGTGGCCTTTGAAGAAGATCGAGCCCCGACAACCGTCGGAGAACCGCAAGATGATCCCAGCGAGATCGTTCTCCCCGCCGTTGACGAACCGCTTGTAGAGAGTGCTGTCGCCGAGGTCGGTCCAGTCGTCGCTCACCTATACCCCCGGCGGGTACTGCTGACCGACGTACACACGCTGCGCGCTGCCGGTACCGGTGATCCCGGAGTCGACCGGCGGGTACACACGAATGGGAGCTGACTGGTCGTCATACTCCCGATCGGTGTAGATGGGGACGTAGCGTCCGGTCGTCCGGGAGACGCGCCGCAGCGTGAACATCTCAATCCGCGAGAGCCCGACGTTGAGCTGCTGGGAGAGCGTGTTGTAGCGCTCCTGCTGCGCCTTGATCATTTCCATGATCGCGCGGTAACGCTCCTGCCGCGGGAGATTGGTGCCCTCCGCGGTCGTGACGTCGATGTCGTAGCTGGCGTCGGCCGCGAGCGCCCACAGCGCCTCGATGGCGGCCAGCAACGCGACGGGGTGCTCCTCCACCAGCGGAAGGTTGGTGAACTCCTGCACGGCTGTCGTGTACGTCATCCGGCCGGTCAGCGGATCACGGTAGATCGTACGGTCCGTAGTGCCGTGCGCGTGCTTCCAGAAGGCCGACTCGATGAACCGGTCCAACTCCTCGTCCAGGAAGAACTGCGCGTACTGGCCGCGCACGAACAGCTTGCTGCCCAAAGCGACCGGCACGATGGTCGTGATGATGCCGGTGCGCGTCTCCAGGGTGTAGTCGGCATCAGGTACGAGCGGGACCGCGGTGGTCTCCCCGTCAATCTGCACGAGCACCTGCAACGTGCCCGGCAGGACGGACTCGGCCGGAAGATCGAAGCGTGTCGCCATGCCGTCGCCAGGCTGCGCGATCGAAAAGCCCTGGATGTAGTCGGCGATCTCGATCCGCAGCCGGTCGCGGATCCGCGTGATCGTGGTGCCCTGCGGGTTCAGGTCGGGCAGCGGGGGCGCAGGAATCGGAGCCAGCAGAACGTTGACGAGCCCTGCCTGGTTGACGCTGTGCTCGCCGTCAGATGTGCTCAGCAGCACGTAGTAGAAGCCGCTCGGCGTGGTGCGCGGGACTGTGACGTGGATGCTCACGCCGCTGTCGATGGTGAAGTCCTGAGTGAACACGTACTCGCTCGTGTCGTTGTCCACCAGCCCTACCATGGCCACCCGGCCGAAGCCCGTGCCCACAACGATGATCTGGTTCCCGACCGCGACCGGTGAGGTGACAGCGGTGATGACGGGGGCTGTCATCTCTCCCCTTTCGCTCAGTCCTGCGTGACGTAGGAGACCTGCTCCGCGGTGTAGATCAGATCAGGGTCGGGTCGGAAGGCCACGGGGACCTTCCCTACGGTGCCCAGCGTGCCAGAGCCGGTGAGCATGGTTGTCGAGACGTACTCCTGCGGACCGCTCACCGGGGCCCTCCTCTGTCCTTCAGCACCGGTACCGGCGAGGCCTCGACCGCGTACACCAACGGCGGCGGGTCGGCCACGATACCGATCGACGCCTCCTGCGCGTAGATGGTCGGTGCATCGAAGCCACGGAAGCTGATCCCTGCTCGCCCGGCCAGAGAGAGTGCGCCAGCGCCGGACAGAGAGAGCGGGCTGCCCTCGTTGATCGCCACAACGACGGCCAGCGCGCCTGCACCGCTCAGCGGCACGTCCTGCCGAGCCCCCGACACGACGCCTTCGAGGAGCGCGCCCAAACCGGTAAGCGCCACGGCCGCCGACGTCTGGACGGTCGTGGCGATGCCCAGCACTCCCAGACTGGATAGCTGGGCGCTCCCCGTCGTCGTCAGCGTCGTGGTGAGGGTGAGCGCGCCTGCACCGCTCAGCACTGCAGCAGCAACCGCGGTAGCCGACACCTGCGCAACGACGAGCTGGCCAGCGCCAGAGAGCCCCAGGGGCTGAGTTATCGCCAGGGTGCCCGTGTCGACCAGCGTGCCAGAGCCGTTCAACGGAACCGCGCTGGACGCCGTTGGAGCGCTGCCCGCGGTGACCAACGTTCCAGACCCGGCCAGCACGAAGGAGACGGACACGGCCGGGGTGCCCGCGCCCGCCAACGTGCCGCTACCGGACAGCGGGACGGCGCGCGACGTCGTGATGGACGTAGGCACCGGGACGAGTTGGCCAGAGCCACTCAGAACACCTGGTTGCGAGTACGCGGGCACCCCGAGCAGAGAGAGCACTCCTGCGCCCGTCAGCGGAACGGCGCGTGACGCGGTCATCCCGGTCCCAGCCGGAACGAGTGAGCCCGCCCCGCTCAACGACGCGGCGGCCGAGGCCGACGGCGCGCTGCCAACCGTGCCGAGCGTTCCCGATCCGGTGAGCGAGAGGGCGCGCGGGAAATCCGGCGTGCCGGTCGTGGTCAGCGTTCCCGATCCACTCAGGGTGTCGCTACCCGTGTACGACGGCAGGATGAGGAACGAGAGCGCTCCCGTGCCGGATAGCGCCAGCGGAACCGTGAACGCCGGGGATCCCGTTGTGACCAGGCTTCCCGAGCCGGTCAGTGTGGCCGAGCCCGAGGTCGAGACCAAGGCCGCCAGCGTCAATGCGCCAGATCCGGCGAGCGCCGTTGCGCCGCTGGCCGTGAGCGCCGTGGTGAACGTCAACGAGCCGGATCCGCTGAGCGCCCTGGCGCCGGACGCCGTCGTCAACGATGCGACCGGAGTCAGCGCACCGCTGCCGGAGAGCGACGCGCTTCCCGACACCGTGACCAGGCTGGCCGAGCCCGTCAACGACCCGGAGCCCGAAAGCACGCCCGGCCCGGTGAAGGCGATGGTGCTCGCCAAGGACAGCGTTCCCGAGCCCGTCAACGCAGCCGTGGCCGATGCCGTCGGCGCGCTCCCTACGGGCGAGAGCACACCGGAGCCAGACAACGCCATGGAGACCGGGAACGCGGGAGTCGCGGCCGTCAGGGTCAGCGTGCCCGACCCGGTCAGCGGCGCGTTGTCCAACGGGCCAGGGAAGTTGATCCCGCCGACAACCGTTATGCCTGTATTCGAGGATGAGGTAATAACAGCGAGATCGACGCGGTTGAGCGGAATCGCAATCGTGATCGCACCGGAATGCCGAGTGGTCCAACTAGAGGCGTCCGAAGAGGTCTCTAGGAAGATCGTCCCAGATGATTCCCGGAACCGCAGGTACCTGTGCGTAGTGGCGCTGTAAGTGAAGGTGGTGCCGGAGGTTATCGTCCCGTCAATCTTGATCGTAGTGAACACAGTGCCATTGGTGATCTGGAAATTCACGTCATGGGCAGTGGTGTTGAACGAAGTAGACGTGTTCACCGGAAAATAGAGGTTCCACCACACGGTGTTGCTCGTAGCAACGGGAATCGTCAGCGTATCCAGGTAGGCCGAACTGCCCACCAAGTTAACGCAGAAGGACGGCAGCGAATGCACACTGTTGAATGCACTGTTCACCGGGAATGTCGCGGTGCCGTTCCCGATAGTGACCGAGGTGTTGGCAGAGTACATCTGATTGCTAGGCAGACTCTGCCCTGTAGTGAATGTGCCGGACCCGTTGAACCCCTCAATGAAGGTGGAGGCCGTGATCCCGGTGGTGTAGAACAAGGTGTCGAAGCCCTTGAACTCCACCCACCCAGGCTCTGTGGTGACGTTGACGCTGCCGTCAGTAAGATCCGTTGACCCGGTATTACCGTAGTTAATGGTCGCGTTGCCGGACGTTCCCGCCGAGACCTTGTACCCGATCTCCACAACAATGCAGTCACCCGCCGTCACGGCGAGGCTGGACAGCGTCTTACCGACTTCCCCGCGGCCGGTGGCCGTCGTCGTCCACGACGTAGCGCCATCCGTGTTGGTCAGCAGAGTTCCGCGCAGCGTGTCGGTGGTCCCCTGCGTCACGAAGATGTGGACGTGGGTGACCATCGTGACGCCAGCAGGCGCCAGAACGCCGAAAGCCCACGACACCGTAGCGGTCGCAGGAATAGTCCCGGACGTACCCAAAGGCAGGGATACCCCGCGATACAGCAGGGTCTTATCGGTCGACGATACGACCGCGCGAGTCTTGGTCGCGGCGGCGTTGGTCTTTACGCCCAACCGGCCGGTGACGAAGGAGGTGGCATCGGTCCAGTCGCCCCGCACGGTGGTCGGGGTGAAAGAGGAGGCGGCGTTGGAGATATAGACCCTGACGGTCATTACTCCACCCCCTCCCTACCTGACACCCCTCCTTCGTGCTCAGGAAGGAGCGCGACTAGCTCTGGGTGTAGGTGAAGGTGACCGTGTAGGTGCCCTGGCTGGCGAACGCCTGCGAGGTCACGGATGCACCGTCGTAGTACGTGCCCGCCGTGACCGCAGAGTGCACGCCTGCACCAACGAGGGTGGTACCGGTCGGGATGTCAAAGACCGCGGTGGCCGAAGTGACACCGGCCGAGCTGGCCGACCAGGACAGGCTCTTACGCGCATACGCCGGGGAACCACCGGAAGGCTCGGTACCTGCCGACGCGCCGGGGGCGGTGGTGTAGACCGCCCCGTAGAGGGCCGAGCCCTTGTACGCGTCGGACAGGATGTTCTTCATCGCGTTGGTCTGGATTGCCATGGGTCACGCCTCCGTAGCGGGGTAGAAAGTCCCGGCGTCCGCGACTGCGAGGCCTTCTGGGACGTAGGTGGCTCCGTCGTACCCGCCGGGTCCAGCGTCGTACTCTTCCGACACCTCGACGAACTGCCAACGCTCCCGAGCGTCCGCAACGTAGGCCTCGATGTACCGGTCTCGCACGTAATCCGTGGCGGTCATCTCCGCGGTCCCACCGGGAACCGCGACAATGCTCCTGCATGTCACGCGCCGCTTGTCGATGCGCGGGTCTACCTCAGTCATCCACGTACCTCTCTGCTCCTATGCCGGTGAGTAGCCCTCGACGCGCAGGATCACGCTATCTGGTGTAGGGGCCGCAACGTATGCGAGAGCGGCCTTGGCGAGCAGGGTCAGCGATCCGTACCCGAAGAAAAGAGGTGCGAGCTGACCGGCATTCGCCACCAACACGCCCTCGCCGGATAGAGCGACCGACGTGAAATTCGGCGCCCCCGACAACTTCAACACGCCGGTTCCGTTGAGCACGGCCACCGCGGGCCGCCCGACCACCAGCGAGCCGTAGCCCGCGAAGGTCGCATTGTTAGGTCCGCTCTCCGGGTTCGGCGCGGGCGGATCGGCCGAGGCCACCGCTGCACCGTCGAACGTGCCGCTGCGTCGAAGCCAGATCGGCTTCGCCTGGTTCGGACCGATGGTGCCGAGCTGGATGCCCAGCGCCTTCGATGGTGCAAGCGAGAACGGCGATGCCAACGACGGAGCCGTGCCCTTATCAGGCACCTTTACCGCCTGCTCCTCGGCCGCGTTGATGCTGCTCGCCGGGTTGTCGTCCGGTGCGATGTCGATCGTCTGGCCGCCCGGCTTCTGGAACGTCAACCAGGCGACCGCATTGCTGAGCGGGTAGCGCGGATGCCGGTTGACCACGAACACGCACTGGTAGTCCACCGCGTTCTGCGAGAACTCGACCGGCGTGGCGCTGGGGAACACCGCACCGATGACGCCGCCGTGGACGACCGACCGAGACACCCAACCGCCCAGACTCAGACCGGCCGCGCCATCGGCGGAATCGCCTGACGTAGCGTCAGGAACAGAGAGCCGGTACTCGATCTGGCTCGGGGCGATGGCCATCTACTCCTGCTTCACCAGGTCAGGCCGCGCTCGTCCAGCCAGGACGCCACCCACCGCGGGACGCGGTAGCGGCGGCCTTCCAGGAACGTGAACGTGTTGCCGTACCCGAGGGTGATGTCCTCCAGGTCGGTGTTGATGCGCACGACGACCTTCTCATTGAGGTATTCGACCGTCTGTGCGTGAACGACGCCGTTGGCCTGAGCCTGGGCCTGCGGGTCGGGAAGCTCCTCGATCTGCATCGTGGCGGTGCTGGATCCGATGAGACGCGGGGCGTCATCATCGTCGTCGTCCTCGTCCATGCGCGTCACCGCGCCGGAGTTAGCGTTGATGACCTCGCGGGTCTCCAGGTCGATGATGTCCTCGTCGACCGAACGTGCAGCGGCCTGCGTCAACAAGCTGATCTCACCCTCACGGGCCTTGATCTCCTCCGAGTGCTCGCGCGCGAGTTCTTCCCGCTTGCGACCGGTGACGTCGCCAGGGCGCGCCTGACGACCAGGACGGGTACGCGGCTGTGCTGTCATGAATGACTCCCTGAGTAGGTGTCCGATGCACCGCGGAGCCCATGCCTGGAATCAGCAGGAACGGACCCCGCGGCGGGATCACGGGTGAAACTGACGAACGGTCAGTTGGTCTCGCAGATCACGACGGAGTTGTCCGTAATCAGGCCAAATCCCCATATTGCATACCAGGCTAGGGCGTGCTCCCTGCCAAAATCGAGGATACCGCCATCTCTCAATTCGACAGGAAGCGAGATCGCGTGACCGAACGCATTGTCGCCCATGAAGATCGCCTGGTAGACATCGGACGCCGAGCCGCCAGCACCAACCAGCTTCTTGACCTGAGTGGTCTCGATGAAGACGACGTCCGCGATCCGGCCGATCTCGCCGAGCATGAAGTTGCCGGGGGCCGCGTACTTCGTGACCTCGATGAACTCGGGGTCGTCACGCAGCTTGCGCGACTGGTGCGGGTGCACGAACGCGACGTAGGTCTCGCCGAGACGCGGGACATTCTTGGTCGCGAGGGTCTCCACGGCGTCCTTGATGGACGAGACGCGGAGCACGTACGCACCGGTCATCGCTGCACGGTTGGCAGCAACGGTGCCGTCGTCGTACGGCGAAGTCGGGGTGATCGCGCCGGTCGGGGGGAGGTAACCGAAGATGACCGACGTCGCCGTCAGGATCGTGTCGCGGGCCGAGCCGTCCAGGTACAGGGCCATGTTGCGGCCGAGCAGCCGGGAGGCCGACGCCATGACGTCGTCGAACGAAGCGTTGAGCAGCAGCTCGGAGACCGCGATTGCATAGCCCTGCTCCGCGACGGTGATCTGATACTGCGACGCCGACAGCGCGTTGGTCTGCATGCGCACACCCTCAACGAGCTGCGAGGCAGCGCCGAGGTTGTTGTACCGCATGAAGTTGACCGTGAGACCGGGCTGCACGCCCAGCTCGGTCTTCTTGACCGCGAACTGCTCGAATCGCAGGATCGGCATGCTCTGGAACAAGATCTCCTTGCTCCAGATGCTCTGGATTGCCGCAGAGAGCTGCGCGTTCGCACCGGCATACGCGGTCGGACTCGCACTCAGGAACGGCGTACCGGTGATGGCTGATGCCACGCGGGGTCTACCTCCTTGGAAGGGGAGCCACTCGGTACCGAGTAACTCCAGGCTTGCTGGATCGGACGGTGGTTACCGCCCACGTACTTGCTGACTTGCCGCTTCCAGCAGCCTGCCCCGGTTCTTCATGTACGTCGCCATGTCCATGTTGCTGATCTGCTCAGCAGTAAACGTTTCCTGTCCCGACTGGTTCTCCATTGGCCCAACTGGTGGTGCTGTCACCCCGGTGCCGCGAGCCTGCTGGCGTGCCTGCTGGTACGCACTCGCCTGCTCCTGCTGCGCCTGGGTGACCTGGCTGAGGATATTGCCCGTCGTCTCGATTGCGCGAGAGACGTTGGCGTCGATCTCTTCTATCGAGTTACCCGCTACCCAGGAATGCAGCTCCGGCATGATGTTGTCGCTCTCCTCCGCGAGCCGCCGTGCACGGTGCTCATTGAGGAGCTGGAACTGCCGCTCGCGTTCCAGCAGGGCGTCGCGCTGCGCAATCTGCGACTGCAGGTCCGACATCTGCGCGCTCCAGGCCTGCTGCGTCTCCTCCAGCTTCTGCTCGAAGCTGAGGTTCTTGACGCGCTCGGCCTCGGCCGCTGCCTCGGCATCCTTGCGCGCCTTCTCCTCCGCGGCCAGCCGGGCCTGGGTGTCGGCCTCGATCTTCTTGAGCCGCTCCTCCTGCTCCGTGATCTTGCCGTAGAGCTTGTCCTTCTCCTGCTTGCGCGCGGCCTCGATGTCGGCAGCCGTGAAGGTCTGGACGCCGCCGTTCTGCTGCGTCGGCGGGGGCTCGACCGGCACCGGTACCGGGAGCGGCGGGACTGTGATCGTGTTGCCCGCGGGCTCATTGCCGCCGCTGGCCCCGGCGATCGGGAAGATCGGCGTGCCGTTCTTGCGGTACCCGAGCACCTCGCGGGGGCCATGGGTAAGGATTCTGGGTCGCATGTATCCGTCCTTCGCGTGTCCGTAGGCCCTGACGGGCCGAGCAGTGGCATGCACGCTAGCTGGACGGCACGCAAGGGTGTGCGAGGGTTACTCGCCTGCCACGCGCCGGGTAGAGCGGCCAGTGATGGAGGTCTTCAACGCCGCTCGCCACTCGGGGTACTTCTCGCCGAACGTGGACTTCTCCCCCGCGGCGGTCCTGGTGATGACGTAGCCGCCTTTGGACATCCGGAACGGTTTCGAGCAGCGCTGCATGTAGTCCAGCATCGCGCCCTGATGCGCCTGCGGATCCCCCCAGGCCGGAGTGACGAAATTGCTGACCGTTACCGGCGTCGCTGCCGCAGTCCCATGGGTAACGTTGATGACGTAGGAGTCGGACTCCACCGGGTCGCACACCTCAGCGGCGTAGAGCACGCCCGAGCCGTTGTCCCACCACCCATTGCACCGCGGGTCGACGAACCATTCGAGCACCTCGTGCGAGAGCACGCTGGCCACCGAGAGGGTGTTGGTCAAGGCGTTGCCCCCGTTGTCCAGCACCGGCCCAGCGAAGACCCGGCCGTACTGCGTGCCGTCAGGATCCTCGGTGTGCCAGCCGAGCGCGCCTTCCTGGTCGCTGTCGTCGAACACGCCGAGCACCACCGCACTCGGCGGGATGTGCGCGGTATCGGGGTAGTAAATGACCGGGATCGGGAGCAGGCCCCACAACGGCGCGGCATGCAGGCGAAGCTGAGTCGCGCACGCACGAGTCATCGTTGCGACGTCGTTGTTGCTGACCCGAGTGGACTTGTTGACGATAGCCAACACGGCGAATCCTAATCGTTGTCGTCGTTAGCAGGGTTGCGCCGCTGCGAGAGCTTTGTGCCATAGGCGCGCGTGTTGAGCTGATTGACCATCTCGCCCACCTCAGGCGGGAGCGCAACCGGCTGGGTGACCGCCGGAGCCCCACCGCCTGCACCCCCGCCCGCGGTGCTGACACCAGCGCCGCCCGCACTGGTGACATCCGGCTGCGGCCCGTCCGGGCTGGGAAGCATGCCCGTCTCCGACAACACCGCTGCCGAGATCTGACTCTTCAACATATCGAGCGCGCCCTGGTCAATCGCGTCCTCGACCAACTCCAAGAAGATCTCCCGGCTCTTGTTATCGGGGAACTCCTCGCCCAGCTCGCGCAGCGCGCCGCGCTTGGACTCCAGACCGAGCGCCATCTTCATCTGCACCTCGTTGAGCTTGATGAGGATGTCGACGGGCAGCGGCGGCGGCCAGTGGCATTCGGTCTGGTAGGTGACCGGGTCGTCCGGGTCCAGTACCGGGAGCTGACCATCCTTCAGTTCGTCGCTCTCGCTGGGATCCCACTGGAACGTGAGCGGTTCCTTGACGGCCAGCGTGCGCAGGATCAGCTCGTTGACGCGTCGGATGCCCTGCCCGTAGTTCGTCGTCTTCTGCCGGTAGCGCTGCATCATCGGCGTGTACTGGATCGCCAGCGCGACGCCGGAGGTGTTGCTGATCGGCTGCACGTCGCCGAGCGCACCCTCGGGAACACCGGTCAACTCGTGCATGCTCTTCTTCAGCATCGCGAGGTAGTCCATGGGGCCGCCGAGGTTCGCGCCCAGCTCCAGGTTGAATACCTGCGCGTCCTTCGGCAGTCCGCCCCAAACCTTCTTGGGGCCCTTCTCCAACTGCGACGCCTTCGCTCCGGTGATCACCGTCACGGGCGCAGCGTGGTAGTTGATGATGTCCGAGACGTCGGTGGCCTTCTCGTTGTACTCGCGGTTCAGCGAGATGATGCCGCCGATGTCCGAGAGCCCCCACGGCGAGCCGGAGACCTTGGTGTTGGGGATGTGCACGACGGGGATGACGCCCAGCGGGTTCGGGCGCGCATCGAGCAGCTCGTCGTTGATGTACTCCTCGATCTGAGTGTCCGTCAGGATCTCGGTATAGGTGAAAACCTGACGCGTACCGTCCGCCGTCGTGCCCCAGAACTTGTACTTGAGCTTGAAGCGCAGGAGTCGGTTGCGGTCATGCGGATGGAACTCGGGGAAGGCATGCGCGCCGTTGATCGGAAGGACACGCACGCGACCGGCGTGGAACCCACCGGCCGGGTCCACCCACGGCTCCTCGTACGCGACCTTGATGAAGCAGTCGCCGGAGACACCACCGAGCTGGCCCAGCTCCAGCAGCAGCGACTCCTTGTCGTTGTCGACCTCCCACACGCGCGAGAGCAACGACGGCACGATCGCCGACGTCGCGAGCGGCGTGCGGAAGTAGACCCCGCGGCCGAAGCAGAAGTTGTTGATGAACGACGCGAAAGCCTCGACGTAGTTGAACGTGAGCTGGGGCTCGCCCATCTCCCGCCGATGACTCCAGTGATGACCGAGGAACCAGGCCCAGTTCTGCGCGTACCGGTTGAGCCGCGGGCCGTGTACCTCGAACTCCTCATCGGCCAGCTCTACCAGGCCGAGCGGAGAGATCGAGACCGTGAGGTCACCGGAGGACGCACGGAAGGACGGCGAGACGAAGTCGACGCTCACGAGCTAGCTCCACTGCCCCTGAACGCCGCCGCGCTTGCCGAACTGCAGCCGGTGGAACACGTCAGGGTCGTGCGTGCCGTCGGCCTTGATCGGGTGCAGGTCCATGTAGGCGGTGTTGTCCACGCTCGGGGTGTGAAACGACTCCTCGCCCCCGCGGGTGAGCACACCGTCGTGGGCGACCTGCAGCTTGATCGCGGTCTGACGGAAGTTGTACCCGCTGTCCCGACGCTGCACGAACGCCTCCCGCGCGGCCTTGCGGCTGGGGAAGTGCTCCAGGTCGTCGTGCGACGGCTCGGCGTAGCTGCTCCCGCCGTGCCAGCGCGCGGCGTAGCCCTTGGTCACCTTTGCCTCGGCAGGCGTCGGAGCGCGGCGGTCATTGAACAACTGCGGCATGGTCAGCCCCTTCCGTACATCTTCAGCGTGCGCGGGGTGAGCTTGGCAAGTTCCTCGCGCGGCCGGTCGTAGTTGGCCTTGCCGCAGTCCATGCAGTACGGCTCTCCACCGTCCCGCGAGATGTGCGTGGCGGGCTTGGCGCAGTAGTCGCAGGTCATCTCCTGCGGGCCAGCGGGAGCGGCAGTACGCGAGACGCGGCGATCGTTGAACTCCATACGAGAGCTACCTCTTCGCCTTCTGGATCTTGCCCCTGGCCGAGGCCTTGAGCTGCTTGATGTCGATCGCGGTGACGTTCAACGACCGGCCGACGTCGGCAGTCCCCCAGTGCATGGAGTGGTAGCCCGCCTGGCCGTACTTGACGCCGAGCGCGTGCTGGTACTGCGCCAGCGCCATGCCGGTGTCCGGTGCGGGGAGCGAGCTGCCGGTCTTGGAGTCCCAGATGTGCGGCGTCCGGTCCGGGCCGACGACGTGCCACTTGTTCGGGCCACCGCCCGGCGCCCAGAGCTGGCCCTGCGTGCCGTCATGCAGCGGCACCATGTCTCCGGCCTTGGGCGCCGCGCGACCCTGGCCCTCGGAGAACGCCTGGTTGCGCATCAGTCGACGACGAGCGCGGGGTTCACCCGGCTGTACCGGCCGCCGGAGCGGTCCGCCATGACGTACTCGATCTGGTTGCCCTCGCCCGCGCCGGACGCGTAGTCCGAGAGGTACTGCGGGCTCTCGACCCAGGCCGCCGAACCGACGTGGGCGCGCTCGGCCATCGTCTCATTGGCGTGCTTGTACTGGGTGTCGGGGTTAACGCTGCTCGTCGTCCCCGGTGCCGGGCTCGTGGCCTCCATCATCCCGCGCTGGAAGTCGTTGGGGACGTCCGTGTCGGTCGCGATGCCCTCCTCGAACCGCAGCGGGCCGCGCAGGCCGGGCTGGCCGAGGGCCATCTTGCGCTCGTACGTGTAGGGAGCGACCTCCGGGAATCCGGGGTTCGGTGCGATGCCCATGGTTCTTCTCCTGCCGTCGATGCATGCCGGTACCTACCGGCGAGCATAGAGCGCTGCAGGAATCAAGCCGTCGAGAGCGACGGGCTACTCGACCGGCGTGAACCCCTTCAGGGACACCGTTCCGTGCTGGTCCTGGCTGTAGTGCAACTCGACCATGCCGTCCGGCCAATCCGGCCCGGTGACGGACACTACGTAGACGTGCCGCCCGTTGCCGACTGGTGCGCGGGTGATCTCGCCCAGCTCCGTGCCCTCAGGCAGGTCCAGCAGGTGCGCGAAGACATCCGGGTCCATCTTGAACTTGGCCATGCGTGATACCCCAAAATCGTGGTCCGAGGGCTCTATTAGAGCATCTTCGCGCCGGGGAACTGGCTGGAATGGAACTCCCGCGCCTGCGCCAGCGCACCGGAGTGGAACGCGGCGGTACGGCGACCAACGAGAGGCGTGATCGGCTGCGCCAGGTGTGCGGGTAGCAAAGCCACCTTCTGCGCCTGGAAGTTGCCCCCGCCGCCCGCGCTGATGAACGCGCTGTTCTGCCCGCGGGTCTCGGTGGCCATGGCACGGCGCGCGGTCGGGGAGTACATGCTGCTGTGCATCTGGAACGCCGCCTCCTCGCCGTGGCGGTCGAACCCGCGGCCGGTGCCGCCGTGGCCGAAGGCGTCGTGCACGGCGCGGAACTGGTCGTTCTGCAGGTTGGAGAAGTACGGGTGGCTGCCGCTGGCGGCCGTGGAGTAGACCTCCAGGTGCTTGTTCTCGTGCAGGTCGCGCATCATGTCGGCCGGGCCCTTGTAGGGGTCCTTCGTGCTGACATCCACCTGCACGCCGAGCCCACCGCGCCGGACCGGCTTGGTGAGGTGGTCGAACTGCTTCTCGGTCTCGTGCGCCATCGCCTTGAAGTGGGGGACTGCCCGCTCGTCGAAGTCCGGCAGCGCCCCGTACGCCTGCGCAGCGGCCTTAGTGACGTCCGGGTGCGCGACGACGGAGCGGAAGGTGCTCACGTCCGGCCGAGCCAACCCCTGGCGCGCGGCGTAGTCGCGAGCGCCCATGGCGATGTGCGGGTTGACCTGCCCGGCCCCGCCGAAGAAATGTGCGGTGCGGCTCACTGAACGACTCCTGACGGGAAGTGGTTGAAGCGCGGACTCGTAGAGGCCGATCTCTGCAGCCCACGCTGAGCCAGGAATCTCTCCCCGCCACGCTCCTTGCGCCGCTGCGCCTCCTCGTGACCAGGGACCTGCCGCTCCAGGTGATCGGGTGCGTCGTTGGCGTAACTCCAGTGGTGCTCGCCATTCCCGCTCGCGAAGCGCGCCAGCAGCTCCGTCTGCTGCCCCTGCGCCGGGGTAGACCGCCGGTCCCGCCAGTTCGAGTGCTCTGGTGCTCCTGCTGCGCGCATCGTCCTGAACGTCCGACGGAAGTCGTTGCTGGCTGCGGGCGACTCCTCCTTCCCGGCCCACCCTTCCGGCCCACGGTCGATCTGCACCGGCTTGACGCGCCGATCACGGAAGTGAGTCTCCGCGTAATTCTCGGCAAAGCCCTCTTCAGCCCCTCGCGTGGTCGGCGTGTTGTAGGCCGAGTGCTCGCTCTGGTCGATACGTGCGCTGACGTGGTGCCCGATCTCATGGATCGTCGTCGTGCTCGCAGCCCTGCCAGGCGCGATGCGCATCAACCCGAGCGCCCGACCCTGCTTCTGGTAGTCGCCCGAACGGCCATCGCCCACTGCGGTAACGGCCGAGTCGTGGTAGTTGGCGTAGAGCCCATCGAGATGCGATGCAGGAACGGTGCTCCGCGCGATCGTCTCCACTCCCCTGCGCGCTTCCTCACTGATAGCCCCACGGCCGGATGGCCATCCGCTCGTCGGGCCGGTGACCTCGTCACGTCGCTGCGGGGAGTACCCCCGAGGCCAGGGCTTCCCGGTGGCCGGAGTCGGGTTGCCTCCCTGGAACAACGTCCCCTGACTGTTCGCAGACGCTTTCATGTTCGTGTGCATGCGAAACTGAGCACCCGTCAGCGCAACCATCAGCCGAATCCCTGCTCGTGCTCTTCGTGATAAAGCGAGCGCCACTCCCGACGCTTGGGGGTGTTCCCATCCTCGTGCCACTCGGTGGTGTCCTGAGCGAGCATCGGAATCTGGCCGCGCATCCCGGTGGGGTGCAGATCCTGCTGGTCGATCTTCGCCAGCGAAGCCTTGTGCGCGAGCGATGACGGCGAGTGTTCGGCCTGGTGCCCGTAGAACCCGCGGTGGAACGCACGCCGAGGGTCGTCATCCGAGAAGGTGTAAGGCTTCTCAGGCCCCGGCATCCCGTAGTGCCCGTGCCACTTCTCAGGCGAGGTGGAGAAGTTCGTCAGAGGACGCCCGCGGTGATCCCGGTAGTGAGTCTCGGCGTAGGACTCGGCGAACGACTCCTCCTGCCCAGACGCCTCAAGGTCGTCGTGATCGCGCAACGTCTTTGAATGCGGCGTACCGAGCAGATTGCTTACGTGGTGCCCTACCTCATGAATCGTCGTGGTGCCATCAGCGTGACTGGCGCGTACGGTGATCGAAGGGCTCCACGCACCGCTGCCGGACTTGTAGTGCCCGGCCGTGTTCTTGCTGATCTGGTTGTCCTGAATCTGGAAGTAGTAGCTCGCACCACGTATGTGGTCGGTAGGAACAGTGCTGCGCGCGAGATTGGCCACTGCCTTAGAGGTACCCTCGCGGCCGGTGCGCTCCTCCTCCGGGTACGTCTTGAAATCACGAGCAGCAGCAACCTGCGCGCTGGGCTTGCCCTTGTTCCCGCCCAGATAGGAACGGACCGTAACGCCGGAAGTCTTGTCACCCGAATCCATGGCGTCGACAACCGCATCACGGCGCTCCGGGCTGTACCCGCGCGGCCACGGCTGCCCGGCTCCGGCGCGAGGATGCCCGCCCTGGAACAGCGTGCCCTGGGAGTTGGGGGCGGCCTTGATGTTCGTCTGCATCCGCCACTGCTTGCCAACCAGATCAGCCATCGCCAAGCCTCCGCGCCAGACCGCCCTGCGCGACTGCCTTGGTCGACTTGCGCCCACGCAGCTCCAGCCCTACGTCGAACAGCGCGGGCTGCGCGCCCCGAGCGGCGTACGACGCGGAGGCCTTGGCCTGGCGTTCGGCGCTCGGCGAACCCACACGCTCCTTCTCGAAGTTCTTCGCGAACGTCTTGCTGGCGGCGTCGCCCATGTTGTTGGACCAGCGCAGCGGGTTGGTGGAGAAGTCGGGGCTCGGCCGCCCGCGGCGATCCCGCCAGTTGCGCTCGGCGAAGTTCTCAGCGAAGCCCTCATCCGCGCCCTTGCGCGCCACGGTGTTGTACTCCGAGGAGGCGCGGCCGGTGATCCGGCTGACGTGGTGGCCGATCTCGTGGATGGGGGTCGTGGTGCCCTCCTGGCCAGGTGCGACCGTGACGCGCGAGAACGGGTGCTCCGTCCAGGTGGCCTGGTCCATCCGGCGGCCGTGCTGGTACATGCCGCCGATCTGCAGCCCCGCGGCCATCCCGCGCTTGCGGCCCATGCCGGTGTCGGCGGGCTTGAACTCCAGGTCCGTCAGCCGGTTCGCCGGAGCCGTGCTGCGAGCGACGTTCTCGATGATCGCGCGCGTCTGCGGAGAGTCGCGCATTGCTGCACGCGTGCTCGGGTGAATCGAGTTGAGCACGTCGCGCTGGCGCTCGGGCGTGTACCCGCGCGGGTAACGCTGCGCGTTGTTGCCCTGGAAGAGCGTCCCCTGGCTGTTCGGGGCCGCCTTCATGTTGGTCTGCATGCGGAACTGCTGCCCGTTCAGCGTCATCGCGCGCTCCGCTGGTAGAACGGCGAGTGGGTCTGCTCCACCTCGGCCATGGTCCAGTCTTTCGTGAGGTAACAGCCGATCGCGAGAGAGTCCGGGTAGTCGTCGTGGGCCTCGGCCTCCTCTGGCGCGGCGGCCAGCAGGAACTTCCCCTGGTACTTCTTCTCCAAGTCCTTCATCTGGCCCTCGAACCGGCGCCAGGTGCGCAGACGGCGGGTCTTGGCGTGCCCCGGCCAGGACACCATCCCGCGACCGATCAGCTCCGAAAGGTGCTTCCAGCGCGCCGACTGCTCGGAGCTGGACGAGCCCATCGCCACTACCTCCAGCTCGGGCATGAGGCGCGCCAGGCGGTCCGCCACGACGTCACCGATGCCCTGCGCGTCGATGCCGAGCTTCACACCGCTGTACGCGCGGCAGAAGTCGACGATCTTGCCGTACTGCTCCTCCCACTGGTCTCCGTGGATCTCCAGCCAGTTCAGGACGCGGTGGTCGTAGTAGCCGAACTCATCCGGCCGCGACCAATCCACCCAGATCGCGGTGAGCACCGTGGAGTCCAGCTTGCGCGCGACGTCGAGACCGAACACGATCGGCGTGCCGTGGTAGCTCTTGACTATCTCCATCGACTTATCTGACAGTTCGTCAATTCGTTCCTCTGTCGTGAACATGCCTCGATCGAGCAGCCACTTCAGGCAGTACGACATCTGGAACTCGTCGCTGTCCGCGCCGATGCGCGCCATCTCCTTGCGCACGAACTTCTCGTAGTTGGCGTTGTACTTGGCGCAGATCTTCCAGTCGTTCTGGAAATGACACTGCCTCGCGCCCCTGCGCGTCTGGCGTCGCTGGTTGTGCCGGATCGCCTTGTAGAAGTCCCCCTTGTGGATGTCGGGGGTGCCGGTCTTGACGATCGTGGCGTTGTAGTACGCGCCCATGGGGTGGATGCTCTTGCGAACCGTGCGCTCGTCGGCCTTCTGCGCCTCGTCGATGACGATCAGGTGGTAACTCTTCGACTCGATCGACGCCTTGGGGTTGGCGGTCTGCATACGTGCGAACGAGCCGGACTTCTTCAGCTTGATGAGCTTGCCGCCGCCCTGCACCGCGTCGTCGATCTCAGGGTCGGCCAGCATCTCCAGAGCACGATCGCTGGTCAGCCGGTTCACAATGCGCCCGTATAGCGTCTCGGCCTGGCTCTCGACGGGTGCGAACGTCCCAACCCAGAACCCGTCCACGAACTTGCCCAGCCAGATCGGGAAGATGCGCGCCAGCTTCGGCAGCAGGATCATCAGGGCCGCGACTACGTTCGCGATCGTCTCAGTCTTGCCGCTCTGGCGCGAGAACAGCGCCGTCAGCTCCTCGCCGTCGTTGATGACGACGCTCTCGATGCACCGGTAGGCGAACTCGCGCTGGTACGGGTGCAAGGCGTGCCCGGCCAGCTCGTCCACGAAGATCAGAATCTTGGTGACGAGCTGATGGACGAAGTCCGAGTCCTCCTCGGACAGCTCTACGACGTCCTCGTCAAGAGGCACCCCCTCGTCGTCCAGAAGAGGTGCCTCGACGTCATCGAGCAGAGTGGTCATGCGTGCTGCTTCACGCCGATCGTCGACAGGGCGGTACCGACGACCCCATCCACTACATCGTTGACGACAGCGCCGCCCGCGGGGGTGAGCACGCCCGCAGCACCGGCCGTAGTGGTGTCGATCGCCGCTGCAACGCCTACAGCGGCGTCAGACGCCGCCGCGGTGACGGCCTTGACCACATGACTCATCGGCGCGACCCCGTTGCGTACAGGGAACGCCAGAAGAGCCGCGATGAGCCCCCCGATCGCGCTTGTCACGCCCTTAGGGATGCCGACAAGCGTGAAGATCGCGAGAACAGCGGTGACGACAGCCATCGAAGCGACCGGCTCGGCCTTCAGCAGCTTCAGGACGTTCATGCGGCTGCCCTCTGCTTCACATAGCCCCCCAGGTCGAAGATCGTGGCGCGAATGTCCTGCGGAAACCAGCTCGTATCCGAGCCCTTGCCGTGCTTGCCGGATAGCCCGAACGCGCGGCTGTAGTAGTCAACGATCTGACTAGACGTCACCAACGAGCCCTGCGTGCTAAATCCGCCGTCTACGTACTTGCCGACCTTGATTCCGGCCTGCTTGAAGTCGTCTGCGACCGGCCCTCCGTAGTTCGGAGGAAGAGTAAATCCGTGGATGTGGTTGCTGAACAGCGGCGCATGCCGATACCAGCACGCAAAGCCGCTCTTCCGGAAGTAGCGCTGCTGATCCCATGCCGAAACGCCGTGGATCCACAGGTCCCAGACGTCGTCGTAATCGTGAGTACCGACACTGGCCGCGCATGACGTGCTGAACGGCGTCTGGAAGACCGTGATGCCCACGCCGAACTGCTTAGTGGCGCGGTAATCCAGCCGATTCATGTGGCACAGCGTGCGAAAGCCCGCCTTGACCTTCCTACCGTCAATAACGAGCGAACAGATCTGATTCGGCTTCGGGGGGTTCTTCCAGTCGATCTTTGCCCCCGAAGCCAGTCTGACCTCGGTCATGAGGCGGGCTCGACAATCGTGTTGTCGTCCTCGTTGTCGTCGATCTCTTCCGGGTCATCGTCGCCGGGGAGATCGTCATCGTCGTCGTCCAAGTCGTCGCCGTCCACGTCGGCGTCACCCTCGGGAAGGGGCTCGGGGTCGCCAGGAGCGCCCAGTTCCGGTGCTGCTACCTGGCCGGGGGCCTCGGCGTCGCCAGCATCGGCATCAACCGGGTCGACAGCGTCCGCATTAGCGTCGGCATCGGTGTCAACGGTGTCGTCAGGAGGGGTCTCCATACCGGTATCGACGGTCGGGACCTCCTCCGGGGTCACTGCCTGAATGCCCGCGTCGGGCTCGCCCTGCTCCTGGATCGTCTGCTCCGGGTTCTGCTCGGTCATGCTTGCTCTCCCTCTGGTCGTATGTGCCGGGCACCACGGTGCCAGTAGTCCGGCCAAAGTCGCCAGAGAGCTACTTGACCTGGCCCCGCACGACCTGCGAGCAGTCCCTAGGCAGGAAGGTGACGTCTACCTTGGCCTGGAGCGACTTGGTGAACTGCGTCAATGCGGGATCCGGCTTGCCATCCTTGGTCGGCAACTGCTTGATCAAAACGATCATCGTGCTCCACAGGGCGGCCTGGTCCTCGCGAGAGCGGTTACCCGCCTCGCAATTCGCCGTCTGGTACTGCTGGATCACGGAAGCCTTGGCGTTGGCGTGATTGGCGCGCGTGGTGTTGGCGAACACCCCCACGATCGTCAACGCCAACACAATGATGATCCCTACCAACGCCTTAACGACCTTAGTCAGCTTCTTGTTGGTCGCATCAGCGCCCATAGCGATGCCGCGAGTCTCATTGGCGAACACGTCGGCCTGATGAATCTTCTCACTGAGACCCTCTACCGACTTCTGCAGACCCGCGGCGGCGGCCAAGAGCACTTCCCGCTGATCAGTACTGGCTGTTCCATGCTTACTCTTCCCCTCGGCGGCGGTGTCGGACTTCTGCGGGTCAGACATCTTCCGCCCCCTGTCGAAGTGCTTCTGCAATCATGGTATTGACTCGGTTAAGCTCATCCACGATCGTCTTGGCCTCGGAGACCAGCTCCTCCACGCTCATGTCGGAGGGACTCGACCTCTGCGAGTGCAGCGGCGGCAAAGCCATCGTCATCACCCGCTTCTACGTCGAGAGCGGTCACTTTTTGGACCACCGTCTCGATCACTTCCTGCAACCGCTGGCCAAGAGACTGCGCCTGAGCGAGCAGATCCTTAATCTCCTCGTCCGAATAGCGTTTGGCGTTCATCGCTGATCAGGTCCCATCTTGTCGACCATTCTCTGCAACACCGGGAGCAACGCCTCGGTAGTGGTCAAGAACTTGGTAAGAGTAGGGAGAAGCTCCTTCTGGAAGGTGGAGGCCATCTCGTCGCGCTGGCCGGTGGCCTTGTCCCGCTCCACCAACGCGCGGTCTCGCTCGGCCTTGAGGTTGTCCACCGAAGGCTTGACCCAGAACAAGCCGGTGATCAGGCCCAGGATGATCAACCCCATGACGCCGTAGTTGATCCAGCCGATGGGGTCGCCGGAAGTGGCGCCGGACGGAACATCCGAGGCGGTCCATGGCACCACCTGACCCCCCTCGAACCACGGCAAAGTGAACCAACGGCCTCACATTAACGACCGCGGGCACTCCGCGTAACTAGAGGCAGACCTCCCCGCAGCCGTAGTACCCGCGGCGGGTCATGCTCCACGCCTCGAACCAATCCCGGACCTCTGCACGGTTGTACACATGCAGCCCGTGCAGTTTCGCGAGCGGCTCCGGGAAGCCGGAGGAGTCACGACGCTCCACCCAGCGAGCAACGGTCGTCCGCGAGACCTTCAGGTCTTCCGCGATCTCCCAGACCCCGACGATGTCGGCGACCTGCACCCAACCAGGTATGTGCGTCCGCATCTAGAAACCACCTACAGGCATGGGAGGAGATCCTGCCCTCATACGGGCAAAATCTGGGAGAGACTTGGTCCGAGTGGTTCTGCAGTTCTAATTGACACCGAGGTCCGAGGGCCTGAGACTAGCGGTATCGGGACCCTACATCGGACCAACGGAGGCTTCAAGCATGAGCGACTTACACCGCACACTCCTGCAACAGATCCAGGTGAGCGAGGATCTGGAGATCCACATCTCCCTCGTGTCCAGCCCCGGCAGCCCGGTGTTCATCGAGATCCGCAACTACATCCCGAGCCTGGACTACTACGGCCGCGGGATGATCCTGCCGCCCGGCACGCCCAAGCTGATCGCCGCCGCGCTCAACTCGGCCGTACGTCAGCAGTTCGCGTCATGAAAGACGTGCGGTGCTCCGGCTGCCGCAAGCGGATCGGGGTCGGTAACGGCTCATCCACGACCGGGAAGATCTGGTGCACGGATTTCGGCTGCACCGACCTGCCCCCGGCCATGTCGCACCAGGCGCGCGACGACTACATCCGGCTCGTGCACGCGGGCGGGGGCACGGTCGCCGAGCTAGCGGCCAGCTTCGGCCTCAGCAACGCGCGTGTGCACCAGATCCTCGCCGCCTAGACCGTGCGCTGGCTCAGTTCGCTGATGGCCTGAGCCAGCGCCGCTGCTTCGCGCTCTGCGTCGCCGAGCAGCGCCGCCATACCCTCGCGCTGGCTGTCCAGCACGAGCTTTCCGATCTTCGACAGCGAGTTGTCGATCATCGTCACGAGCATGTCCGTCGACATCCCCTGCAGTCTGGCCAACGCCTTGCCGTTGAGCGGCCCTCGCTCCGACGCAACACGCTGCGGGATGTCCTTGCGCGCCCAGCCCTGCTTCACGAGGCCTCCTGCGGCCAATGGATGATCGTCACTCCGTCAGGCAGCTCCGGCTGTGCCGGTGCGCGCCAATCACGCAGCTCCTCGGCCTCGGCCTTCATGTCGCGCGTGACCATCTCCAGCTCCTCACGCAGGCGGTCCACCTGGTCCTCCGCGCCCTCCCGTGACCACAGACCGACCAGGAGCGCCCAACGGGTGGGCCAGAGCCGGAACGAGCGCCCACGGCCCGTCCTGAAGGGCGCTTCGACCTCGTAGGCCAGAGCCGATTCCGTGATGAGGGGCATTCTGACGGTGCGTTCGTTTCTAGGGACACGCGGATAGCGCTGCACGTACCAGTACAGCCGCCCCCAGTCGTGCGTCTCGACGGCCATAGAGCACTCCTAGTCCGTATCGGGGCCTTAGCTTCCTGCTACCCGCTCGTAGCGGAACTCGCCCTTGATGTTCCGGTCGATGAACCTACCTGGGCTGCGCACCTGCTTGATGCGGTACCAGATCGAGCCAGGAACCGAGAAGTAGTCGTACGTTCCGCCATCCCTGTAGACGATCCTCAACACGCGCGTCTGGCGGTTGTAGGTCATCTCGCGCGTGCGCGGGCGAGGCGGGTTAATCGAGCGCGTCGGCGAGTAGTACTCCGTCGCCGTCGGGAGCTGCGCGGTCTGTTCCGTGTCGTCCTCGTCATCGCCCCAGAGCCCGAGCTGCACCATCTCCGGCTCGGAGATCCGCTCGATGACGCCCTCGGCGAAGGCGTCCCCCGGAGATCCCTGACCGAAGTCGTCCTGGGTCGCCGGAGTCGAGTTCGTGTCAGTGAAGACGTCCTGCGCCAGCGGCGCGCGGCCGACGCGAGAACGGTCCGAGCGCGCCTGCTGAGCGGCATTGCGCCGTAGCTGCTCCTCGTACTGCTTCGCGAGCTTGTTGGCCAGGCGCTGGCCCTGCGTTGCGCCGCGGGATACCGAGCGGCTGGACTTGACCGACGGCGTCAGCGGCTTGCGCGGCCTACGCGGCTTGTTGACCGGCAACGAGTGCTCCTTGAGCTACGCGTAGAAGGCCCGGACCCCAGCAGCATCGAGGCGAAGCTGGGATCCGGGCCGTCACGCACCTGGTCCGAGTCTGGTGAATCAGGCGGTCTTGGCGGCCGTCGCCGTCTTGGCCGGGGTCTTCGTGTCGTCGGCCTTCACCGCGGGGGTGTCGCCGGAGAGACGACTCTCGTCCTCGGCGCGCCGAGCCTCGGCCTCCTTGGCCGCCGCCTCGGCGTCGGAAACGAGCCGCTCGCTGATCGCCTGGCGCTGGTCCAGAATGAGCATCTCCGACGGCTCCGGCCCCTGCGGGTCGTCCTCGTCCTCAGTGACGAGGTACTCCGGGATCGCGACAGGCTGCATACCCGCACGGATCGCGATCTGCGGGTCGGGGAGCTGGTTCGGGTGGAACTTCTGGCCGGGCACGTCCTGGGGGAGTTCGAGCGACCGCGAACTCTGCACGGTCCAGCCGGTGGACGGGTCGCCCGCGTCGATGGCCCGCTGCGCGGTCACGACATCCGCGTAGTCGGAGTAGCTCGTAGGGGGAACCGCGACGCCTGCCGTAGCAGCCGCCTCAGCATCGGTCGTGGAGGTTGCCTTGGTCGCCATTGCGATCTTCCTTCCTGGGGATACTGCGAGTCCTGGGCAGATTAGCCCTGCTCGATCTCATTCGTGCTGACAGCGTGCTCGGTGACGTCTACTACCTCGATCTCCACGCGCGCACCGGGCCCGAACGACAGGAACGTCAGCACGTCGTCCCACAGCTCCTTGAGGTCGGCGTAGTCCTTCTCGCGCATCTTCGTGCCGTTGTGCAGGAACGTGACGCGGTTCGTCGTCTCGATCTCGCCCTGCGCCATCTGGCGCCCCTCGGCGAAGCCCTCCTGGAACGAGTCGAGCATGCTCGGCGTAGTGACCGTTGCTGCAGTGCGTGGGTCCATGTGGTTATCCCGCTCTCACGTATGAACAGTTAAGCCGGAGACTGGCTCCGGTGTCGATTTCCGATCCGCTATGCGCATCCAGGATGGTGACCTGGCCACCCGAGTTGATGGTGAAACAGCCGCTCGTGTACCTCGCGGTGTAGATCCCCCACGTAGCGAAGTTGGGGGCGCAGGCTACCGGGAGAGTGATCACCAGCGTGTCACCGATATTGCCCGACGACCCCGCCGTGATCGTGCTTCCCGTGCGGTTGGTCATGAGTTCGACGAACACGAACTTACCCATGAAGATGCGGTAGCGGAACCACGTCGCGGACCAACCCGCGGCGTTGGCGAAGCCGCCGCCAACCCAACCGGTATCGGACGAGACCGTGGCGAGAGTCGGGCCGATGTTCAGCGCGTTCAACGCGGTGACCGACGCCTGCAACGAGCCCGTGGTGACGCCGATGGACGCCACGGCTGCGGACAACGCGCTGGCCGAGTTAGCCGCAGTGGCAGCATTGGTGGTAGTGATCGCGGCGGCCGTCGCCTCGGCCAAGGACTGGAGCTGGGCGGGACCGTTCGGTGCCTCGCTGGAGAGCGGGTACGGGAGGTTGTACGGCGCGCCGGTAGTGGCTGGCATTCAGTTCCTCGCTTCAGTCATGACTCGTCGGCCCACAGCTTGTCGCCTAGAGCGGCCTCGACGGGGCAGAGATGCGCGCCCCAGTTCAACGAGTCGAGCTGCGCGGCGCAGAGCACGCAGACGAGCGCCACTACACAGCGCAGGTGCGCGTAGGGCTGCTGGACGGTCCAACCGGGCACCAACGACTCCTGCGTGACGTCGTTGGGCAGGTCGCGGTTGGACGGCAGATCGTTGGCGTACACGCCCTGCCGAGTCGCCAGCTCGTCCCAGGCGATAGGCGCGCGGCGCACTAGCCCGCGTCGGCGGCGGGCTCGGGGGCCTTGGCCGGAGGAGCCTCGATGTTGTCCGGCTTGTGCGCGGCGCAGAACGAGACCTTGTTGGCCACCTTGCCATCGGTCGTCACGATCGCGGGCTCGCCGCAGTTGCTGCAGCGCTCGCCACTACCTTCCGGCTCGGGCGCGGGGGTGGTGGGCTCGGGCGCTGCATTGGTCCTGGCCGCCATGATCGGCTCCTCTCGTGGGGAGCCCAGTCTCCCGCACGGCTGGCTGCTCATGCGGGAGGGCTAGACCGGCGCGCGGGAGTCGATCCAGCTCTCCTGCTTGAAGACCACCGGATCGTCCGCGGTGGCCTCCTCCTCCAACCAGTTCTGCAGACAGATCAGGTCGCAGAACCGGAGCATGGTCCAGGGCTCGTTCGGCGGGGAGAGCTGCACGCGCAGATGCGGAGCGCGCAGGATGCCGCCGGTCTGGCACGCGGCGCAGTCCTCCTGGTGATCGGCCGTCACGCTGCCGAATGCAAGGCGCGAGAGCTGGTGATCGAGAACCCCTCGGCCGCGAGCTGCGCTGCACAGATGGGGCAGCTCTCGACGAAGTGGACGGCGTTCCCCAGCGTCTGAATCGCGTGCCCATGAAGGCACGAGCCCTGCACAACCTCAACGTCGTCCATGCCGTCCAGAATAGCGCCCGCTGGGTAACTCGCAAATGGATTCGTGAGATTCATTGCGCCAGGGTAGAAGTACGGCCCCGCCGGGTAGCTCAGAGTTGCATCGCGCATACACGGACCAGGTGAAACACGCGGGCGCAACGAGCCGCAGGAACGAGGCCGTACAGGCCGAGTCTCCTCTCTGGTAAGCCTTCGGGTCAAGTTACTCAGAGGGGGTCCTGGTGTGGCGAAGAATACTCGACAACCTCGATTACCACGCACTTCTTTCGTGCGTCCCAGCGCAGGACGTCGCCAGGGCAGGCGAGCTGCACGGGCTCGCCCGGCCGGTTGAACAGACAGCCGACGTCGGTGCCCTGCATGCCTGCGCCGACGCCGCGGTAACCGTACTTCCTCAGCCACGCCGTCGTGGCGCGAGGCGAACCGCCTAGGGAGATGCGGTGCCGATCCGCCTTGGCCATCAGTACCCCCGGACGGTGTAGGTCTGGATCGCATGCCACGGGATGAGTACCGACAGGCCGCCATGGTTGACCCGGACGGCGAACGGCACGTTCCGGCCGCCAAGGAACACCTCCTCCAGTTCGCCGTGCCGGTCACCCCCACCCACGAGGTCGACGAACACGTACTCCCCCTTCTTCCCGAACACGCGTGCAATGTCCTCTTCCAACCGGCTAGAACCAGTTGGCGCGACGTTGACGACGAGACCCTCATCTGTCATTGCTTGCTCCATTCATCAGTCGTTACGCTGCAGGGCATGACCTGGTTCGGGAACCCATGGCCGATGTCCGAGTACCGCGCACCCGTGTGCGAGGAGGACAGCGAGCATGTCGAGACGCCAGTAGGCCTGCCGTGCGTGGAGTGCGACGAGCCCATCGCCGAAGGCGAAGACGGGGTCATGGTCGGTGTCGTGCACCTAGGTCCGCGTAAGTCCCACCACACGTTCCTCGGCGCGATCCACAAGGAGTGCATGCTTCTCGCGAGCGTGGGCCCGCTGGCGCACCTTGACAAGAAGTGCTGCTGCTACGGCGGGGACGGCCACGACTCCGGAATGACGATGCGTCAGGAATCACTAGCGGTCTACCGCCGGATCCACGCCTGCCTATCCTGACGTCTCCCGTCCTTCCATCCGCGCGATCTTGCGATCCAGGTACCACCGCGCCTTCTTCAAGTCCTGCAGCGGGGTTCCCTTCTTCTTGTATCGCGCGATGTACTTGACGCAGTTGCCCAAGTGAAAGCCGAGTTCCCAGGCCTCGATCACCTTGATCGGCTCGTAATGATCGCCCCGCGCGTAGTGCGGCGGATGGTTGACCATGTCCGGCCCCGAGTCATCCCCGCAGAGCCCAAGCTCGCCCACAGTCGTCTCTTTCTCGTACGCGTTCACGGCGTCTCCCAGACGTCGAAGGTGATCAGGTCCAGCATCGCCGCCATCCGCAACGGCGTGATCTCGGGCATGTAGGCGTCGTAGTACCCACGACACACCGCGGGCGAGCGGGCATACGGCGTGTAGTCCAGGGTCTTGTGACACTGCAGCGCGGTGTCCCTCTTCCGGTTGGTCTCAACAAGATCGGCTAGACGCCCGTTCTGAAGATGCATCAGATTGCCAGCCCGGAACACGCAAGTGCTACAGCGTTCTGCCACGACGTGGATCCGGCCACCGTAGTACGGCCCCTGCTTCCTCACGTCAAAGTTCCTCGTACCGCGAAACGTTGCCGCGAGCGGCGTCGTAGAACCCTTGCTGGTAGCCCTCGCGCTCCGCGCCCGCGACACGATCCAGCCGAGTAGCCATCGACTCTGGCGACCAGTACTCGTTCTCGTTCAGCGCGCACCGAACGTTGCCTGGCTCGTGCTGGCCGCCGTAACCACAGGTGCAGCCGCACGTACATGTCTCGCAGTGCGGTCCGTGTTCAGCCATCACTCCACCCCGTATGGGTTATAGCCAATGGCGCCATCACGAAGCGCGGCGCGCTGGCCAGCCTGATAGGCCCGATATAGCTCGGTTCTCAACGCGGGAGTCGGCTCGCCGTTGAACGCCGCAACTATTCGTGCGGCCAGCTCGCGGCTGTCAACCATGCCCACGAGCACGTCGCCGTTGGATGGCTCCTCTGCGTGCTGGATGTACAGCGTGCGCCCGACCTTTCGTCCCTGACGTAGCCTCACTTAAGCACTCCCAGCCGGAGCACCGCACCACGTACAGATGTAGCTGTTCTCGTTCTGCTGGACCATTACGAGTCTGCAGACATAACAAAACGGCCCCCCGTGAACGGGGTCGTTGCGGTGCTTTCCGCAGAGGGGTCGCTTACACAGACCCGTCTTCACATCCGTCCGAGGATCGAACTCGTGCGTCGGCGCAGCGAGCGAGGTCACCGCTTGTGAGTCAGTCACCGCAGGGCGTCCCGAACGCGCTGCTGCAGCCGTCGACCTTGCCGCAGTACGGGCACCCGCTCGGGGGCGGCGACGTTACGGGCGCGTGGATCGGGTACGGTGCGGCACCTTCGCACTCGGTGCAGATAGCCGACGCGCCGAGCGCTGCAGCGGGTGGGATGCGCTGGAGCGTGTCCACGCGGAACCCACCTTGCATATGAACGAGCTTGCCACCATGCCCCAACCAGCAACCCTCGTGGTCTGGGTCAGCGCACCAGCCAGCGCCTCCGGCTACCCCCGTATCGCAGGGCCCTTGATGGGAAACACCGCGGGAGCACCCCTGTCCATGATGGGTCACAGTGAAGTTCATGACGCACCGTCCTGCGTGTCGGCGGGCCGGTGGATCGGGTGATCGGCGGGTTTGCCGCACCGGACCATGGGCCGGATAAGCGCGCTGCAATATCCGTACGGATCATCGGCACGCCGGTCGAACTCGTGCGTCGGCGCAGCAGGCGCCGCGTGGATCGGGTCTTGCGGCATCTCGCCGCACGCTGCACAGCGGGCGCCGATGATGGCCATGCCGGGGATCCCCGCCGCAACGAACTCGTGCGTTGGGGGCGTCCAGTCGGTCGTCCACGGCGGCGTCGGCGCAGCGGGCTCTACGGGTACGGCTTGTCCTGGGTCTCCCCGCAGATGCACGTCCGCCGCCACGTCAGGTACGTCTCGCACCCCCGGGCGTAGGTCACGATGTGCTCCCACGGACCGCTCCAGTCGTTCCACTGATGCAGGTGCATCTGAGCCTCCGTCAGCAGCGGGCTCGGGCACGGCGGCGTCCAGGGCGGCGCGCACTCGGCGGACGAACGCCACAAGCACGCGCCCCGGAAACTCGTTGTCCACGACGTCGCACAGCGCCCGGACGGCGGCCACCTGCGCCTCGGCCTTCTCGACCCGAAGAACACACGCGTCGAAGACCCGGTGCCCTATGTCGTCCACCTCGGCGGTCAGGCGCGCGGCCTCGGCCCGCGCCGCGTCGAGCAGTCGTAGTGCAGCCCGGAGGTAGGCGCGTTCCTCGGCCTTGCCTGCCCAGGCGTGATCGTTGTCGGCCTTCCATCGGAGATGCTCCTCATCCGTGTTCAAGCACGGCTGGTCCGTCACTTCCCACCGCCCAGGGCCGCCCGGACTCGACCGGCCGCGTAGGGGCGAGCAATGTCCCCGGGCTGACTGCGCTCCCATTCATCGCAGAGTGCCAGCGCAGCGGCGATCCGCGCCTCGGCCGCCTCGGCCCGCTCGGCGTGGAACACGGCCGTGTCGTGGACCGCGTTGTTGTCGTCGCGCATCATGCCGATGAGGACGTCCTTCTCGGCGTTCTCCGTCATGAGGTTCGAGCAGTCGATCTCGCGCAGCCGCGCCTGCTCGGTCAGGCGCGCGACCTCGGCGATGCACGCTTCCCACTTCGGCACGCCGAGCGGGCCCGGCTGCCCAAGCGCGCGCCAGACGCTCTCCCAGCCGTTGAGTGCGGCCAGCGCTTCTGCCTTCCAACGCCGAGCTGCGTCCAGGGCGGCGCACAGGGCGAGGATCGTCCGGTCCTTATCCTGAACGGCGCTCCGTTCGAAGTTCCAGCGCACAGCGGCGGTGTCTATCTCATCCATCGGTGCTCACCAGGATGTCCACCGGACACCAGCCCTTCCCACAGTTGTCGTCACAAGAACAAACAGCATCGGCTACATGCATGCTCATGCACCACGCGCACGTCTTGATGGCCGGAGGCGGCGTCTCCAGTCGTTCGGGAGTGTGATTCATGCCCTCAGCGTGTCACGCAGAAGTCGCAGAATCGCCCAAGGCAGCAGCCGCGTCCATCGGCGGGTTCGGGCGGAAGCTCGGTCACGGATTCGCCTTGCGCGGTGCGCGCGAGCCCGCGGGCACGGTGGCCAAATGCGAGTACCAGGAATTGATCGTCTGAGTCAGCGTGGGAGCAGAATCGAACGCCTTCTCCCAGCCGCAGCTACAGACCAACAAAGTGCGGATGTCGTCATCAACGCGGCTAGGCATGACCAACGAGGTATGACCGTCCAGCCAGTCGACCTCTATCTCCGCATAGTACTTCTTGCCCGGCACGTCAGACCTTCTTCCCGCCGTCGTACGCCACCGCGAATCCCTCGGTGACCATGCGCTGGTTGACGTCGCCGACGGAGTCGTTGAACAGCACCGCCAGCCAGCGGCCGTACTTGTCGCCAGGATCCTTGAAGGTGTGGATCGTCAACGGTTCGGGCACGGCGGCTGGGACGCCAGGATGGATTCCGAGCAGATCGCTGAGGTGAACGCGGGCGGTCTTGCCCTCGAAGGTGCTCAGCTCGGGAGCGTTGATTCCGTAGAGCCGCGCAGCGATCCGTACGGTGACGTGGAAGCCGAGGTCGACGTCCAAGGTCACGGTGTCGCCGTCATGTACCGAGACCAGCACGGCCTTGTAGATGTAGCTCGGCTCGATCATGGCTGCACCACGAGCAGGAACTCACCCAGTGCGCGAGTGCAGGGAGGGCACAGGATCTGCCGCGTGCCGTCGTTCAGATCGGCCAGCGGCGGCTGCACTCGCGCTACAGCAGACCAGCCCTCCGGCTGATCCGTAGCCGGGGATACGACGAGCGTGTGGGTGTTGCAGCGGTCGCAGACGAAGACGCACTCTATCCAGCTACCCATGGTTTGCTCCGATGATCTGGTCCGTGTCGTGGTGCGAAGTATGCCGGACGGAGCGCACCAAAGGCCAGGGCGCTCTTCCGCAGGCGGTGTGAACACAGCCGGGCTGGCACCCTGGCGCGTGTCTCCTTGCCTGCGTCCCCGCTAGGCCCTCACGCGAATACAACGCTGCGGGCTGTACAACCTGCGGCGAAGCTCAACGTCTATTGGGCCGGTGTGCATGCGGCCGTCCGTGCGGGCGAGGTTACACGGTTGAGCGGGTGTGTCTACCGGATCGTCGCGCACTCGACGACCTCGCGGGTCTGCGTCACCTGGACGATGCGGATCGGCGGCGGGAGAACGTGCGAGACCGTGACCGCCTGCTTCCACGAATCCTGCGACGCATTCTGGGTACGGAACCACAGCGTCCAGACGCCGTCGGTCTGGGCATGTACCTCGAAGAAGGTGCGCGTCCCGGCGTCCTGTACGGCGCGCCCGATCACGGCATACATCCGTACAGGCAGGGCGTGCAGAGTTCGGGACTGGACAGCACCATCGGATCCGCGTCATTGCTGCACGTCTCCTCGCCGGACGCCGGAAGGTGCAGCTCCGGCGGGCATGCACAGATGTAGGTAGGTGCGGAGCTGGAGGGCTGGGGCGAAGGCGTCATGGCCGAAGCGTACCGGAACGAGAGGTACGGATCTGGCCGGAGCGGGGGCTGCATACATGCACTGGTTGCCATTACCGCGCCAATGGCCTTGACTGCACCTTGACATGACGCTCCCATCCCCTGCAACAGCTTCCAGCTACATGCATGTACTTGATGCATCTATGCGCCCCACTGCCACTACATGCGCGTAGGAGGCTCCAGCAATCCGCCACTATGACACTACATACGTGCACCCCCTCCAGCAATTTGGATGGCCGGGCGGCTCCACCCCCGCGCGCGTGAATAAGGATGGGGGGGTCGGAATGTGCATGCATGAATGCACCATTGCATTCGTGGTTACGCGCCGATGCGTGTGTTTACGAAGCGTGCGCGCTAGCTGCAGGTAGCACCGATGCACGCTTGGTGGGTGCGCACGCACGATAATGCCGGTTATCCACCACCGTACATACCGGACATCCTCGCATTGGTGCAGGCCAGGAGCCATGCACGTAGCGTAGCTGGAGCAGGGCGGCTGCATGCACGTACGCAGCGTGAGCTAGCACGCACACGTAATAGGCGCGCACGCTAGTTCGTTTACGGTGCGTATTGGGCCGGGCATTGGTGCACGCATGGTGCTAACTCATAAGCGAATGCGCGCACACGCATAGGTCACGACCGCGAATGCGTGCATGAATTGGTGCACCGCCGCCTGCGCATACTGCCCTGCATAGGTATGCGCATGTGTAGGGGTGCTGCCCGGCACAGGGACCATTGCTGCATGCTGCGTTACCCGCACACACGCAATGGCGCTACATGGAGTAGCTCAGTCCCTTGGGGCGTCCTATGCGCAGTCGCTCTATAGCTCTATGGCTTACAGCAGTACGAACGCCATCAGCGCCGAAATTTGCTCCAAAGCAAGCGTGCAGCAGGGCGTGTGCACAGCGCCTGGAGCGCGGGTCGTCCTGGCAGTACTCTTCTGGGTATGACCGATGAGAACGTCTCAGCGCCCAAAATCGACCCAACGCCGCGCGAGCAGGGTGACAAGCCGCGCGCACGCAACTGGAAGGACGTCAAGGCCGACGCCATCGAGCAGGGCTTGACCACCCAGGAACGCATCGACGCCGCCAAGGAGCGGATACAGCACGCATTATGGCCAGGGCCGGTCACGAGCGTCTGGTACACGACGCACGAGTTCAAGCCCTGTACCGCACCGGATCTGCACGAGGGGGGCCATGGTCCTACCGGCCCGGAGTGCGTGGCGCTGGCAGGAGACGGCGGTCCATGGGGCTGTTGCCGTCCCCAGGATCACCCGGTGCACGGTGGCTACCCTGCGCCCAAAACCTGCACCGACGTACCGTGCGTCCATGACTGATCGCCTGCCGCACGTATTCGTAGCCGCCGAACTCGACCCGACGCGCTGCATGCACCCCGTCGATGGGCCGCTGCCCTGCTGGTTGCCTGCATCCGATCGCATCCACATCGCCGCCCAGGGTGCGTGCGGGATGGTTCGCTCCGACGGCGCTCTGTGCGACAAGCCGCAGGGGCACACAGAGCTTTGTGGCTGCCCGCAATCCTGCGAGGCGTGCAAGGTCGTGGATTGGGTGCGCGCGTACCTCGGCATGCTGCTGTGTCCGTGGCAGGTAGGCATGCTGCACGACGTCGTCAAGCACACCTGTGATCACCCTAGGAAGGCCTAGATGGACGAGCTTCGTACGCGCACCGTGCACGTCAGCATCGGCAACACCGACGGCAAGCTCACCCAGGCACGGTGGTCGAACTTCCTCGCAGCCATGTACTCGACAGTGAACGCCGTACGCGGATCGCATGCACGGCGTCTGGTACTCCCTGCCGACATCGGCGTACACGAACGCCTGCTGGTCGTTCGACGTCGCCGAGGTGAACATCGACCTGCTGCGTGGTGCGCTCGCCATGCGTGCACGCCAGTACGACCAGGACTCGATCGCTTGGCTGTCGGGCGAAACCGAGTTCATCGCGGGCGAGAAGCAATGACACCGCTGTGCGATTGCGAGCCAGGCCCTGGCATGCACGGGGACCGCAACCTGTGCCCCGTGCACGGTGTGTTCAGCACGTCAGCATCTCCTGAGCAGGACGCCATTGCGCGCATGCTGGCCAAGCAGTGGGCCGCGTACACCTGCGGGCCTACAGGCACCTGGACGCAACGTTGGATCCCCGGCGTCTGCAAGCACGAAGCTGTTCGTTGCACGCATGGTGATGAGATCATCCACCGCGGATTCCGTCGCCGCGTCTGCTTTGCCTGCGGGCGTGCGTTACGCGGCCCGCTGCCGGTGCTGTGCTTCTTCACCGACGAGCCGCACACCGAGACTGACGTTGTAGGGCGCATTCGTAAGCTGACCGACAAGGATTACGCACAGCAGCGTTCACAGCTCTTGAAGTGGGCGAATCGGCGCTTGGAGCGCTAGGCGTAGTCCTCGTCACGCAGATACGGCCGCCAGTCGGCGTTCTTGGACCGGGTCGTCATGTGGTCGTACGGCCGCTCCGGGTCGGACAGCAGCTTGCGGTCGGTCTTCCATTCATCGGTGTCATCGTCGTCCAGCCAGCGCGCCGCCATCACGTTCCAGCCCAGAACGTCTCCAGCCATTGGTGCCCGCACGCCAGGCACTCCTTCGACGTCAGGTCCCAGCTCTCCATAGCCTGCCAGATCACACGCACGAATCGAGCTGGATGCGTGCACGTCATGTCAGGCATCCTTGTCTCGCTCCACAGCAATGGCTGCGATGCACCAGCAGACGCCCGCCCAACAGAGCACAACCAACACCATCATCAGCGTCACAGCTCAATCAACCCTTCGCCGACATGGCGCACCATCTCGGGAATCGCGTCAGCCGGGAGCAGCGTGTCGCCTATGGGCATGCCGTACTTGTTCAGGATCTGCACGAACGAGTCCCAGTACATCAACGGCACGAGCCAGCCCGAGGACGTCGCGGTCCCGTCCGGCTGGATCTGCATGCAGCTCACCGCGAACGCGCTCACATCCTTGGACGACGGCAGGTCGCTCATGGCATACCTTTCATCAAGCACTCAGGGCAATGGGTGTCGGTGCTGTGCTCGGTGATCTCGTACGTGCACGCGCATCTGCAGCATCGTCGCAACGGTGCTTGATCAGCCTGCTGCATCCTTGTCCTCCTCGGCCCGCTCCAACCACGCACGCACGGTACTGATGAGCAGCGCCTCGGGGTAGTGCGTCGGCATCAACGCTGCAGCATCCCAATCCACCAGGCGCACGCCGTCATCATCCGGCGGTGTCAGCTTGATACGGATGATCAGTACCGCGTCATCGTTGTAGCTGGCTGGAGCCTCGATCATCCGCCCGTACATCTCTGCACGGTTCATCGGCCGTGATTGGGATGGTCGCTCGGTGCGCCACAGATGCTGCAGTGCGGGGGGCCATCATGGCCCAGATCCGCGCACAGGCTGTATTCGTGCGTGTGGGTGTAGGTCTCGGTGAGGTGCTCGCCGTCCAGATCCCAGTAGCCGATGACGCGCCTGCAGAGCGCGCACAGCAGCGGGCACCGACCGCTGTCCAGCTTGCGAATCCGCCCACCCTGGTGCATGCACGCATTCGCGCGTTGCACCGCTTGGTCCGAGTAAGAGTCCATGGATGACAGCGTAGACCTCTAGCGCTTGATGGTCAGGATGACCGGCGCAGGTTGCGCGGTAGGCGGTGCGTCGAACGTGCACGCCCACGGATCGGTCGGTACGGCAGGCGGTGTGCAGGTGCCCTGCGTCGGGGTAGATCCTTTCTCGCCCTGGGGTCCAGCCGGTCCCGCGTCTCCCTTGACACCACGGGGACCGGGATCACCCGCTGGGCCCTGGGGACCAGCAGGGCCAGGATCGCCCTGCGTGCCCGGCTGCCCGTCCTTGCCATCCTTACCGTTCTGGCCGTCCTTGCCAGGCGGGCCCGGATCACCCTGCGGCCCAGGCACACCAGGAGCACCCTGTAGGCCGCGCTCGCCGCGTGCACCCGTTGCTCCCGGCGCACCGGGCAACGCGATGATGTGCGGAGCTGGGACCACCGGAGTGATGCCCTTGCTGGTGAGCTGCTTGCGCAACGCTGCGATGTCCTCGCTGTACTGAGTGCGCAGATCGTCGAACCCCTGCTGGTTGCGATCCGCCTTGGTGACCGCACGATTGACACCGAAGATGACGTAGACCACGACCAGCACCGCGAGCACGAACACAGCGATTGCGAAGAACAAGAACTTACGACCCATCACATGGTTGAGGGGAGCACGTTCGACGACCTCTACGGTCGGCTCTTCATCCAGCTCCAGCATGTTCATCGCTGCCTGCGCTCCTGTCCGCCTACGGCCTTGCGCTCTTCCATGCGTGCGATCTTCGCTTCCAGTGCCTCTTCACGCCGGAGCATGGCCAGCTCGCGCGCGGCCCGCTCTGCATCCACCTGCTTACGGTAGTCCGCGTACTCCTTGGCAAGATCCCCGTTCTGCTTGAACACGTACCCGAACAGCGTGCCGAACAAGGCGATCAGCCCGCCCAACACGGAAGCGACAAGTCCTGGGTCCACGCCGAGTCCTCCTCCCGGATTGCGCGGTCGATTCACGCTACGAGCGGGGCGGGTGGTCAGCCGCCGTGCTCGCAATATAAGCCGGTATCAGGACGTGGCTGTTCGATAGCGGACAGCAAACAGCCCTACCGCGGAAACGGGGGGAAAACGCGGTAGGGCTGCTTGGGGGTGCCGTGGCTGACCGACATGACCACGGCCGACGTGTTCTGCTGCGCGCCCGGCGAAGGTTAGCGACAGGAAGTCGGTACGTCCGCTGATGATGCTAGGTCGGCTCATCCACGGTGTCCAGCAACTCGCTCCATTCGCCCGAATGGTTGGCGCGGCAGGTGATGCAAGTCCTCAACACGCCGTCCTTGTGCCAGTTCACCTCGCGCACGTCATCGAGCTGTCCACCGGCTCCACAGATCTCGCAGTCGTCCAACGTCGGCTCCTCGTATCCCGGAATCCTGCGCCCCAGCCCAGTGACCTGGGTGACGTACAGGCTGGCCCGCTTGTGCTCCTTGAACAGCTCCTTGGCGTGCACGGTGGGCAGGCCCACGGGCTCGTAGCCCTTGGCGCGCACACGTCGCTCGTACAGCCGGATCAGCGTCGCCTCCAGCGGATCCGCACCGCTGTGGATGATCGCGGCATCGACGGCGACCAGCTCGTCAGCCTCCACCGCTGCTCGCCTGCCACGCCTTGAAGTCCGCGGTGGTCCAGGAGGGCTTCTCCTTGAGCGCAACGACTCTGGTCAGCTCGGCACGCCGCTCGGCGGCCTGCTGCTTGGTCCGGCTGCAGCCGACGCACATCTGCTCGCCCGCATCGTTGAGCACCGTCGGGTAGAGCGCGTGCACGCAGGCATCGCGCAGCCGCTCCATGGTCTCCCAGTGCGTGGGGTCGGTGCGGCTGGCCATCTCGGCCAGGATCATCTTGCCGGACATCTTCAGCGGGCTCTCGCTGTCACCCTCGTACACCGTCGTCATGCTGTCTCCTGTTGCCCTACGCTGGCCCGAGTACTCGGACCAATCATTCAGGAGCACGCATGGCCACGCCAGACCTCTTCGACGTCCCCGTACCAGCGGACGCGCCCACGCCCGCCTTCGACGCCATGCTGACCGAGCGAGGCGATCCACGAGGGCCTGGCCCGACGCACCTCTGCTCAGTGTGCAAGAAGGTCCAGCCGCTGCTCGGCGGGCACACCTGCAAGACCTCTGCGCGCCCCGCTAAGAGCCCCGCGGCGCGTAAGCCTACGATCGTGCATCCCAGCCCCTGAGGGGAGTTACTCGGCCTTGCCCTGGATGACACGGCCGAGCACGCGGTCGGTGTCCTGCGGGCCTAGCTGCGTGGCGATGGGATTGGCCAGGTCGGCCGCCTTCTCGCCGAACAGCCGGGACAACACGCCGCTCTTGCCCTTGGCCTCCACCGACATGCGGAAGAACTCGCGATCGTCCTCCAGCTCGGCCTGCACCTGGAACGTCTTGAGCAGCCGATCGAACTCCTGGCTGGTGTTCGGGTCGGCGTAGCCGCCGGACAGCTCCTCGCGAAAGCGCATGAACGCCAGCCGCTGGGCTTGCATCTCGACCATGCCGTTCATCAACGCCTTGCGCTGGCTGGCCGTGCGCACCTCGATCGGCAGGTCATAGGAGCAGCTCGTGTCCTCCTTGAACGCCGGGCACTCCGCACGCACGAAGCAGGTGTTGCAGACGCGCTGCGGGGTGCTGGAGACGACCGGCAGCGAGGTGCGCACCATCTGGTTGGAGCCGGAGTCGATGGCCTCCTCGTGCGTGAATCCGAACACCGGCAGAGTGCGCATCTCTGCTGCGTCACGCATGCGCAGGGCAACTGGTTCTTTCCGTGCCCCTTCCGACAACTGGGCAACTGCTGCACCAGGACCCTCTAGCGCCTGGCCAACCTCCTGCGCACCACGACGGGTTACCCGCTCACCATTCATGCTCGCCTCGTACTGCAGCCAGCTCCAGACGCTCACACGCACGACCTCGCGAGGATCGTCATCGTTGATCTTCGCCACATCGAAGCCAGCGCGCTCGAAGTCGTTGCGGTGGCGCATGCGCGCCTGGTCCTTCATCTTCATGGGGTAACGGACGAGCCGCGCGCCGTCCCAGATGATCGTCTCGCCGAAGCGCATAGGGCTCAGCCAGGACGTGCTGCTGGCCGAGCTGAAGCGAACGTGGCGGATGGCGTCCGGCCGGGACATGGCCAGCCCGTGCAGCTTGACGCCGCTGTTCGCCAGCTTGTTCAGGTGCGGGGTGATGTTGAGCCCTGGCATGGCGATGTTGGCCTGCGCGATGCCGACGCGCTTGTAGCGCTCGGCCAGGGCCTCCAGCGCCGTCGCGCCCTGCTCGGGGTGCCACACCGGCAGGAACTGGTCCGGGTCGATGTGGTCCCACACGTCGCGGCGCATGGCCTCGATGTAGCCCTGTCCGAGCGCCAGGCAGTCGAACTCGCTGACGATGTCGATCTCGTGGATGTGCTCCTGGGCGAAGTCGGCGTACCCGCGGCCGTACTCCCGCCACTCGCCCTGGGTCAGCTTCCCCGCGTCTTTGTTTGCGGTGAACCCGCCGCTGTCCAGGAAGACGCTAGAGAAGCCCCAGTCCATGCTGTAGGCCTTCTTCTTCGGCAGCCGCTTACGCACGGCGTAGTAGCTCAGCCCCACGTTCTCGACGCCCATGTCGCGCAGCAATGACCGCCACGCCGCTTGTTCGGCGCCGAGGTAGTAGAGGTGGAAGCTCACGTCGTGCCCCTTGTCCTGGCCCAATGGTGCAGCCCAGGCTAACCGTGCATGGGGTCGGACGCTGGTAGGCCACAGCCGGATCGGAATCCGTCGGCCGCCGTGAACAGGTGCCCGCAGCCCCCCGCCCTGTGCCACCCTGCCTTGCTCGGTACGAACTCGTGCGTCGTCGGCCGCTGCTTCAGCTCGGCCAGTAGTACCTGCGCGAGCGCGGCCACGAGCATCTCCTGCATGCCATTGAAGTCGGTCGGATTCACCATCGTGGACACCACCTGCCGTGCGGTGTTGATCACCACGGACCGGTGCACGATCTGCCGTGCGGTGTTGATCGCGTGGTAGACCTCGGCGTTGGTCATGTACAGCAACGACGCCTTGGCCACCAGCTCGTCATCGGTGGTCATCGCTCAGACCTCCGTGCAGTACTGGCAGGTGAAGAAATTCTCGGTCGGGTGCTTGCCGCAGGCCATGTCCATCGTGGCTGACCCTGTGATGGCCGCGTGGAACTCCGGCTGGGCTACGTGCTGCCAGACCCGATCAAGCGCGTCCAGCACGATCGGCTCCCCGCACACCGCGCACATACCCTGTAGCTCAGTCACGGAGAACCCTCGCCTTTATCGTCCACTGCTCGGCGAGACGCATGACCTTGTCGGAGTCCACCTCGAACTCGTCGTCCACCAGCTCGCCGACCAGCGAGCGCATCTCTTCCAGGTTGGCATCGGGGTCCATCTGATCCTCCATCAGGGTTTGGACTGCAGGACGTGCAGGCGTGCCAGTACATCTGCACCGTAGTCATGACCGGTGGTGAAGCGATCGCTGTCGCCCGCGGCGATGCCCTTGCGAGCACCACCTGCTCCCGCGTTGTACGCAGAGAGCGCCGACTTGACGTTGCCACCGAACTCCGCGATCAGATCGTGCAGCAGCTTGCCTGCCATCTCGGCTTGCAGCTCGATTGGGAAGGGGTTGGGGATGTGGTGGCTGCGGTCGTCGAGCTGCCAAGTACCGCGGCCATGGCCACCGTCACCAGGGTGCTGCTCGTAGAACTCGGCCAGGTTAGTCTCACGGCTGCCGAGGGCGTACAGGATGCGCTTCGGCAGCCCGTACTTCGTCTCGATGACATGGGTGACGCCAGGGTGGCGCTGGCTGAAGGCGTGGGCCTGGTTCCATAGCTCGTGCTCGCTGATATTCATCGTGGGCTCCTTTTGTTGGGTTCGCCCATCAGTCTTCCTCTAAAGCTAGGGAATCGCGTGCGTGACCGTCTGGACCGTAGGCGGCCCAGCACGTACGGCAGGCGAGGAGATCCATCCGCCCGCGGCGCTGAACGTCATCGGTACCCAGGCAGAGCGAGCAGGTGTCGCTCATCAGATCCACACCTCCCCGTTGAACACGAGATCAGCGGTCAGCGTGATGGTGCGATCCTTCTCGCCCAACCGGACCCCGACATCGGTGCGCTCCAGGTTGTCGCCGTTCCTGCGCATGACTGTCACGTCTGCAACCTTGCGAGCCCACGGCCGCCGAGCAACGGTGATCTCGAAGCGACCGTCGACCGGCTTCCAGTCTTCCTCGGTGAACACGATGAGCGTCCTCATCCCAGCATCTCCAGCAGTTCGATCTGCTTCTCGATCGCGAACCGCTCGATCGGGTTGTCGATCCCGCCCAGCCGGTTGCGCAGAGCGTTGAGCTTCTGAGCCCTAGTCAGGTTGCTGCTGATGCCGAGCGCCTCGATGACCGCAGGCGATTCCTGCTGCGCGGGAACGGCACGCATGTGCGCCTCGGACTCGGCCAGGTCGGCCTCCAGCTCCTCGCTGCGCTGCTCGATGTAGCGCTGCCGCAGGAACTCGTTGACGACCGCCGAAACGTTGGTGCCCTCGGCAGCAGTGCCCTCCATCGCCCTGTCCCACAGCTCGTCGCTGATGCGGATGTTCCGCTTGGTCGTACCCCTACTCGGCATTGCCGTCTCCTTCGATCTCGCTGACGATGCGGGTGATAGGACGCGGGGGCGAGGCGGTGGGATCCAAGTCCTCCCAGAGGCGCTTCTCCCAGATGGCGATCTCCTCGCCGAGCATCCCGAGCACGCCGCTCATGTAGCGCGAGCGCCGTACGTCATGCCAGAGATCCCCCTCCTGCTGACGGATGTCCATCAGGATGTTGATCAGCCGCAGCGCGGCCTTGTCGATGCGCGCAGCTATGTCGTGCTCGGTGAGCGGCTCGTCCGTGGACAATCGCTTGCCGCTGGCCATCAGTTGTTCTTCGCCATACGTCGGCGTAGCTCGGCCTCGTCGTCCTCGGTGTGGTCCTCGTCGCACATCAACGCGTGCACGAAGGTGGCCGCGGAGCTAGCCCACGAAGGCTCCTCGCCCAGCTCCTCGAACGCCTCGTAGATGGCCTGCGCAGTAGCCGCACGCGAGTGCTCGTCCGCGAACAGCACGGCCTTGACGAACATCTACCCTACCCACCGCGGATCCTTGGCGGCAATGACGCCCACGCACAACGCGACCTCGTCCATGATGTCCTCGTCCTGCGTGTGCAGCATCTCGGTTACCAGATCCTGCAGGTGCCGCTCGATCTGCTCCCAGGTCAGTCGGATCACGATGTCTCCTCGTTGTAGGCCGGGTGGATGTCGAGCACGTCCCGGTCCTCCTTGTAGCCGTCGAAGTACGACGAGCCGCTCTTGGTGATGCCCTTGGTCGCCGGGTGCCTGCAGTAGGTCTCAGCCTGACTGAGCGTCAGACCACGCTTGATGACCCGCAGATTCTCGGGGTCGTCGTCCTCGAAGGTGAAGCGCACGATCTTGTACATGTTGTTCATGACGTCGCCTTGGCGTGCTCGATGGCCGCAAGGACGAGCGTGAGCACGTCGCCAGGGGTCAGGCGCTGGGAGGTGTGGTAGCGCGCCTCAGGGTTCTCACGCACCTTCTTCAGCAGCTCGTCCGACACGTCCTTGGGGAGCAGTGCGGCCAGCGCCGCCAGGTTCGCCTCGTGCTCGGCCTCCTGGGCCTCCTGGATCGCGTGCTGCTCGGCGCGCTGAGCCGCGTAGACAGCCTGCTCGGCCTCGTACTCGGCCCAGGTGCTCTTGATCCCTCGAACGTCCACAACCGACGTGCGGGTGCTGCCGTAATCCACGAAGGTCACCGTCACGCCCTTGGCGTTGGTGAAGCTGGCGCGAGAGACCAGCTCCTTGTCCACGAGCAGCACCTTCGAGGCGGTCCCGTACTTGCTCGTGTTGAAGGCGTAGTGCTCGCCTACGCGCAGGTCTGCGGTCCTCATCGTGATCTCTCTTCCTGGTCCGTGTGCGCCCCGGCCGGATGACCGGGGCGCGTAGCTGGTGGGGTTCAGGCGGCCTTGACGACGCGGGTCAGCTCGGTCTGCGGGACGCCCTGGTACTCGTCGTGCTTCTTGACGGTGGCCTTGATCGCGACCGTCTGGCCCTTCTCGACCTCGCGGCCGAACGCGCCCGAGTTCCAGGTCTTGAGGACGTGGCCCTCGGGAGTGCGCATGGTGACCAGGTAGCGCATGCCGTAGTCGCCGTCGTAGGACTTGACGCTGACGATCTCGACCGTGGTGGCGACCTTGGTGCCGACGGCGGCGAAGTGGCCGACCTCGGTGGCCACGATGCGAGCGGCAGCGGCGGCCACGGCGCGGTCGGCGTTCTCGGCCACGATGCGGGCAGCGACCTCCATCTGGCGCGGGCTCAGCGGGCGGTTCGCCATCTGGGCCGCGAACTCGACCAGCAGGCCACGGGTCGCCGCGCGGATCCCGGCGATGACGGTGGCGTCCTGCTCGGACGTCCAGGCGGTCAGCTCGTCGGCGGCCTTGGCGGCCAGCACCGCCTTCTTGCGGGCCTCGGCCGCGACACGCTTGTCCTTGCGGGCGGCCTTGGCGACCATCTCGTCGTAGGTGATCCAGACGCCCTGCGCGCCACCGCAGAGGAAGCAGGTCGGACGGCCGCTGGAGAGGACGACGCCGAAGGTGACCTGGCCACGGCCGTTGCAGCGGCTGCACGGGTCGAGCACCTGCAGGAGACCACCGACGACGCGGGTGCGGTAGACGACGTTCGCGATGGTGACGGTGGCGGGGGCCTGGGTGGCGTTCATGGTCAGCTCCGAAGATGTAGCGGGTCCGTGTTGTAGGTACACCTTAGCACGGGTGGGGGGACACCCACAGACATTCAGCGATGCAGTCCGTAGACGATCCCTCCAGCCTTCAGCGGTAGGTCTGGATCGCCCTTGATGAACGGATGCACCCAGATCCGCTTGCGCAGGGTCTTGCCCGGTCCGTATACCTGCCAGCGCCAGTGCCCGCGCACGATGAACCGGCACGTCCAGTTCACGGTGCTGTGGCCGTCCTCGCGCTCCGGGTACACCAAGGTGCGCAGCTTGACCACGGTGACGCTGGACTTCAATGACAGCCGTTCGGCGCGCTTGGCCGCGTGCCGCGGGAGCCGGTGCGCGTTGACCACCGTCACCTTCTGGTTCAGCAACAGCCAGAACGCGTGCACGAGGCGCAGGACGTTGGTGGCCTGCGGATCCACGATCCCCGCCTCCAGCAGCCGTGCACGCTGCTCCTCGTCCTCCGAGGGCACCATCGGCGGGCCCATGCGCTGGTCCTCGAACAGCGGGTGCAGTGACATGAACGACCAGCGGCCCAACTTCTCGTGGGCCCAGACCGCGTCCCCCTCCGGGAACGTGGACGTGACCTGGTCGGGCTCGTTGGAATCGTTGAACAACCAGACGGCGGTGGTGGATTCGGTCTTGCCGGTCAAGGCGTTCGTCATCACCTGCGCCGGGTTCCAGACCATCCAGTGGATCAACTCGGTCCGGCCGCGCACCTCCTTGATCGGCAACCCGCCCTCGAAGTAGGCGAAGCCCGCCTGCGTAGGCGCGAGCGTGCGATCGAACCGATCCGTCTCCTCTAACTGCGAGGCCGCGTACTGGACGAGCTTCGCCATGTCACGGGTGACGTGGTACGGGTACGCGACACGCAGCCCCGGCACCAGCAGCTTCATCACGGCATCCGGGTGGAGCTTGTCCTCCTCCTCGTTATAGATCTGCATGCTCACCACGCTCGCGATGAACTGGGTGAGGATGCTGCCCGGCTGCTGGAGCCGGTGTAGCAGGTCCGCCTGCGCGTCCACCACATCCTCCGGCCGCACGAGCATCACGGCCGGTTCCAAGACTCGATCGACGGGCCCATGGTCTTGGCGGCCTTCTTGGTGGCCTTGGCCTGGATGACCGCGGTGACCTCCTCGACGGTCTGGCCGCGCTTATGCGCCAACGCTGCGAACAGGGTGTCGAGGTACGCCTGGTTGATCTCGTAGTCGAAGGCGAGGAAGTTGTGGATCTCGTTGACAGCCTCGATCTCGGCGGTGCGCTCGGTGGCAATGACGCCCCACTTACCCCGCAAGGGCGAGCCATCGGGGTTGGTGATTGCCTTGGCGGCCTTAGCTGCTGCCTTCTCGGCCTTAACCGCTGCGACCTGCTGCGCGGATGCGCGCTCGGCCTGCTCCTCGATAGTCCAGAGCTGGCACGGCTTCGGGTTGACGGGTGCGCTCGGGTAACAGCGGGTGCAAGCACGCTCGCCAGCCTGCGCGACGATCTCGGCCTCGTTCATGCCGGACACCTGCGACAGCCAACCGAAGCGGGTGGTCGGGAAGCAGGTGCTGCACGCGGTGCTCTGGTGGACGTGGCCATTCGGGACCGCCCAGGCGCGGGTCCAGCCGCCGCGACGGTTGAACTCGACCTTGATCTTGGTGCGCTCGGCGCGGTTGACGAGCACCTGCTTGCGCAGCGCGTGCAGCGCCTGGTAGGCCTCGCGGGTGTTGGTGCTGGCGTCGGGCGCCACGGCCTCGTGCTCGGCGTCGTGCGAGCTGATCAGGTAGACGTACTCCGCGCGGCCGTCGCGGTTGAGCACGCGCACCTGGCGGTGGCCGAGCGCGGCGCGCAGATCGCTCCACGCGCTCTGGATGTCGTAGGTGAGCTTGGCGTCCTGACGCTCCAGCTCGGCGAGGCGGGTGTCGATCTCGCTCGGGGTGGCGGTGGTGAGGTCCATCGTGTGCTCCAGGGTGTCGCGGGGTCCGTGTAGGTACACCATAGCACGGGTGGGGGGACACCCGCGTGCTATTCCGCCAGCTCGATCAGCTCGTCCGGTCCAGCCAGCCCGACCAGCGTGTTGCCGTCCTCGTCGAAGAGGTCCCGGTACTCGACGCCGTTGATGATCTCGACCGCGATACGCGCAATGGGGATCTCGTCGCCCCACTGGCCGATGTCGAGGTAGATCATACCGACGTGCACGTCCTTGGCAGGCACGAGCTTCATGCTCAGACCGCCTTGACCGACGAGAGCGGAACCATGATGGAGACCTTGCGGCCGAGCCGCGGGTTCCAGACCGTGACCATGGCCTGGTCGCCCTGCACGGTGTTGAAGGTGCCGACCCGGCTGTAAGCGAGGTTGCCCGTCTGAATGACCTTGTCGCCGCGCTTCATGACGCGTACTCGACGACGCCGAGCGTCTCCACGGCGTCGGAGTTGCAGTGCTCGCAGAAGTCGGACGCGCTGCCCGCGACACCCTCGACACGAGTGCCGTCGGCGCTCATGACCGCGTTGTGCAGCTCGGTGTCGTAAGTGTGCATGCAGTCCGCGCAGACGATGCGGAGGAAGAAACGACGCATGAGAGGGGCTCCTGGTCCGGTGTGGTGATCCGTGTAGGTACACCGTACCAGGGTGTCCCCCCACCACGCAGGAGAACCGCCTAAGCCGTGAAGCTCTCCTCGTCCAGCAGGATGCCGGTACGCGCAGCGTGCACCTGGCGGGACGCCCACGCCGGGCTGGCGCCGACGGCGACCAGGATGTCGTGCACCGTGGCGTCCCAGTCGTCCAGCTCCAGCCACGCACGACGGCCGCCCACGATGACGGCGGCGGCGTCCGGCGCGTTGCGGCACCGCTCGGCCAGGACGTCGTCCGGCGGCGGGTCCAGACCTGCCAGCAGGGTGGGGGTGACCCAGACGCTCATGTCACAGATTCCTAAGCCGAGGAGTCGCCCTGGTGAGCGACGCTGGTCCGGTGCCACGTTCAGGGCCGTAGCCGCCCTCGATCAGCCGTGCGTGCAGTTCCTTGCCCTGCAGCAACGCTGCAGCCGCGCGGTGGTGCCCTGACAGGATGATGTCCTGAGAGGCCGCGCCGTCCAATCCTGCCCGACGGTAGACGACAGGGTGGGCGTTTCCGGCCATGTGCTGGTCCGCGCTCGTCCGGCCGTGCAGCTCGTACTCGTCGCCCAGGTAGTGCTGAACGTGCTGGCGCAGGATGCTCGGCTGGGTGGCGTGCAGGCCGCGGGGGTCCACCGGGCGCAGCGCCAACTCGTTGGGGGGCTTGCTCAGCTCGCCGTGCACGAGCCCGCGGTCGTAGTCCTCACGGTCCTTGCGGCGGCCCATCTGCGGCCACGGCACCATCGTCGTCGGCGCGCCGTCCGGGAACATGCGGTCGATGTGCTCCTTGCCCGCACCGTAGAACTGCTCGGCCCTGCTCATACCGTCATCCCTCCGCTGCCGACACCTGCATCGCCGCCGTCCGCACCAGGCTGGGGCTGATCGCCGGAGCCAGGATCGCCCTGGCTGAAGCCGCTGACCCACTGCTGGCCGTTGAGCATGTCCTGGGCGGTGACGTCGAGGTTGTACGGCGACCACCAGCCGCCGAAGCTGGCGCGGCGGTGGTCGTGACGATGATGCCCGTCATCGGGCAGCACGTTCCCCACTCCAGTGCTCATGCGGCCAGCGTAAGGCTAAGAGCGCGGAACGGACTCGATACCGTGGAGCACGCACGCGCCCGGCACCGTGCAGAGCACGAGGTTGACCGGGCTGTTGGTGAAGGTAGGGCTGAACCAGCCGTCGTTGCTGTCCTGGTCCGGCGGGGGGTTGTTGGCCACGGCCGCCGCAGCGGCGCCGGGGGTGAGCAGGATCATCGCGATGACCATCGTGGCCAGCTTCATTCCGGTCTCCTCATGCTTCATGTAGGTCCGCCGTCGTTGGAGTCACGACCTGCCCACGCAGGAGCCGCTGACTCTCCATCTCGGCCTCGATCGTCACCCATTCACGGATCTCACGTCGGGCCCCTGGCCTGAATTCTGGCCTAGCGAACGCCGGGGACGCGAACAGCAGGCCGGTCACGCCGAGCCGCATCACCTCCGCGATCACCGCGGGGCTGGAATCCACGACCAGGTCGATCGGGTAGCCCATGCTGCGCAGCTCGGTGAGCTGGTGCCCGCGCTGCTCGGCGAGGGTGGCAGAGCCGGGCGGCGGACCCATCACCGAGACGTGGTCGCGCACCTCGTTGCGCATCAGCCAGTGCTCGATCAGAACGGTGTCCACGAGCTGCGTGACCAGCACGATCTTGTGAACCTTCCGCAGGGCGCCGTACAGCCGCATGCCCTCGACGATTGGAGCGCCGAGTGCGGTGTCATTGCGCGCCAGCACGCCCTCGATCGCGATCAGTGCGTAGCCCGCCATCAGTACTCCCCCGATCCTGGGTAACGGTGGCGCTTCGCGCTCACCTGCACGCGCATCTCACCATGGTGGTCGGCCGGGTGCGCCGGAATGACCGGCCGCTGCTCCCGCTTGCCCTCGGCGTGGATCCAGACCTTGGCCGTGGACGTAACCTTGCGCCCGCACACCGGGCAGGTCGTCAACGAGCTTTCCATCGAGACGCTCTGCGAAGCTCTGCAAAGCTGACGTGCCGCAACCATCAGGCCTCGCGCGCCACGACACGCGTTGCGAGCATCAGCGCGTGCTGCGGATCCAGCAGGCCATTGGCGTAGCACTGGCCCACCGAATCTGAGTGCACGTCATTGTCTATCTGGGCCAGCGTATGCAGCACCGCGCCGGAGCCGAGCAGCTTGTGCCGCTGCCAGGCCCAGTTGGTGAAGTCCGCGTACCCGTTACCGCCCTCGGAGAACGCGAGCTTGCGACGGCTGTGGATCTGGGCGAACAGATTGCTGGCGCTACCGATCACCTCGTGCAACGCGGTCAGCGCATTGAGCTGGGACGGCACGTCGTTGTTGGCCATCAGCCGGGTGCGCAGCTCGTTGTACCGGCTGCCCAGCTCGCGCGCTCGGCCCACCTCGTAGTCGACCTGGTCCAGCCAGCTCTGCGGCACGTCCAGGTTTGGGGTCTCGCCCAACTGCGGCGGCCGGACCGTCCACTCGTTCGTGGTCACGTTGTAGGCCGCGTACGGGTTGATCGAGCGGATGTCGGTGGCCTCGGGGTTGACGTAGAACGTCACCTCGAACGGCGCACCACCCATGGGCAGGACGGCGTTGGCCGTCAGCGGCCACAGCTCGCGGTGGAACTCCTCGTTCATGAATCCGGCCATCTCGGCGTCCGAGGTGCCAGCCCACTGCGGGTTGCTCTTGAAGAACACCGGCCAGTCCACGCCGATCAGCACGTCCAGGTCGCCCGGCTGGTCGCCGACGCCCCGGCCGCCGGACCACTGGTAGGTGATGCCCGAGCCCGCTATCCACACTGTGGACCACCACTGTGGATGCTGGTAGATCCGGTCCCAGTAGGTGTAAAGCTTGGCCAGCACCCAACGGCGCACCTCGGGCATCAGGACGTCGGAGCCGGGCGCGAACAGCCGCGGGTCCAGGTCCCGTGTCGGCGAGCTGAAGTAGCCGGACGAGCCCGTCATCCGATCCGGCAGGGCGACCGCCGCCGCCCGTTGGGCGAGGATGTCGTTGTACGGCGTGCCCAACCGGCTCACGGTGTCTCCTAGCGTCGCGGTACGAGGCCCATCTGCCCTTGGATCTTCTGTGCCATTGCAGCCTGCTGCGCCGCAGCCGCCTGCTGTGCGAGACCCGTCATGACGCGGTGGGTGGTCTCCTGCCCCGCGATGTCCTTCTGGATGTGCGCGGCGGCCGAGAACATGTCCGAGAACGTGGCCGGACGAGCCAGCGAGAGGTTCTCCAGCACGCCCAGCTCGCTGGAAGCCTGCACGTTGCCCTCGTGGTCCAGGACGACGATGAACGCCGTCAGGACCGCGGTGTAGTTCGGCACGACGGGGGTGCTGTCGTCGGCGGCGGCCTGTGCCTGCAGCAACGCCAGCTTCTCCTCCGTGCTCATCTCCTGCGCCGCCTGGAACTCCTGCTCCGCTGCAGTCCTGGCCTGTGCACGCTTGTCGGTCACCTTGGGCGCTCCGTAGTTCGGATCGCCCTGCTCTTTCATCTCCATGTGATGTCCCGTCAGAATTGGTGGTTGGCATTCGCGTTGAGCTTGGCCTGATCGACGGCCTGTTGCACCGGACAGAAGCTGCACAGGTAGATCTTGGGCCCGCCGCCCGTGAAATCCTGCCCGGTCTCCCGGCTGAGCTGCCGCCGAGCGGACGCAGCCGGATTGCCAAGCCGCTTGCTGCTGTCCTGGTAGTCGATGCAGGGGACGGAGCGTCGGTGGGCCGCGAAGCACTTCGCCGCGTCCTCCTGCATCGTGCTCTTGGTGTGGTAGTACTCCGGCACGAATCCCTTGGTGTCCGCCCACATCTGACGGTGAATCTGCATCCGAATCGTGCGGTCCTCCCAGTGCGCCTTCTCGACCCGCATCAAGGTGCGGGTATGCGGCTGCTGGGTCTGGCCGCCGTGCTTCTCGTCCGCGTACTGCAGGATGACGTCGTCCTCCGGCAGGCCGGTAAAGTCCGGCAGCTCCTCGACGGACTTGCAATCCCAGCATTGGAGCAGGCGCAGGCAGGGGCCGGTCTTGACCGTGGTGTCCATGTAGTGGTCCTGGTTCGTGTCGGGTTACGGAAGGTGCGCGAGCGGCGTGGTGACAAAGTCCGGGGTGATGTGCACGGTGCCGTCGGGCAGCACCTTCGTGCGCGCCTCGTGGATGCCGTAGTAGGTGTCGTTCAACGCCGCTCGGTCGGCGTAGGTGGCCGGGTCGATCGAACCACCGCGGTCCATGACGACCTTCTTGTATTTTCCATCTGAGGCACCCTCAGCCCACTCGCTGTTCAGACTTCTCGACTGGTTCTGCGCCATCGTGCCTCAGCTCCTTCTTCTTCCGAGCGCGGTACTCGCGCTGCCCCTGCGTTGCGCACGTCCGACACACCCACGTCCCGTTCGGACGCTGATAGCCGTGCATGGCCCATGCATGCCCTCGTTGACAGGTGTCGCCTACGGCACGCCTTAGATTCTCTCCCGGCGTCACCACTTCCAGGTGAGAGAGCCAGTTCACGCAGTCCCGCCGAACGCACCCATTCTTGCGGACGTGGTCGACCCACATTCCCTCGGGCACCGGCTCGCCAGTGGCGTACTCGATCGCAACGACGTGCGCCGATAGGATCACGCCCTGCGCCTTGCCGAAGACACCGTAGCCAGAGCGCTTGTTCACCGCACCCAACCAGGGCCAGCACTCGTCGTCCCCTCGGCGGTCCACCTTCTCCACGAAGCGTTCGCGCCAATCGCGGCGCTGCGTCCCGCCCCACTTCGCCATAGGGGCATTCTTACGGACCGATCAGACGCCTGTCTACATCCAGGACGTGGCGGGACGCGAGGTGCCGGAGTAGCCGGGCTCCGCGTAACCACTCACACGCCCGCGGGCGTCCGGGTAGAGCCGGTTGGTGCCGAGCACGTCCATGATGGTCGGCACCATCGACGGGTTGCCGAGCCGCGGTGGGAACAGCACCGCCTGGCGCACGGGTGGGAACGGGTAGTCAGGCAGCGGGAGCGGCGGGAACCCCGTCGCGCCACCGCGCTTGTAGACGCTGTCGGATTCCATCAGGCTCCGGCCCGACGTCGGATAGGCGCGCCCTTACCGAGCGGCAGACTGAACTGGGTGGCATTGAGATTGGTGTTGGTCCGCTTGCTCTCCTTGGCGGATGCCGCCAGTGCCTGGCTGTGCTCAGGATCCTTCCCCGCCTCAATGCGCCCCTGCGTCCACGCAACCTCCTGGACGGCCACGGCGGGGATCTTGTACCCAAGGTCGTGCTGGCCGGACACTCTCTTCGCCGCGCGAATGGTCGCCTCGTTGTTGTAGGCGTGCTGCAGGGCGACCACACCGACGCGCGAATCCGGGTGGATCCGATTGCCACGCCCGCCCGTGGTCTCCACCGAGGCCAGCGGACCTACCGTCTTGGCGACGTTGGCACGATCGACGGTGGTCAGCGGCTGGCCGGTGGTGAAGGCCTGCTGCCAGGTGTCCTCGGTGGTGGGGCCCTTGGACGCGAGCAGCCCACTCTCGCTGTGCCGCATTCCGACCAGGTCAAGGACGCCCTGACCCTCATGCTGTAGGCCCCTGGCCACGTCGGCGTGGTGGCCGACGCGGGTCATGTACTCGGTGTGCTCGGCGCTGCCAGGAACGGCGCGCAGGATGTTGCCGCGGTAGGAGTGCACCTTTGGGCTGTCGTACGGACTGATGGCGGTAGCAGTGGGCTGCGTGCCGCGAAGCACGTTGATCGCCTTGGAGATGTTCTCCTTGGGCCCGCCCTTGGTGATCCCCAGGAAGTCGATCCCGCTGTGCACAACGTGCGGCGAGATGTTGGTGGTCGAAAGGTGCGCCAGATGCTCGGGAGCCAAGTCGGCGACCTTGACCTTCTTATCGTTACCGACCTGATGGGCAGGCACCGCAATACCGGACGCCTTGGATACCGCCCTCGCGACAGCCGGGCTCATCGTGAC